TCTTCGGTTTGCAATTGATTGCAGCGTCAGTGGCGGGTCGCTGCCTTCACGAAATTGGCGATGTGCTTGCCTTCGAACTCCACAATGTCGGTGTCCTTCAGGTCCAGAGGGTCAAACGTCAGGGGATCGTTGTTCAACTCCCCGGTGAACTTGTCGCCTTCCACCGTGTGGACGATCACCCACGGTGAAGTCCTCACGGTGGTGGAAGGGGGTGAACTGTGAGCGGCCAGAACAAGAAGTACACGCTGGAAGACTGCATCCAGAAGAATCGGGAACACCCGCTCTCCTTCATGATCCCCTCGCGGGAAGAGGTGTCCCAACTGAAGAAAGGCGATCTGGTGAAGCTGATCTTCAACCACCCGGAGGGTGTGCCCCTCCCCAATGAGCGGATGTGGGTGATCGTCCACACGGTGGAAGGCGACAAGTTCACCGGGGAGTTGAACAACGATCCCCTGACGTTTGACCCTCTGGACCTGAAGGACACCGACATTGTGGAGTTCGAAGGCAAGCACATCGCCGGCGATGTGCTTGCCTTCGAACTCCACAATGTCGGTGTCCTTCAGGTCCAGAGGGTCAAACGTCAGGGGATCGTTGTTCAACTCCCCGGTGAACTTGTCGCCTTCCACCGTGTGGACGATCACCCACATCCGCTCATTGGGGAGGGGCACACCCTCCGGGTGGTTGAAGATCAGCTTCACCAGATCGCCTTTCTTCAGTTGGGACACCTCTTCCCGCGAGGGGATCATGAAGGAGAGCGGGTGTTCCCGATTCTTCTGGATGCAGTCTTCCAGCGTGTACTTCTTGTTCTGGCCGCTCACAGTTCACCCCCTTCCACCACCGTGAGGACTTCACCGTGGGTGATCGCCACCCGCTCCCGGCCCGAGGCCATGTAGGTAATGGTCAGGAAGACGAACTTCTTCTCCGTCTTGTGTTCCATCAGGATCACCGTGGTGTCGTACTCCTTGTCCGGGCCGACTGCTTCGTTGCCCTGATAGTGGCAGATGTTCGCTTTGACGTAGCCCTGCTGCGCCAGCGGCTCCAGCGCCTCAGCGTGGTTGCCGTAGAAGTGGCCGTTCTTGGTGGTGTCGATTGCCATTTTCCTATCACTCCATTGTGGGTGTTGCTGTTGGTGTAGGGATAGAATAGCAAAAGCCCCTCCTAATGGAAGGGCTTTCGCCAATTATTTCGCCTTTATTCGCCTATTTTTTAGTAGCTGGCGGCGAACAGCTTCTGGCCTTCCTTCACGAAGTCGAACTGAGTGGATCGCCCGCAGGTCATGCCATGGAACCACCCGCCGTTGATCGTGTTGCCGACTGCCGCGCTCAGGCGTCCGAACTCTTCAGCCTCTTCTTCAGAGGCGAACCATGCCAGCCCGAAGCAGATACGAACATCCCTCACGACAGCTTCGCCCAGCATGTCTTCGAACTTCTGGCGGTCGGTCTTGGTACGGGTCAGGGTCTTAGCCATTTCTCACTCCATTGTTGGTAAAGAACACCGGGGAGGACACAATTCCTCCCCGTATTTTTATTATGCCAAATTGGACACCTAAAGCAAGAATTATTTCGCCTTAACTGCCAGTTTTTTCGTTCTTTACTTCCAATTTACTGAGTTGGCTGGGGTGGAGTAGGCGAGATTTCACCTACACCTTCTTCAGCTCCGCCATGTTCTTGCCCACCTTGCCATCGGCGGTGAACACCAGCTGGGGGTTCCAACCCAGTTCGTGCATCGGCAGCGTCTCCATCAACTCCTTCTGGCGGTCCGCGTACATCTTGTAGTTGTCTTCCGGGATATACGTGTACATCGCATCGTGGACATTGCCGAAGCTCGGGGCCTCCTTGTACCAACCCTTCTTCCAAGCTTCCGCGAAGGTCCAGATCATCAGGTCAGACAGACAACCTTGCACTGGACTGTTGATCGCCTGACGCTCTGCCTTGCTCCGGATATCGCCCCGGCTACTGTTGATCAGCGGCAGATGGCGGACGCGGCCCAGCGGATTACGCACAAACCCATGCTTCTTGGCGAACGCCTTGTAGCGGGCGTGGTACTCCAGCAACCGGGGATACGATTCGAAGAAGCCGTTCCGGAAGGCCGCTGCCTCCTGCTGGGTCAACTTCACCCCGTAGTTCCCTTCGGCGTAGGCCATGAAGCCCTCGACCCCCATGCCGTAGATCAACCCGAAGTTACCTGCCTTGCCCAGCTGGCGGATCGCATCGAACTTGTCTTCGTCTTCCTTCTTCATGAGCATCATCTGCTCATAGTCGTAGCCTGCGAACCGGCCCGAGGTCACCACGTGCAAGTCCTTGCCCGTCCGGTACGCCTCGATCATGTTCGTTTCGTCTGCCAGACAGGCGATGATCTTCAGCTCACCCTGACTGTAGTCGTTCTCCAGCACCAGCATACCGTCTGGCGCAGGGAAGCAACGTCGGATCGCCTTCGCCCACTTGTTGTGCTTCGGGATCGTCTGGAATGCAGGGTCACGGCACGACAGTCGGCCCGTGTTCGTTCCGCCTTCACCGTCTTCCTTGTCTCCCGCGAACAACCAGTACGTAGGATGGAAGCGGCCATCGCTTCTGATGTGCTTCTGGAAGCCATGCACGTACGTGGACAGCATCTTCGTTACGCTGCTGTACTCTTCGAACGCCTCCACGAACTCCTTCGCCCGTGGGTCTTCCCGGAACATCAACAGGTGGTCGATGCCGGTGGACGGCGCTCCCGTCTTCTCCGTGGTCACCAGCGGTTTCAGCCCCAGCCCCATCGCACTGAACATGAAGTCGTTGATGGACGCGGCCTTCAGGGCAATCTGCCCGGGCTTCGTGCTGTCATGGTACTTCGCACAGATACGCCCGCCCATGGCCTTCGCACACCGCTGCGCCAGCGTCTCCGCTTCCTTGCCCAGCTCGTACTCCAAGTCCTTGTAGGCGGCCAGATCAACGCAGACACCGCCGCGCTCCACCGCTTCAAAGGCGCGCAACGCCGGGTGCAGGATATTGATGTAGAACTTCGTGAGCGCCGGGTCTTGCAGCAACTGGGCCTTCTCCGCAGCGGCCACACGAAGGGTTGCATCGGCATCGCCGCCAGCGTACGGCAGCATCTGGGCCGGTGGCACCAGCCACATCTTGCCCTTGTCGATACTGGCATTGAACGCATCATCGTAGCCGCCCATGCTCGTGTAAATCTTCGCGTGCATGTTCAGGCTGTTCGAGCGGTTCTCGTCCAGCAAACTGCCGACTGCCGTGGTATCGAACTTGAAGTTCGTGCAGTGAATCTGGGTACGCACCCACATCCAGTTCAAGTCGAACTTGCCGTTCGCTGCCTTCAGGCTGATCTTCGGGCTGGTCAACAGCCACGTCAGCTGATCCCGCAGCTGCTCCAACTTCGCCACTTCGGTGGCCCGGTTGGGCAGGTACAGACAATCTGCCGTGCCCTCCTGACAGGAGAACTGGAGACAGATCAGGTACGCTCCGGGATGCCCGGTAGCCAGATTGGGCACTGCGTAGGGATCGAAGCCAGTCGTTTCCGTATCGAACGACGTATCCACCGGTCGCCCGGTGATTTCGTACTGCTCGTTGATCTTGACGATCAGGTCACTGAAATCTTCGACGTACCGGTACAGGCCCATTTCGGGTTCCGAGTTGCCGGTACGGGCGTGGCTAAACGCGCCCTTCGCGTCCGTCAACATTTCGACGTAACGCTTGTAGTCAAACTCCCCGATGCCTGCCGAGAACGTAAAACGAATCGGCCTCCCATCGGGCAACGTGTACTGGTTGCCACGAAGGAAGGTCGTCGTTCTCTTCTTGGGGATGATGCCGTTCTGTTCCAACATGGCCTTGGCGTGGTCACCCATCACCAAGATCACCTGCCCTTCTTCGTAGGGCGGGAAGTTCGAATCAGAATGGAACAGTTCCCTTGGGGTCTGCTCCTTCATCAGCACCGGTTGAATCGCGCTGTACACCTTCTCCGCTGAGTCTTTTGTCCAGATCAGAAGTTTCGACACGTTCCCAATTCCCTCGTTTCTTGGAGACAAACACAGCCTTTACAGCCTTGCGAATCTTTTCCAGCGCGCCATCACTGCGCAGGAACTCACTGATGTGGTTCGTCTTCAGCCCCTCGGGCTTCTTGATCATGGCCCACATCAGTTCTTGGCTGGCCCTGTCGTAGATGACGTAGGCCCACAGCTCTTTGCGGAGCTTCACCAGCCCCGACGCCGTGTTGCCATCGAAATGATCCGACTCGAACATGATATCGGATTTGAAGCCCCACGGGCCGATTGCCATCGTGCGGACTTGCGCGCCCTTCGCGCTGCCGAGGCTTTCGAACAGGGGGATATCCAGCGCGTCGGCGACCGGAAACAGGCAGGTAACGTTGCTCATTCGATCACCGTAAATTGGAGGTCCATCCCGAACAGCTCGGCCTTCGCCTTGCCGACATAAACGTCGAACCAGTAGGCTTCGAACGTCCAGCTCTTGCGCTCGCCCACCGATTCCTTCTTCTCCCGGAGCATGAACACGACATGCTCGTCGGTCAGGCCCGGCATCGGACTGTGGAACTCGATGTAGCCGCCGTGTTCGACCTTCTCCAGCGCCGCCAGCAGCTTCTGTCCCACGTCACCATCAACCCTCATGGGGCAACTCCTTCTCATTGGTCACCACCTGATCGAACGTGGTGCCCAGCCGGAACAACATGCCACCCAGAACAGCCATGGGCGGGACAGCTTTGCAGTCAACATGCACCGACAGGTGCCCGCTGGATGACTTCGTGAAGCCTGCCGAACTGGCGCGAATCTCGTCGGCCTTGGACAGGTCGCCCTCGATGCGGATGCTCAGTGCCGTCTTGCGTACCCGTGCGCCCACCTTGACCGACTGGGACAGGGCCACCGCATAGTAGGTGCTGTCTTCGTCCGTGCCCCGTACAGGCTGCAACAGGGCCTGCGCCTCACTGAGGGCTACCTTCTTGTTCGTCGGCTTGCTGCCGACAGGCTTCGTAGCCACCGGGGCCGCAGGCTTCGGCTTGGGCTTCGGTTTCGGCTCCGAAGGCACTGCCGGTTCGAGCGACTTGACGTACCCACTGTACTTGGCAGCTTCTTCCGGCAGCAGGTTCACCACCTCGCCCGGGTTGTAGTCGATGCCATCTTTTTCAAAATGGGCGATGGCTACGAAATCCACACTCTCTCCGGACATCTTGCCGGGGAACATGGCGTCGTATGCTTCGGTGATCGTCTGGATCAGGCCCGTCTCCACCATCATGGCGGAAGCCTTCGGGGCCGTGCCGTTGATCAGCGTCGTCGTGGCGGACGGCAACGAGCAGTTCGACAGGGTTTTTCCATCTTTCAGGAAGGCCACCGAGAAGAAGCCCAGCTTCACATCGACGCCAGCGCCAATCAGCTTCTTGACGCGCTCGACGTGCGTCGGCAGCACTTTCTGAAAGAACTCGATTGGGTCAGTCATTGCGAGTTTCACTCCCACTTTTCACTCCATTGGATTCCGCTATACGTATAGAATAGCGGCGCGCACATCAAAGGCAAGATTTATTCGCCTTTGTTCGCCTATTTTACGGGCTTTTCCACACGTTGGACTTCGACTGCATGGGGGTGATCTTTTCCGACTTGCCGCCGAACGATTCCGCCACCAGCGAACCCTGATACCCCGAGTAGCCGCCCGACGAACTGCTGCGGCTGCTACTGCTGGACTTGCCGCTCGACTTGTACTTGCTTTCGTCGTAGCGGTTGCTGTGGCTGGTGGAGGGGAACGGGGCATGACTGCCGCCTTCCTTGCTACCGCCCACCTTCTTGATGCCGTAGTTCTTGTTGAGCCATTCGATCTGCTCGCGGGACTCGACGGCCTTCTTGCAGTAGTTCTTGCGAACCCACGTGATGGCGTCTTCGAGGCCGCACAGCTTGGAGACGATGGCCGCGATGATCGTGCCAGTCCGGCCATGGCCACCGATGCAGCCGATGTGGACCTTCTTGCCAGCTTGCAATTGATTGCAAACCCAGTCGATCATCTTCATGGCGCTGTCGGTGTTCGACGGGGCGCGCATGTCGCTGATCAGGTATTCGAACTCGATGGGGCCATTCTCGCTCTTCGGCTCCCACGGATAGTCCGACCCGAACTGGCGGCGGAAACTGTAGTCGAGGCCGATGTACACGTCGGCATCCTTGTGGATCGGGTAGGCGCAGTTGCCGCCTGCGAGGATGCCCTTCGGCTTGCCCTCGCCGTTGTCGAACTCGATCACCGGGTGGTCTTCGTAGCAACGACGGTACGTGGTGCCGCTGTTGCCTCCCAACAGGTCGCCGACGATGGTCATGCCCCTGCCCTTGTATCCTTTGCCCTTGCTCACTTTGCCTGCCTCTTCATCAGGGTGACGAACACTTCCGGGAACACTTCGAGCTTGCCGGAAGGCTTCATGTTCTTGAACTCAGGGCCAAGTTGCTCCCCGTACTTGATCTTCTGTTCCTTGATTTCGTTCGGGTACTTCTTCACCGAACCGAGCTTCTCGACCTTGATCCAGTCAACATACTCGCCAAACTCGTCAGGGAACTCCTTCACTACCGCATCGAACAGCGGCAGCAAATCGGACTTCTTGATGAACTGGGAGACCGTCCCGCTGCGGCACAACTCAACCACCTGACCCGAACGCTGCACGTCCAGAACCCGGTAGATCGTTTCGCCGTAGTGGCCGTACATCATGCCCTTGTTGAACATCGGGCCGTTGTTGTGGGCCAGCGTGTACGCCGTGTCCACCATGATTTCCATGCTGGTGACGCCGTTGACGGCATCCGCCAGAGTCTTGGCGATGTTGCCCCACGGCTTGCCGCCGAAGCCACCGCTGAACGACCCGTTGAAGAAACACCACTCCAGAGAGCGCAGGTAGGGGCCGATCTTCATCTTCGGGGGGTTGGTGATGAAGCGATCAACCGCCGTGCTGGAACCGCTGCCCCGGATCGTCTCGTTGAACTTCAGCGCTTCCTTCCCGAACTCCTTGGCGAACTTCCCATCGAAGTCACCCTTGCCGCCGTGGACGTGGCGGCTCTCGCGGGTGTTGATCAGGACCATGTAGGAGAACAGCCGCTCCGACTGATCCACCAACTCCCTGACGTAGGCTTCGGCCACTGCCTTCAAGTGCGGGGGCAGTACACCGTGCTGCCCGTACTTCTTGGCGATCACTGCCATGCACTGGTTCAGACCGTAGAACCGGAGAGCCTCGCCCTCCGGACTCGCTTCTTTGCAGGTCTTCTTGAACTCACGGATGCGACCAGCGACCTTCTCGGCGTCGATCTGCGACATGTCCACTGCCCGGGCCTGCGGGATTGCCAGCAGACTCGCAACAGTGTCTTTGCTCCGATACTTCATTGATCACTCCATTGTTCCCGATACGTATATCGTACCGAAAATCAGCCCTTGGTCAAGAGATTTTTACGCGAAATACGCAAGAAAAAGCCTGCAATCTTGATTTTGCGCAGGGTCCACGGCTTCGGGTTGAAGTTGGCGACGAACTTCTGCTGCGCCATCGTTTCCACCGCGTGGGGAATGTAGTGCTTGCGCACGTACAGCACCGGGTCTTTCTCACCGAACACCTTGGCGAGGCAGGCGAGGAACAGGCCGGTGCGCCCGATGCCGCCCATGCAGCCGACGTAGAGGGGCTTGCCCTTCAGGATTTCGGTCACGGCCTTGTCGATGCCTTCGATCATGTCTTCCATGGCCGGGACTTGGAAATCCACCGTGGGGACTTCGATATCGAAGGGGCGGTCGATTTCGATGGCCATCTTGACGCCGACCATCTTGGCCGGGCGCAGCTTGTACGGGCCACCGTACACGAAGAAGAACTGTCGATCATTCAGACGCAGAGGCAACTTACCGTTCATACCTTACTCCATTACGTTCTTTTGGGGTTCGACGGATCATGGCGACTTCGCCCATGCCGTCACATTTGGTGCATCCCTTGCCGTCGCAGTCCTCGCAGTCTTCGTAGACCAAGAACTCCCCCGGCCCCGGGGTTGGGGGGTGATTTATCGTAGCAAAAGACTCCACCATGTGAAGTGGTGACATGCCTTTTACGAGATTATTTTCGACCAAAAACAGCCAATTGTGATAACGCCTGTTTCCCCGCGAGTGGCTGACCCGCGCAGACGCTTCTACCATGTCCAACAGCTGGGTGAGGGTAATGCCCTGCTTCTCAGCGTACTCCAGCACCGAAGTGCTGACGTTCATTTCTTCGTAGTCAGGGGGTGTGGATGCGCTCAATTCGCACACTCCTTGGAGCCTCGAATGCCAGACGCCCGTAGAAGTCCTGCCCCTTGCCATTCGACAGGCCGCAGCTGACGAACACACCTTCCTGCAACTTCACGCGCTCTTTGTCGGTCAGGGTCAGGGTCTTTCCGCAGAACTCCACGACGATCTTCTCGGTGCCGTCCACCTGCACCACCGTCATCGTTTGCCCACCTTTCAGGGTGTAGTCGATCAGCTTCGGACGCTGGTACATGTCCATGATCGTGCGGCCTCCGATACGCTCGCCGCCGATGTTGATCTGACTCCCCTTCTTCACTCCAATTGACAGTGCCATTTCACCCTACTCCCAGCAGCCTGTTACAAACATCACTCAGTTTCCACGTACTCCCCCCGGCCAGCCCTCGGCGACTTTCGGTCGTTACGACCAGTCCCTTCGAGCGCAGGATGGTGAGGTACGAACTCACATCACTCACCGTGAACTCGGTGCCCAGCTTCAAGTCGTTCAGGCGCTGGGTGATACTCGCCGACGACGCTGGCTGGTACACCTCCAAAACCTTCACCGTGTTCCAGAGATTCGAGTTCCGTCGAGGCAACTTCGCCTCGGCTTCCACGTCCACCCGGATGATTTCGATCCGCTCCAGCTTCGTGGAAAGCACTTTCAGGTAGCCGCATACGCAACGAAGCGTCGTATCCTGCCGGGTCTGTTCGATCCACGCGGACTGACTTCCGCACTTCGGGCACTCTGATCTCATGGGGCTGGGGTTCCTTCAGGTTCCAGCCATTGTACAGAGCGGGTTTCACGCCAGCAACTCCGCGATCACCTGTTCCTGAGAGAGGAACGAATTGCCTTCAGTCCTCGTGCCGAACACCATCGGGTGGCAGTTCTCGTTGGCCTTCCAAGCCAGCACCTTCTTGACCACTTTCGACACCTTCATGGCCATTTCAAAGTTGCCGTCGCTCTCGATCAGAGCCTCCAGCGTGGTCACTCGACTGATGCAGGACACCCCCGGAACCTCCTTGGTGAAGTCCGTCGAGAACGACACCCGGGCCAGCTGCTCCTTCGTCAGGCTCTTGGCCACCATCACCAGCAGGTCTTCCTGCAAATCCACCGGGTCACAGAACATGCTGACCATACGTCCGGCCTCGGTGTCGCCCGGGCTGATATCGACAATGAACTCGCCCTTCTGGAGCAGCCGCCCACGGATACGCTCCAACGCGACTTCCGGCGTCTGGATGACCTCGGTCAAATCCAGCATGGCGCAGGGAGTGTTGTGGTCGGTGCTGATGATCTGGACATTGCCTGCCTCCAGCATCATCTGGTTGAACTTCTCCAGTTCTTCCGACTTACTGTTGTCGATCACCGGGACTTCGCCCTGCCAGATACGACCAGTTGCGCCGTCGATACTGACCACGACACCCTTCTTGAACTCCGAGATTTCAGCGCCGACGCCCACGATGCACGGCTTGTTCATGCCGCGAGCCACCACCGCTGCGTGGCTGGTGCTGCCACCTTGCATCGTGATCACCGCCTGAGCGGCCACCATGCCCGCGATATCATCCGGGGTGGTTTCCTTGGTGACCAAGATGCAGGGCACCTTGCAATCAATTGCAGCCTGCGACGAATGGACCACAACGCCCGTTGCCACGCCCGAGCAGGCGGCGATGCCTTCCCACTCTGCCTTGTCCTTGAACTTCGGGTCGAGGATCGGCTGGCGCATCATGCCGTACTGTGCGCGGCTCACCCGCTTGATCGCTTCCGTGGGGGTCAGCAGCTTCTCGCCCACCATGTCCAGAGCGATCTTCACCGCTGCCTGCGCACTGCGCTTGGCGTTACGGGTCTGGAGGATATAGAGCTTGCCATCTTGGATGGTGAACTCCACGTCCTGCACGTCCTTACGCTTCAGTTCGAGATCGATCACCGTGGCCAACAGCTCGTTGTAGACCTTCTCGTTCCACGCCTTCATGTCGTACAGCTTCTGCGGGGTCTTGATGCCCGCCACCACGTCCTCGCCCTGTGCGTTGATCAGGAACTCGCCGGTCACTTCAGCCAGCCCGTTGTCCGGGTTGCGGGTGAACAGCACACCGGTCGCCGACTGGTCGTTGTAGTTGCCGAACACCATCGCTTGCAGGGTCACCGCCGTGCCCCACTCTTCCGGGATGCCGTGCATCTTCCGGTACACCTTGGCGCGGTCGTTGTTCCAGCTGCGGAACACGGCTTCGATGGCCCCGAGAATCTGGTCATCTGCCTCCGGGAAGTCGTGGCCCGTGTGTTCCTTGTACAGAGCCAGTCGGCCCGCAACGTCCAGACCTTCGAAGTCTTCGCGGTCCAGTTCATCAACCACCGAACCGTACATTTCGATCAGACGTTCGCGGCTGTCCATGGTGCAGGCCGGACCCAGCTTGTCCACCCAGAACTGCGTGGTGTGCGGGTCGAGGCCGACGTTGAGAATCGTGTCCATCATGCCCGGCATCGACGTGCGAGCGCCGGAGCGGACAGACAGCAGCGGCATGTAGCCGAACTGCTCCACGAAGAACTCACGGACTTCCGGCAACTTGTCCTTGATCCAGCCCCGCACTTTCGTCGGGTTGGCGAGGTACTCGATGCAGAACTCGGTCGGGATGATCAGCGCCGGGGGGACATTCAGGCCCGACTGCTGCATCTGCCACAGACCGAAGCCTTTACCACCGAGATTCTCGATGGTCTGCTGTTCCTTACTGAAAATGCTGACAAACATCACTCACTCCATTGGGGTTCCGATGTACTTAGAATAGCAAAAACCTCCGCTTGCGCAAGAGGTTTTCGCCTTTAACTACCAATTTTTCGCAGGTTACTTCACGGTGACGTGCTTGCGAATCTTGGTTTCTTCTTCCACGGTCGGTTCAGCGATGTTGAACTTCTTCACCACTTCCTCGGCCATCTTGATCGAGTCGAGCGCCTTCTTGCGGGCGATCAACGGGACGCTGGTGTGGTCGTCCTTGTCCATGCCTGCAAGGCGGAAGCGGAAGCCGAAGTTCAAGCCGCCGTTGTGCCAGATGCGGACGCCGCCAACGATATCGCCCTTGATGGCGAGACGATGGAAGACGTTGCCGGTCACCGGGTTGCGAATCTTCTGCGGGGTCTTCGTGTCGCCCTCGCCATTCAGATGGCGGTACACGTCAACGAGGATGATCGCACGGAACTCTTCCGCCACCACCTGCCAGTCCATTTCACCAAACTTCTGTTGCAGGTAGTTCCACAGCGCCAGACCCATCGCCGACTTGTGGACCAGCTCCATGGCCTGACCGAGGCTGTCGTACTGCTGGTCCATGCCGAAGTTGCCACAGATACTGCGGTGGATATGGCTGCGCCCGTTCCACTTGATGCCGGGGAACTGGCTCTCGATGTAGTCGCCGAAACTCATTTCACCTTCTCCTTCAGGAACTGGGCCTTCACTTCTTCGTTGATCAGGTTCGTCATAGCCACCTGCGTCACCGGCTGCGGCTTCAGCTTCACCTTCTGATGCAGGGTGTTGCGCAGGCTGTCCACGTCCTTGATTTCCACCTTCTTCAAGGTGGCTTCCAGCTGGCCGTTGATGAAGGCCGTCACTTCGTCCGAGGTTTCCAGCCCCTTGAACAACATCGTCTGGTCGATACGACCTTCGCGGTACAGTTCGGGCGGCAGGGCCGACTTGTTGTTCGTGGTCATGATCGACAGCACCTTGCTCTTGTGTTCCTGCAACCACCACAGCAGGGTGCCGAGCATCGACGCGGTGGTGCCGCCGTCGTGGTGTTCGCCGAACATCTTCTCGATTTCATCGAAGATCACGACGCACGGGGCCAGCTGATCGATGGCCTGCAACGCGGCGTTGAGGTTGCCTTCGCTGTCGCCCACGTACTTGCCCTTCATGCCGCCCACGTCCAGTCGGAAGAGCGGCATACCCAGCTGGTTCGCAATCGCCTTGGACGCTGCGGTCTTGCCGGTGCCGGGGATGCCATCGAACAGCAGGCCACGCGGGCGCAGGGCTTCGGCCACGTCGTCGGTGAAGAACATCAGGTTCTCGCCCAGCCACTTCGACAGGTACTTCGGGATCGCGTAGTAGTCCTGCGTCGTGTCCACCTGCACCATGCCCTTCAGCTTGGTCACGTAGGACTGGCGCAGATCGTTGATCATCTTGGGGGTCACGTCGCCCCATTCTTCCACCGACATTTGGATCAGTTCGCGGGTGTCCTTCATGGTCAGGCCACCGAACGCGCCGATCAGTTCGTCGGCCTTCGCGGTGATCTTGAAGGTGTCCTTCAGGAACTTGTGGATCATGTCGCGCGGCGGCAACAGCTGGCCTGCGTTGAAGTGCAACGCACTGGCCTTCGGCGGATTGATGAACACCAGCGTCTTCTTCTCGATTTCGAGTTTCAGGTACAATTCCTTCGACTCGATCTGCAACGAAGTCCACAGGATATTGGAGTCCGGCAAGGACAGCTGGCTCAGGTCAGGCCCGAGGTTGTCCGGGAAGAACGGGGCGATCTTCTCGCCGGTCACGAACTCCAGCACATCGGTGCTGTAGATCAGGTCATCGGTCTTCACCGCGATGAAGGGGATGCGGGCCTGCGCCGCCAGTTTCAGCATGTCCATCTAACACTCCATTGGTTTGAACGCTTATGGTACGGGTTTCCGCACCAAAATCAAGAGGTTTACGCCTTATTTACCGGCAGGATCGAGGCTTGCGACTTCGGAAGGATTCGCTCTTCTTCCGGGAACGTGCCCATATTCAGCACTTCGTCCAGCAGTTCAGCATCCGACATGTTGTTGAACCCCTTGTGCCCATTGAGCAACAGGTTCTGCATCACCGGTCGGATGGAGCAGGCCGGGTCCAGACGATCTTCCATCATGGCGGCGATCAGCTGCTGGCGGCTCATCTGTTCCGGTGCAATTGATTGCACGCTGTCCTGCTGCACCGGCTCGCGCTGTTTGAACGATACTGGCATCAGTAGACCCCTTCGAACTCGCCGGACAGCAGGCCGAGGATACCCTCGATCTGCACCTTGTCCAACGTAAAGTTGTGCTGGCCGAACTGCCCCTTATCCAACACCCCGCGCAGGGCGCGGTAGCCTTCGGTCAGACGCTTGCCTGCCGGATCACGGTTGCCGCTCTTCAGGTCGTCTTCGGTCAACGGGTGGGTAACACGGAACTCCATGTTCAAGGAGCCTTCGTCATCCTGCGCCACAGCCTTGCCCTCGGCGTCGATTTCCAGTTCCTGACTGCCGTCCAGCAGCCAACAATTTTCATCGGCTCCATCGAAGCGCAGCATTCCACTCTGGAATACTTCGCAGCCCGTCTGATCGACGTTCTCGATGATCACCAACGTGGCAGCTTCGGCTGCCTTCAACAGGGTTGTCTTCACATTTCCTCCGGGTTGCGGAATCCCAGCCATCCTGCGAAGCGCGGCTTGTCTTTCTTCCCGTACTGGAAAGCCTTGTACTTGCCGATCTTGCCGACGATCTGGTCTTGGTTTTCGAAATAGAACTTGCGTTCGTCTTCGGTCATGTTGCCCGGGCTGACGTTCAGCACCTGCCCGGTGTACACGTCCTTCATCACGATGGTTCCCACGAGGCCGTTCGGCTTCATGTTCTCCTTGTGGGTGCTGCGCTTGGTGTGCCCAAGCTCATTGATCTGAGCTTCGTTCCCGTTCGACTGGCCTTCCTTCAATTCAAGGACGACACCTTCGCTGTCGGTGAACCGCTTGATGCGCAGGAACCCGTTCTCACGCGCCGTGGATCGTCCCTGCTTGTGCTTGCCCTCCGGGTCGCGGAGGATGATGCCCTCGAAGCCTTCGGACAACCACGCTTCCTCCCATGCCTCCAGCTCTTCCTGACTGGTGATCAGGACGTGGGGCACGATCTGGATATGGTCTACTGCCAGCTCTTCCACCAGCTCCGCCAGCAGTACGAGGCGGGCCTTGTAGCCCATGCCTTCCGTCTCCGGAGTCAGCAGGTCGAAGGCCCACAGGGTGAAGTCCGGCTCTTCTTTGATGCGCCCGATGGCACTGCTGGACCGGTTGCACTGACGCTCCCCGGTGGGGTCGCCGAGGGCCAGTTCACCGTCGAGGCCGTTGTACTCTTCCTTGCCGAAGCGCTCCTGACTGTACAGGTTCGGGTGCAGCTTCAACGTCCGGGAGTACAACTTGCTGTCCTGCACCAGACCGCGCACGCCGTCGATCTTGGGCATACCGATCAGGGGGAACCGCAGGTGCTGGACCTCAGCATCACACGCCTTGTGGGGTTTACGCAGGGCCATCATGTACTCCAGTGGATTTCCGATACGATTATCGTACCTAATACCCACCAAAAGGCAAGCATTTTTCGCCTATTATTCGCAGAAAACCGCTGAGGCTACACCTTCCAGCTGCCAGCCCGCTTCAAGGGCTGCGAGGAATCGCAACTCCAGCGCGTCTTGACCGTCCAGCTTCAACAGTTCGATGAAGGCGTCGATGTACTGCGGAGACAACGGAGTCTTCCTCCACATCCGATGCTTCACGTACTCGGCGGACTTCATGTTCCATGCCTTGGCCAGCTCCGAGTAGTCCTTGCCTTCTTCGCGCATGTGCCGACGCATCACGTCCCGGGTCGTCTTGACCTTCTTGGGTACTTTGATGCGTCGGCCTGCGGCGTATCGGCGGCGAGCGCTGGCGGGGATCGGCTCTTCGTTCACGGGTTGAACTCCACCAGCGGAGCGTCACCCTTCAGGTACAGGGGATGGCGCGGATGGCCTTCGCGGGTCGTGCCGAAACACAGCACATTGCAGTTCTTCCGCATCAGGTCCACCACGAACTTGACCCGTTCCGGATCGACATGGCTCGCGCCCCACGCGCACACCACTGCCGGGTACGAATGCGATACCAGCGACAGGTTGTAGTCGTTCAACGGGCCGACAATATCGAAGCCCTCTGCCGCCGCTGACTTCATTTGTGCAGGGTAGGCGGTGCGGAATGCGTACAAATTGACCACGACAATTCCATTGCGGCCTTCCCGCTTGGCGAAACCCATACAGCGCCGGATCGTCGGGTCATCCGTGTTCGCATCTGCCGTGGACGGATTCAACATCACGAACGGCAACGGGTCGTTTCCGCCCCGGCGCAACAGGTAACGGTACTTCTCACACGGACTGATGACTGCCGACATTACCGGTCCTCCCAGACGACGGTGACCTTGAACTTGCCGGTCTGGAAGCCGTCAGCGTTGGTCGGAATCTGGCCAACCTTGTCGTTGTACTCTTCCAACATCGCCTCGGAAATATCCCGGTCAAGGTCGTACAGGCTCTCGCCGTCGTACTCCTTTTCGAACACCACGATCTTGTCAGCCATTGTGCTTCTTCCTCATATAGCCGTTTTCTTGCATGTACTTGCGGGCCTGTGCCACTGCCGGATCATCTTTGTGAGGCTGGAAGCCACCTTCGTCATCTGCCCACTTCCTGCCGCAGCTATCACAGATCGTCCAGATCGCGCCGCCCCGGTGAGTCTCTTCGTGGGTGCAGGTTTCCTTGTCGATATGCTTCAACAAGTCTGCGATGATCGCGTGAGTCAAGCCCAACTGGAAGGCTTCACCATACCTCTCCAGCAGGGTCGGGTCTTCTTCGGTCTTGATGAACAGGTCCGTACCTTCAGGGACTTCCGTGGCATGGAACGCGCACTGGGTGAAGCCACCATTGGTGCCGGGCAGGTTCCCGGCGATCCCAACCTTGATCATTCCTGCGAGTCCTTCTTGTCGTGTGCAATCAGTTGCATGGCCGCTTCCGGGTTGGCGCTCAGAATCTGGCCCAGCTGCTCGATGCTCGCCACGCCCAAGTTGCTGATCGCATTGGTCAACATGGCGTCGATTTCCACCTTCGATTCGTTGACCAAACGTTCCTTCACCTTGGTCAGGCGGTCCTTCTGGAACTCTCGGGTGGACTTGCCCTGCCCGACCACACGATCCAGCATGATACGGGCGTCGTGGTGCAGGCTCTTCGGGAAACGCTTCTCGATCAGTTCCCACAGCTGGGCCGCAGACGCCTTGGCCTGCTTCTCATGCTCTTCGGTCATGCTGTCGATCATGCCTTCCATCTTTTCGACAGCCTTCTTCGGCTCCGGCAGGCGGGGCACCTTCATCATCTGCCCTTGCGGGCGATACGACAGGGTGCAGGGGATTCCATCGCCGTGGTTCATACGGCTGATCAACCCTACCCACTGCGCCTCGCTCAACATCACTTCGATGATGTGGTGACCGCCGAACATGTGTTCGCTGTAGCCGTCCCGCACCATGTAGGATTCATCGATCCGCAGGGTGATGTAGCCGTCGTGGCCAACATTCGAACCGTACAGATTCTCCCTGCCATTCGTACGGCTGGCCCAAATCTTTCCGAATGCCGGGTGGCGGATTTCTTCACCACCGGTCGGGCCTTCCTTGAAGGTAACAGTGGGTTCTTCGTAGTTCTTCATGTTGCTCACTCCATTGTGGTCTGGGTTACAGGCTGTGGGCCTTGTAGATTTCTTCGAGTTCGTCGGCGGCTTCGATCTTGCCCTGCTCGATCAGGCGACGGGCGTCAGCACTGACTGCCGGGTCGAGCGCAACCTGCACATCCCACGAACAGATATCGTGCAACGCCTGCTTCGGATCGGCCCCGTTCTTGTCATCCAGAATGTGCCGTACCACCAGCTCATCATCCACTGCCTTCATGTAGGCATGGGCGGTGGCCAGTTCTTCCCGGGACACGATGACGAAGCCGGTGCCCTTCAACAGAGCCTTGGCCATCTTAATTGCGATCTTGGACATTAGCGGTATGCCTTCTTGGTGAGGTCACGGCGCAGGGTGCGCTGACTGCTGCGGTAGCCATGGAGGACTACCAGCAGGACTTCAACCAGAAGACCAACCAGAAGAACAGTTCCGCTCATTTTGAGTCACTCCATTGGATACCGAATATTTATACGATAGCAAAGCCCTGCCATAGTGCAAGCGCTTTTCGCCTAAATACCGAGCCTATCCGCCAAATTTTCCAAAAACTCTTCGTCATCGTCTGACAGATCGATTCCACGCTCCACCAGCTCACCTACTGCCGCAAACCGCTCGACTTCCCGGTCGTGCATCCGGTACAGCTGCTCTTGGATTTCTTCCACAAGATCATAGTGAGTGCGGCGGGCCATCATTCTTGCTCCAGTTTGGCCTTCTTCATCGCTTCCACGTTCGGGTAGGCGACTTCGATTACGGGGCTGGCGGCCAGTGCCATCTTGATCGTATGCCAACTGGCCAGCAGGTTGTCGGTCTGATTCAGATTGCCCAACAGGTCTTCGATGATCGCAACCGCACGGTTCACCGGGACAGGCGCTCCGTACCGTCGATCAATCAGCGCTTCCTTCGGAAGGGCCGACTTCATGTACGCATCCGTCAGAGGGGGCTTCGGTTGCATGTTCGTTCTCACCACTGGTCAGGTCAATGGTGACATAGGGGACTCCACCGGGCAAGCTTCCCCACAACTCACGGTCCAGCGTGAACAAGCACAAGCCCAGTGCGTTTCCGAGGCAGATCAGCTCATCGCAGTTCTGATGCTCGCCCCATTGTTTGCCGTCACGACGCATCGGGAACTGGAGGAACGACCAGCCGCCCCCACCATTGCGCATGAACTCCAGCGGCAGCTGATCCAACATCGAACGCACATCTTCCCGATAGGTTTCGAGGCGTTCGGGATGGAACCCGACACGCATCATGCAGCCCTCGCCCTTGACGTGGTTGTCAGTCGGTTCCCCTACCTTGAACAGGCAGTCGAGGAAAATCTTCTTCACATTTGCTGCGGTCAGTTCCATTTCTCACTCCTTGCAATTGATTGCACTACGGTTCGATTATCAGCTTGCCGGTCGAGCAGCAGTCTTTCAGCTGCTCATACACTTCTGGCATCACGTTGATACAGCCGTTCGTGATCCAGCGCCGCTTCGGGTCTGCGCCTTGCAGCCTTTGGATTCTGGCTTCCTTGGGGTTTCCAGTCCAGACACGGTGGATGGCCCACACAAACGTGTCGTCTTCATCGAACTGGAGAACATCACCGCCGTAGCCAGAAGCCAAAACCTGCCGCTCCTGCAAAACAAAAGCCCCGGTGGGAGTCGAATCCCCCACCAGAGCCGGGTGACACTGACCTGCGAAACAGATCAGTGCCTTGGCCAGAATGACCGTAACGTCAGACATTACTGGCGGATGCGCTTGGCCGGGACTTCGATGCGAACCGGCTCGGGCGCGGTGTGGGCGAACTCGCAGTCTTCGAGGTTGGTCTGCACCACCATCCGCTGCATGGAACTGCCGCCACTGGCACCAGCATTGCCCCAGTCGCCACCGGTCTTACCGCCCCCGAGTCCAATGGATCGGCTGCCCGCGACCCCGATCACCGCGATGTAGGACACCGGTCGATGGCCGATCAGTCGCTTGACACCATCCGGACCCACATCGAGCAAGAACGGCTGGCCTTCGATAGACACCAGACGATCCGACTTCCCGAGGTAGACCTTCGACTTCCGGACCATCCCGATGTACGTACCGTACACGTCCTCGGTCACCAGCCCCTGACGCGGGCCGCACACTCCCCGGTCCACGATTGCCGTTGAGCCAGCGACGATACTCGGCGGTGCCGCCTGCACGCTGGGGATGAACAGGGCCTGCGATTCGTAGTTCGTCACCGAGCGGTCCGCAGCATCGACGGTAGTCGTACTGTTGCCACCCGAGTTGTTCGCCGACGAATCGGTACGGTTTCCACCCGAGGAACTGGTCGCCCCGGACTGGCTTGCGGAACCATTCGACAGGCTGTTGCCGCCCGAGTACGCGCCCGACTGCGAGTTGCTGTTGTTCGCCAGCGACGTATCGCCGACCGTCACGCCAGAACTCGAACCACTCGACACGTTTCCCACGCTGCCCCCGGTGGCCGTGCCACCCGTTGCATTGTTGAGGTTGGTGTTGGCGGAGTTGCCCGAACCGGCCACACTGCCGCCCGCGCCGCCGTAACCGGTGCCGCCCGTGGCGTTGCTGTTGGAGGAACCGCCGTAGCCGTTGCCGCCCTTGCCACCATCACCACCGGCACCGCCTTGGCCGTAGCCGACACCCACGCCGACGCCGGTCCCGTTGCCACCGTTGGCGGTCTGGTGCTGGTTCTGGTCCTGCCCTTGGCCCTGCTCCTGACCCTGATGCTGGTCCTGATGCAGGTCGTTCTTCACTTCATTCCACCAGCTCGACTTCGGCGGTTCCACCGTGGTCGGGGGCGGCACGTTGTTGTCGCACTTCGGGTAGTTCGTCGCACCGTTCTTGCAGGTGGCGAACGCCGGACTTGCGATCAGGGCCAAGATCAGGCCCAGTCCATACTTCACGTACATGTAAGGTCTCCCTCTACGGCTGAAAAGGTCAGCCAACCTCCGGGCATGTCGCCCATTACCAAGCCTGTTCGGGCATCCTTTTCAGAATCTCGAACCCGGCATTCATTGCAGGGCCTTGCAGTCGGCCCTCGACATAAATCTTGTACTCGTCTTCCTTGAAGTACCGGTTCAATTCCTTCCGCGCTTCATCAGTCAGCGGCAGCTGGAAACAGATACTCCGGTCCCGGTTGTAGATCAGCGCAGCGCCCATGTCCCCACCGATGGGAATCTGGACTTTGAAAATCTGCTGACGATTCCTTTTGGCCACGACTTGCTCCGTTTGGGGTGTGTTGGGGTGAAGTATACGGCAGGTTCTCCCTTCTGCGTGTAGGGATTTCCTGATATTCGCCTTATGCAGCCTGTTTTTCCGCTTCGATCTGCTCGTCTACCCATTTGATCTTGCGGCGCAGGGAGGCTTCCGCCTGCGTGCCAATCGACATGGGAAGGAGTTCTTCCAACTCCCGCTTCTGAGCTTCGAACTCGGCAATTTCCTTCAGTCCCATAACCCTCGCTCCTGTAGTTGCTTGTTCAGTTCTTCTGCCAGTGCCAGATGACGGTTCGCCGACTTGACGTAATCGTCCCGCAGTTCCTTCACCACTTCCACCGGGGGAACCACCCCGTAGTGGACGCACAGATGCGCCCGACTTGCGTGCTGCATCCACGTCTCCCGGGTGTCGATGATCCAGTGATGGACTTCATCGGACTGGTCTTCGCTGGCCCACGGAAGGTGGAGGTACTTCGGCTGGTGCCAACCGCCCCCGCTCGCGTCGGTGGAGTAGTAGGCGATCCAGCCCGTCTTGTTCGTCGGCTCGCTCTTCGTGGGGCGAGCAGCTGCGTCCTTCTCGGACTCCTTCGATTCACTCCACATGGCCCAGCTCCTTCAGCTTGGCGCGCACTTCGCGCAGCTCATCACGGTACTGGTTGAGCCAGAAGCCATGCCAGTTCGCACAGTTCTGCAACTCTCCCCAACGGCGCGGCTGGTGGAACTGGTCAATGTCGTACGCCTTCTGTGCGTACTCCCTGCGCTGTTCGTAGTGGTACGAAGACCGCTTCTCCAGCTTCTTTTCCTTACGGCGCAAGCGCCAGATGCGGAACTTGGTCCAGCGGTTCATGCCGCCTCTCCTTTCTCGTTGGAGATGATCATCAGTTGCTTCCAGTACCGCTTGATCTTGGGCCGGGCGAACTCCATCTGGCGCTCGGTCAACTTGCCGTACTGGCGGATCGCGTGGGCCATGTTCGACATGAACTCCGCATCGAACTTGCTCCAACCCTCACCGTTCTCTTCCTCGGCGGCGTTGTGCGCCTTCTCGGAGGCAGTCTGTCGGTCGTTGATCAGGATGATCGCCCGATACACGGCCCGATCATTGCTGTCGAGCAGCGCCTGAATCTCTTCCTTCGCGGTCTTCTGGGAGGGCCAGCGGCTCATACGCTGTCGCCTACATGGGCCTTGGCCATCAGCGTCATGACGCCGCCCGTGACCAGTCCGAGTACGAAACCGATGACGATATACCAGAAACCCATGACTTCACTCCATTGGATGCAGATTTGATACGGTTATCATACGGGTTCCCGCACCAAATGCAAGGTTTTTACGTCAATTTTTGATGTTCCGGGCACGGAGGCAGGGCAAACTTGAAGGCATCCTTCATTCCCTTCTTCTGCCAGTAGGTCTGCTCTTCACCCGGCACCTTGAAGTCGGTGACGTAATCGTACCGGAGCTTCACCCTGATGCCCTCTTCCAACATCACCAGCGGTCGAACCGGCTTGGTCAACAGCTCACCCTTCCAAATGCCATACTGGGTGAAGTCTTCAACCGCCCGGAACCACACCAACTGGTAGAAACCCTTCTCGGTTTCGTTGAGTTGGGCCATCAACAGGCACTGTACAAGCGAGCCAGCCTTGATCTTGTACGTCTCGGACAGGGCCGGGTTGCGGAAGATATCGTGGTACTCCACGTCCACCAAATGCCAGTGCTGGGGCATGTCAGACTCCGTACAAAGACATGTCGAACTGATCGTTGCCGAGGATCAGGCCACTGCAATTGATTGCAACCGGCTCTTCCTCCACGATCTGCTCCACGGTGATCGGGCCGTCACCCAGCTTGGCGAACATCACTTCTGCCTTAGCCTGAGCGTACATGGCGTCGTATGCCTTGATTTCACCGACCTTGTTCCCGTAGTACAGGACGGTCCAGTTCTTCATGTTGGCGATAGTCATGGTTTCCATGCACTTAGAATAGCAAAAGCCCCACCATATGGAAGGGCTTTCACCTTTATTTCGCCTATTTTTACGCTTTTTCGAGCAGGTTTTTCACCTGTGCGATCATGCGTTCCACCGCCGCACCACTTCCGGACATGTAGCCCAGCACTGCGTCGTAGAACAGGGCCTCCGCTTCGTCCGTAGCCGTGTCGCGGTACTTCCGTACGTTGAGGATCACGCTGCCTGCGTACGAACTGGAGTACGTGATGAACGGGTGGCTCTTCAGATCGGCCAGATACCACAGGGCTTTTTCCAAGTCCTTCTTACCGTCCTTCTCCCGCCAGCGGACGACGTACTTGAACGCTGCGCCGAGGTCGTAGGGAAGGTGGCGGATGACTTCGATGGTCTCCACCCCGGACGGATGGACGTTGTAATGCTTCGGATGATGGACGCCGTTCGGGTCCAGTTCCTTGCCGGTCGTGCTGACGGTGCCGCTCATGCCGCCTCCTCCTTGTACTGGCGCAGCTGCTTGAAGCCGACGAAGTTGCCGTACTTCTTGCTGTCGCCCATGGCCTGTGCCGGGTGTTCGAACGGGCTGGCGTGCATCGGGTTGGCCGAAGCCAGCTGTTCTGCCAGTGCCAAGTCCTTCTTGATGGACACCACATTCTCGCCGAACGGGGTGATGCTCACCCGCGCCGTACGTGCCGCACTGATTTCAGCCAGCACCATCGGAGCGCTGATGATCTTGCGTTCTTCGTCGCTGATGTACGGCAGATGCCATTCGCCCTTCTTCAGCTGACGCGGCGTGCTGTTCTTCACCGCTTCCTTCATCACCTTGGCCAGCACTTGGATTTCAGGCTGTGCCAGCTTGTGATCGCGCAGGCCATTCCAGTTGCGCAGATCGGTCGTGGACATTACCACGTCGATGAACTGGTACGGCTCCAGCAGACGGTTCACCACCTGCTTGTGGTACTTCGCCGCGTCGAATGCCTCTGCACTCACGGTGGCCAGCCATGCACTGAACTTCCATGCCGACTCCGGCAGCAGGCCCAGCTCCACGTCATCCAGCTCTTCATCCGGAATGCCGAGGAACACCTGCAACGGCTTCCGCATGTACTCCGGATACCACACGATGGCGTCGTTCTCGTGGTCGGCCTGCATACCCGCCTGATTCAGGCCCCAGTGGCACGGCATCGCCGGGTTCGTACGCACCTGCTCCAGCACTTTCTGGACAGGTTTCGCTCGGCTCGACCCTGCGTTCCGGGAGAACACCCGGTGGGTCATGAACTCCGCATGGATGAACCGCTGGTACTGCAACTGGAAGGTCAACAACCTGATCCCGTTGCAGATACTGTCGGCCAGTATCACGGCCTTGGCTTGGATAGTCACTCTTTGCTCCGTTAGACGATTTTCTGCTCAGACTTGTCCATCGCAACTGCAATTGATTGCGGGACAGTCACCATGGGGATGCCGTACATCGACCAAATCTCTCGACGGTTGGTCAGGCCGTATGCCACACCCGCCATCGCATCGCTTACGTCCTTCGATCCGGAGGCTGGGTGATCGATTTTACCAGTTTTACTGTCTTTTTCCAGCGAGACAAGCTCCTTTTGTGCCCGCTTATGCTTCGGTGCCTTGACCCGGCCCGAGTAGAACGCGCTCTTCAACGTGTCGTATGGCCTGGCCGACGTATCCATGGAAATCTGGCCGGTGACAAACCCCTGCGCTCGCAGCAACTGGATGCTGTCGGTGGACTGGAAGCTATCGAAGGTCACCCACCGAATGTTCAGTCCCATCTCGCGCAGCTTGACCAAAATCTCTCTGATCTTCCAGAACAGGATTTCGCCACCCTTCGGCGGCATGATTTCGAGCATCCCGTCATAGTGGATGATCGGCATCATCTCGTTCGCGTTGTCGCCGTAGCCCAGTTCCTTCATGGACGCGAATCCAGTCACCGTTCCGATGGCCAGACCCGCACTGTCTCCCGAGATTGCCAAGTCGATGTGAGCGAATCGGGGCAGTTCTGGCTTGTAGAACAGCTTCGGATACACCGCAGCCTTCGTCTGCACGAAGTCGATTTCTTCCCGACTGAAGATGCTTTCGTGCGTCCCCATACCAGCGGCGACGGCGTTCGTGTTCGAGAAGTACGGATGCCGGGCCAGCGTACTGACGCCTGCGATTTCGCGCAGGGCATTGATGATATCCGCGCCGGGGCCGTCGAAGTCGTCGCGGAACTCCACCGGGATGGCCATCACCAGATGACGATCTTCGTCCTCGACCTGCTCTTCCTCTTCCAGCACCTTCGGCTTGCGCGTTTCGTCACCCACGAATACGAAGAACGTCTCACCCGAGAACGTACCCTCCGGCTTCACGTCCCACACGCGCTTGTCATAGATGTAGATCGTCGGGTCGTTCCGGGCCTCTTCTTCCTTGATATCCGTGAACTGTCCCGGGTAACGTTTCGAGGACACCAGACACAACATGCCCGGCATCTTGCCGTTCTTCATGAATCGAGACTTTCGGCGTCGGGCGATGGAGTTGTACAGCGCCACTGCCTGATCGTACGTGCCCTTGTCCACCGACTGCTTGGACTTCTCTACGATGGACATGTAATTCAGCTCATCGATCAAACCGCCGATGACGTTCTGACCAATCGCGCCGGACTCCTGACCAGAGATCGGTCGTACTTCGATACGGTTCGGGAACACCAGACGCGACTTCAGTTCCTTGTTGAACATGAAGTGGTTCTGGAAATACGGGCTGTTCTCCACCATCGACGTGAAGCGGCTGAAACTGTCCTTCGCAATCGCCGCGTTCAACGACTGGAAGATGATCAGCAACTCCGACGCCGTGTCCAGTCCGAACAACCTGTGCGGGTTACGCAGGCAGCTCATCAGGTACACCTGATACGCAATCGTGTACAAGGCAATCGTGGTCTTGGCCGAGCCGATGCCGCCCGTGGCCACCAGTTCTTGGTACTGGCCGCTGTTGATGTTGACCAACTCCTGCATGACAGCCGGGTACACCTCACCGCGCCGATCCATGTAGTTGGGCGACTCAACGAACTCCTGCACTCCCACCGGTTGCCACTTGTACTTCTCTTCGTTCTCCAGATTGAGCGCACGCTCTCCCCGCAGGATCAGCTCGATATCCTGCGCCACCATCGCATAGAACTTCGCACGTTCGTGCAGGTCGTGAATCTTCTGACCTTGGAACCATACTTTCTTGCCGTCCTGTGGGCCGAGGTTCTCCAGCAGGTAGGCGTACATTTCTGTACTAAGTTGGTTCACCTGCTGGATCAACGCTGACGACACTTGCCTCTCCCTCAATGGCTGGCTGCTGCTTCTTCATTCGGAACTGCTCCAGCACTTCCAGCGTGCTTGAAATCACTTCCGTCGTACTTTCTTCGACTACCGTGCCGTCCGGGTGGACTGTACGGGACTGGGTTTGCTTGCCACCCTGAATCAGGGGGCCATTGTACTGGTCCAAACCGAGGTCGAACTGCACCTTCTGAATGTCCTTGTACATGTTGTTCAACAGGGAAATGTCTTCCGACACCCCCTTGATCGGCATCTTCAGGGTTTCCTCTCGGTCGAGGAACGTTCTCAGACGCTTCTTCTGCATCCCTGCCAGTTCGATCATCTCGGTCAGCACATCCAGCTTGCCTTCGACCTTCTTGAACCGCTCGGTTTTGGGGTCTACTGCCAGCTCCTGTTGTACCTGTGGACTTTCGCAGTGTTCGGACCGGTAGCGCAACAACTGCTGCATCAGGGTCTTCTCTGCTACGTCCTTGAACTCACCCCACACTCCTTGAATATGGCGAGCCACTACCTGTGCGCTGTTGCCCTCCGCCAACATGTTGTTGATGACGGTTACTTTCTCTTCCCCGAGGGCGAAGATTCGGGCGTACTTGACGGCGGCCATCAGACCACCGCCAGATTATTCTCGGTCGGCAACTCCTTGAACCCTTCGGGGATCACCACTTCCTTGCTCTTGGCCACCAGCTGGGCCATCAGTTCGGGGTGGTTGCCTGCTGCAATTGATTGCACGACGCCGCCCAGCAGATCATCCATGGTCCGTCCGTGGGCCTTGCACAGGTTGCCCACTTCCAGCAGCGCCTTGCGCGTGTCGTTCGACATACGCAGCCAGATGCTGTCCTTCTGTCCGAAGTCAATCAGCATGTAGCCGTAGGGCAGGGTGTCGCCATGCTCCGAGAACAGGCGATTCAACAGCTTCGACAGGCCGTCGATGGTCTTGATTTCTTTCGATGCTTCTTCGAACGCTGCCTGCATGTCCTTGGGCAGCTTCTTCTTCATCTGCGCCATGACCTTGGCAAACTCTTTCTCGTCAGCGAAGCCGAACGATTCCGCGATCACGTCTTCGGCGTACTGCTCCTTCAGCCCTGCAAACAGCTGCTGGAACTTCTCCGGGTCGAGCTTACCCCGGATCATATTGTGGCGCATGACTTGGAACGACTCTTCGTCTTCCGAGAAGTTCGGGTCGGTGATCACCGTACAGGGCACTTCCACGAAGTCGAGTAGCTTCGCCACTTCGAACCGGTGGTGGCCGCCGATGATACGGTACTTCCCATCCTCCAGTTCGCGCACGAAGATCGGATCAGTAATCCCCACCCGTTCGATGTTGTCGCACAGGAGATTGAACTCCTTATCGCTCATCTTGTTCGGGTTCTTCTCGTTCGAGAACAGACTGCTGACCGGCAGCATCACTCGGCCAAGCGCCGCTGTCTTTTCAATGGCCGTAAGTGGTGCAGAACTCACGTTCGTTCACTCCATATTTCTTCAGGAAGTTTTCCAAACTCAGGTCCGCATCTGCATCGGCTACTTCCACCGCTACCAGCCTGCGCCCCTCCGAAACAATCACGGGTTGCAGGGTCTCGAATCGGTCGAGCCACGCCCCCAGTTCCATCATCCTACGCTGATAACGCACCCACCACAAGGCACGCAAACTCTCCCGAACGCCCCGGATCAGGCCCCACAACAGGAACGCCATCACTACTGCGATTGCGGCCAGAATCATGGACTTGATCAGGTAGTCGCTCACGGCTGCTCCTTCACCATCACGCCGACTTGGTTCGTATCGCGGTAGCCGCGCAGGCCAGCCAGCACTTTGATCAGGTGGTTGTTCGGCACCTTCGCCAGCGGCAGGGAGAAGAACTCCGACTTGCCGTCGTGGAAGGCCGTTCCGTTGTTCTTGTCCTTCAGGTAGGCCGTCAGGTCGATCACCTGCGGATCGTCCTTCAGGAACTCGTCCAGCTCCAGCTTGTAGCTCTTGCCCTGTTCGTCTCCGGACAGGTGGCCATCGCGCCACGTCTCGTAGTTGTCGATCAGCTCGATCAGCTTCTCCGAGGTCGTGACGTTCTTGTCGCTGTCCACATACGCGGCCCAGTACGACGCTTCCCAGTCCACGAACTTCTGGTACATGGCCGGATAGTCTTTCACCATGGCGTTCAACATGGCGTACGCCTCGACCTGCGACTTCACCCGGAACGGGTAGTCCGGCCCGAGGAAACTGTTCCATGCTTCATCCAACACGATCACCGGCACGCCGTTGAGCAGGGTCTCCCACGTGGACAGGCTGAAATCCTCTACGTGGGTCAGGTTGACTGCGACATGTGCCTTGCCGAGGAACTCGTAGAACTCCTTCCGGTTGTTCATCTGCATGTCGATGAAGTCCATCTCACCGTAGTCGGTGCCGCCCATCGACAGGCTGTTCGTGCTGATCAGGAACCGCATGTCGGTCTTCCCAATCGGGTACGCGAACTGCTTACGGAACAGGTCCAGCACCTGCGCCACGTTTCGGGTACTGGTCACTCGGCCCACGAACGTGACGTTGAACTCCGCCCCTACGGTCAGGTCTTTCTTCAGGTTCAGGCGAGTCAGGCGCACCGGCACCACTTCGTGGACCTTGGTCATCAGCTTCTTCAGCTGCGCCGGGGACAGCAGATCACGCCCCACCTTCTTCAGCTCGGTGAGCGTCCACTGGTTGTTGATCAGGATGCCGGTCGAATGCAGGTAACTTGCAATTGATTGCAGATGCAGATGCTCGTGCCACGGCACGGTCTTTCGGAACGGCAGCACTGGCATTTCTTCCAGCCCGAACACGGCCCGGGTGCCGGGCATCTTCCTGCCGCTGTACCGTGCGAAGTGGGGCCAGAACGCTCCGAGCATCGGGACGCGGCTGCTCACCACCACGTCATAGTCCCAGCATTCGCTGTTCCACGGTACGAAATACTTCTTCAGCTCGCGCGGGATCGAGAACAGTTCGCTCACGCGGTCGGTCGGTTCAGAGGTCACCGGCAGCAGACGGACCCGATCACTGTGCCGTGCCAGAAACTCCTGATCATCATCGTTGATCTTGTTCGGCGGGTACGTGACATAGAAGAAAATGTCGTCACGCCACTCCATCAACCGTTCGATCAGCTCCCACACCAAATAGGAGGTCGAGCAGACGCTCGGTCGGTTCGTGTACACCACGTCGAACAGGATTTTCATTGTTGGTCCACGTACGCCAGAAGGGTCTTGTCTGCCGACAATAGTACGCGATCTGCCCAGTCGCGGTCCAGCTCTGTCCACCCTACGTAGCGCCGTGGGAACAGACGGAACAGGTACTTCGTAGCCGTCTCGATCTCACATTTCAGCCCCGAAAGCTCTGGTGTCGGCAGTCCGCGCTGGATCAGTACGTCGTACTCCACCACACGTCTGGCCAACATGACTTCGAAGTGGTCCCGCAACATCCACCGATGCCCTGAGTAGTCCGAGCGCATGGCCGTGGGGTCGATCATCAGGACCACCAGAAGCACTGCAAGGACGATCAGCACTCCCAGTGGGCGTGGGAGCAGGCTCTCCGGAAGGAGGCTGCACAGCACAATGACGAGGCCCAGCCACATCACCTTGGCCCAACTCCAGTTCATAGCAAATCCTCCCCGAGAATCTTCTGGATCACGTCGTAGTTGTCGCCGTTGTACAGGCGCGACTTGACATGCTGTCGGATCATTTCCACGGTCAGCTCCAGCTCTGCCGCTTCGGCTGCCGGGTCGATGAAACGGGGGTCTTCCTTCAGGGCTTCTTTGTAACGTTCGGCCAGCTTGCTCATCTTTATCTTCCTCATGAAAAAGGGCTGGCACTTCACTACCAGCCCTTGGGTGGAACTTCTTGTCGGCCCGTTACAGGATTTCGAGAGCCAGACGGAAGGCGTACGGTTCCTTGTTCGGTACGTCCGAGAAGCACGGGATCATGACGACACGGCCCAGCTCGCGGCCTTCGTCTGCGATCAGATCACGGTACGCGATCAGCATGTCTTCTTCTGCGACTTCGCGGCCATTGCTGACGTTGTAGAAGTTCTGCCGGGCTGCCATCCAGTTCTTGAAGTCGTACTCTTCGTACTCGTCGTACCCCTGACTGCCTTCCTTGTCCTTGTCGTACGGGGCCTTGTTGCAGTACAGGACGACGATGCCTCCCTCGGTCAGCAACGAAATGGCGTGCGGTAGGAAGTCGAAATGCTCGCACATCACCGCTCCGTGGTTGTCCTTGTGCAGGCCCTGCGGGGTGTCGATCACGATCATGTCGTACAGGCTGGCACCCATGCCATCCAGCAGACTGTAACTGTCGCCGATCTTCACTTCGTCGGTGTACTTGCGCAGGGCTTCTTCATGCTCCGGCCCCAGTTCCCAGCACTCCACCGCGCCCACATGGTCGTGGTAGTTCGAGACGGTCAGCTGGCCGTTACGCGCGAACGCATCCAGCACGGTCGCGTTGCTCAGGTCGAAGAACCCCAGCACCGCATCGAAGAAAATCTTGGCCGACTTGATATCGGCTTCGCTCACATCGGTCTGACGAACTTTCACGCTTCACCCTTCAGGTAGTTGGAGACTTCTTCCATCGAAAGCCCGTCATACATGCCTTCGCCAATCGGCAGACACATGTGACTGGCGGCCCAGTTCTTGCTGTTGTCCAACGACACCGGGGTCGCTACTTCCAACCCAGTCCCGGTGATCTGGTCGGTTTCGGTATACACCGCTCCGACAGTCTTGAAGCCGACTGCCTTCGGCACGATGTACTTGTACCAGTTCGTCGGTCCGCTCAGGAGGGGAGCCATGAACTGAGCCAGCACACGGGCATCACGGTCACGGCCTCCGACGATCTGGTCCACGTTCTCCAGCTGGACAATGCCGACCGCTGCCTGCACTTCAGACATACGGAAGTTGAAGCCGATCCCGTCGTACTTCATCACGCCGTCTTCGACGTGCTTGCCGTAACTGATGAACCGACGCACGTACTGGTCCAGTTCCGGATCGCGGGTGATCACCGCGCCGCCCTCACCAATCGGGATGCTCTTGGTCGGGTAGAAGCTCAGGGTCGTGGCAACGCCCAACGCTCCGGCGAACAGGTCGCGCTCACGGACACCGTACGAATGCGCCCCGTCTTCGATCAGCGGGATCGCTTCGAACTCGCAGAACTCCGCAATCGAACTGTAGTCCTTGGCCAGATACCCACCGACATGGGTCAGCACCACCGCGTCGATCTTGATCTGGCTGTGCAGGGTCCGCAGGCTGTCAACCGACATGCTCGGGCAGTCCTTGCGGTTGTCCACCAGAGCTACCTTCAAGCCAGCTGCCAGCGCCATCGCCGCCGTGGCGTAGAACGTGTTGTTCTGGATCGCCACCGTCTCCGCGCCCTTAGACTTCAGGTACGAGAACACCGCGAACAGGGCCGAGCCGCAACTGTTCGTCGCCGTGGCGAAGTACATGCGGTGCTGTTCGGACAGGATGCGCTCGAACTCCTTCAGCTTCGGGCCTTCGGCGTACTTCCCACTGTTCATCACCTGAGTGATCAGGTCATGGATGCGCCCCTGCCGCTGGGGGTTCTTCAGGGAGGTCACGATATCCATCAGGTCAGCCCGTAGAAATGGAGGGCGTTCTGCATGTGGTACGCCGGGAGGTTCCGCATGTACTGGATCGTGTCGCGGATCGAATCTTCGAACGAGAACTCGGTCTTCATGCCCACCGAATCCCAGTAGGTCGTGTCGGCGCACAGGTTGATATCGTCAGCCTCGCCCGGACGCATCGGTACGTGGATCACCTTGCTGTCGGTCTTGATGCCAGCTTCCTTCACCAGCTTCAGGATCAGCTCCGCCGCGTCGTTGCAACTGATTGCACGGCCCGAGCCGAGGTCAACCACGTCCGGGTGCTGGCCCAGCTCGCGGCAGGCGTGCAGGGTGAAGCGGGCCAGATCGCGGGTGTCGATGGGGTCGATGGTCTGCTTGCCGCTGCCGTAGACTTCGAGGTCGTAGCCATAGAAGGCTTGCAGGATCATCATCGGCAGGAACTTACGCACCGGATACAGGTGCTGGTACGGGCCGACTGCGTTGAGCCAGCGGACGGTTGCCACGTCGAGGCCGTACGTCTTGCGGTACATCAGGCCGAGCAGTTCGCCCGAGTGCTTCGTCAGGGTGTAGGCGTTCTCCGCGTACCCTTCGAAGTGCGGCTTCGCCACGTTGTACACCCGCTTCACGCCCTTCTCGATGCAGGCGTCGAAGACGTTGCACGCGCCGACGATATTCGTTTCGCAGGCCAGCGAACTGATCGACAGCAGTTCGGACGTGCCGAGGATGCCTGCCAGATTGTAGACTTCATCGCAGCCGTCGAAGGCGTTCAACAGCGACTTCAGGTTCCGGATATCGGCATAGACGAACTTCGTCTTCGGCCCGAGTTCGATGCACGGAGCGACCAGATCAACCAGTACGATTTCGGTGTTCGGCTCGTTCTCTTGCAGGTACTTAGTCAGGTTCGTACCGATGAATCCGGTGCCGCCAGTGATTGCAACGCGCATCTTGTTATTCCTTGATCATGTGGGTGATGTAGCCTTCGGCGAACTCGTGGCCGCACTTGCTACCGTGGACACGGGCCAGCGCCTCGATGTTGTCGAGACTGCGGGGATGGGGGTTTTCGCGCACTTCGTCTTCGTAGCAACGCATGGCATTCAGCTTGTTCTTCATCTGATTGCTGTTCATCGGCACGAAATAGGTCGGCTGCGTCAGGATACTATCGTGGGCAATCGACTTCAACACGCGCTTCACGTTTCCGAGGTTTCCGGGACGCATCAGGATGCGGCCAACGTGGTTCAGCATCACGTGGTCTTGGTTCTGGTCGAACTCCCCGGGGAACACGACTTCTTCAGGCTGGAAGGACTTCAGTCGGGACTCCAGCTGCTCCAACACCCGGTAGTAGCCCACCTGATGCGGCTCCCCCTCCGGCATGTTCAGGAACACTACCGATTCGACTTTCAGCATTCCGCACGCCGCATTGAAGTGCTGTATCTGCTCCGCCTGCTTATCCCACAGTTCTTGTCCGGACAGCTCGGGGTAGTGCCTGCCGTACACCACCAGCACGCGCACTTCAGTCCGGTTCTGGATCAGGCCCCCGCAACTCAGGACTTCATCGTCCATGTGCGGCACGATCACGAGACTCTTCATACTTACTCCATTAGAAAGGGCCGAGAGACGAATCTCCCGACCCTTATTTTAGCAGGGTTCTTATCCCAAGGCCCGCTATTTTTCGCCCTTATCGATGCGATCCCGCAGGTCATCCCATGACTGATCCACGGCGTCTTTCGCAGTCGAGTAGGTCGTCGCTCCCTTGTACACGGCAACCCACAACGCAGCGATCACCAGCGCGATCACCCCGCCCAGAATCCAACTGAGCAACCCACTGTGCGGCCCGAAGAAGATCGACAGGCCGAACACCAGATACACCACCGAGGCGATCAAAGCCACCACGAACACCGGATTCTTGAACAGGGCTTTCATCACTGGATGCCTTCGCGTCCGCTGATCCGGTCGTCGGCAGTCACTTCCATGCGCTCCTTGCGCTTTTCGGCGACCACTTCATTCTCTTCCGGGGTGTCAGCCTTCTGGACCTTCTTGCGGGCGAACATGGCGGTCGGACCCTTGTCGTCGGTGTCATACACCGCGACCAGATGCCACGGGTCGTTCGACAGCAAGTCCTTCGAATCCGAATCACGCGGGAAGCCCTTGGCATCATCGCCGCCCTTCTGGGCCTTGATCTGGGCTGCGTTCGCTTCCGGGGTCAGCTTCTTGTTCTCGCCCTCGGTCTCGAAGCCCTTGCCGGACTTGCCGCTCAGGCTCGGCGCTTCCGGATTCCAGTCCGACACGTCCGGGCTGTGGTATTCGCCGTTCTTCTCGGCGTCGGCCTTGTCCTTCTTGTCGGCCTTCGGCGCACCCTTGGTGACGTAGGCCACTTCATAGCCCAGCTCGGCCAGCTGGAACTCGATGGACTTGGTGTCGCCTTCGTAGGTCAGCGGCTTCGGGAGGTCTTTGTGGTAGCCGTAGCCTTCCTTGTTACGGATCAGGAACGCATTCTGGAACAGGGACAGTTGCATCGTCGTTCTCCTTCATCTTTCGTTGACAATTCAGGCCGGAATGCCCTCAGAACCTTGACTATATCAGGGTCGGTCGCTCCGAACGAACGGCCTTGCCACAAAACATCATCCAGCACAAGCCCACTACCATGCCTACAAGGTGGGGAATCTGGCCGGTCCAGACCACCCCCATCACGCTTTGCAGGACAAACAGTGGGATCAGCAACTTGCCCAACGTGAACCATCCCAGCTTCTTGTACGGGAAGCTCATGATGTACATCACCATCAGGGCGAATACTCCTGCCGACGCACCCGCAATCGGGGTACTCGACACCAGCGCATGGAGGCAGCCGCCTACGACACACGCCACAATGAAACAGCCTCCGATTTCCAACAGGCTGTACCGCCACTCCAGATCGCGCGCCATCACCCACACGATGCCGACGTTCGTCAGCACATGGAGCAGGCCAACATGCACCATCCAGTACGTCAGTGGTTGCCACGGCTCGAACCTACGGTCTGGCCACAGGATCATCCAGTTCAGCGTACGTGGTGCCAGAATCTCCAGCACGGCGAGCATCAACAACCCGACGCAGATCGCTTTCACAGCACTACCTCCTGTGCATTTGATTGCAAACCTGTGCAGGTTCGCTCTGATCGTCCTTCCATGACTCCACCCATGGTCACGTCCCCGGATCATCTGTGGCCCTAGCCTAAAGTCTTATGCGAACTATTATCCTCTTCGGCACGTTAAAAGGCCATTCTTTTCTCTTCACACCACTTTGTCGATACGCACTTTCAGCACATAAACAGGCACTTCTACATACGAAAAGGAGGCCGAAGCCTCCCTACCGTGGAACTACCTAACGTATGAACGGGCCGTTCACCTTCTGGTGCGTATGGCCAACCCGATCTCCTTCAGGGTCATGTACTGCGGCTCGCCGAACGATTCGACAGCGATCATGTCTATCGTGAGGTCGAACTCCAACAGTTTCAGGCATTCTTCTTTCTGGTTCTGCTCTTTCAATGCCTGATTCACGTCGAGGATCAACTTCTTGGTCAGCTCTTTCAACTCGACGTTGTACGCTGCGACGGACTCCGCGATCTTGCCCTCTACATTCACGGCTTCGGCTCCGGGATCACCAGAGACAGCTGGGCCTTCTTGCTCGGCTGGATCGTAGCCGGTTCTTCCTTCTCCACGCCAATGGTGATCCGCTCTTCCCCGAGGGTCGCATCCAACAGGTGGGCGATGCCCTCACGACTCCCGATACAGATCATGTGCCCTTCGGACAGGTGCAGCCGGATATCGGACGTACCGACATGGCCGATCAGCTCGACAGCGGCCCGGGCCAGCTCCAGTTCCAACTTCTCACGACGCTTGTTCCAAAGATGGTTCATGGCACGTCACTCCGTCTTGATCAGGTAGGTCCGCACGACGTTCTCGCCCGGGGTACGCTTCACCGAGAACTCGATCCCGAGCAGGCCCACGTCGAACTTCAGGATCATCCACTCGGCTTCGTGCTTGTACATCTTGCCGCTCTCCACCTTGTCGCCAGTGTGGCCCTTACGCTGGAACGATATCAGCTTCGCCCCTTCGAACTTCTCCAGCTTGATCTTCTTGCCTTGATGATCGAACGCCCGCACGCCCATGGCCGGGTTCTTCAGGTGCGACCCTACCTTGAACAACGGATGGTTCGACGGCCACGTGATGTTCGACGTGATCGTGAACGATTCGTCGTTCGAGAACACCAGCACGACACGCTCGTTCTTCATGACGAAGATGCCGGACAGTTCTACGCCCACGCACTTCTCAGCGATGGGCAGGGCTTCATCTGCTACCAGAGTCACCAACGGCTTCAGCCCCATCAGGACTGCCGGGTCTTCCACTTCCACACTGATATTCCCGATTACTTTGGCCATCTTCTTGTCGTACCTCGACTTGCGCCAGTTCCCGATCTTCGTCCTCAGAAACGGCACGCCCCACCAGAACACCACGATCAGGTTCAGCATGAACGCTACGGACCCGATCACCGCGAGTAACACACCCATGCTATCTCCTTGCAATCAATTGCACGGCTTACATTTCAACGCCGCCCGGACCCTGCCGATTCACGTCCTGATCGCTCTCAGGCTGCACTTCACCTGACAGAATCGCTGCGACCAGCTTCTTGCCATCCGGGCTGGCCATGTACGCATCCACGTCTTCCTTCGGGATCGTGTGGATACAGTGCTTCACCATGACGACTACCGGCCTCATGCACTTGGCCGACAGATACCCTGCCAGACACCCGAGGATCAGGCACAGGATTACGAACGTGCCCGGCTCGAACGACATTCCAAAGATCGTGATCATGTCATCTCCTTCGCATTGAACCCATCGTACAGGCACGCGCCGCCCTTGTAGACCCCGACCAGACTCAGGTTGATCAGACGGCTGTCATCCGAAATCACTACCATCTTGACCAGCCTACGCTGGGTCTTCGGGTCTTTGTGGTACACCAGCGCCATACGCGCCCCGAGCTTGGCCAGCCGATCAGTCAGGTCAGTGATGAACGCCGACGCATCGACATGATCGGTCGCGTACTTGAACAGCCTACGCTTCTGCGTGTTCATGGCCTGCCACGGGATCGGATATCCATCAGGCAGGACGACCATCAGCTGGGGCACATGGCTCGTGTAGTCCAGCCGCAGCCGCAACTTCCTGACGCCCAGTGCCTGACGCACCGCACCGAGCAGTTCTTCTTCCTGCAACTTCATGGCCAGCAGGTCAGCCTGCAAGTGGGACAGGCCCAGCCGCTTCGACTTCATCACGGTCATTCCCGCACCAGCCTTTCGTACGTACCGTAGTCCAGCGCCTTGATGGACTTCAGGGTGTTGTCCATCGCCTCCCGGAACTGGGCGACTTTATCCCAGTGGACTTTCTGGCTCATGCCCCACTTACCATGAGGATCGGCAGCCTTGCGCAGCCCTTCTGCCAGACGGTAATAATCGATCACCAACGTGACGACTGCCCACGCCGTATTCTCCGGCTTGGCCGCATCTTTCAGGGCCTGCACTTCTTTGTCGGGGAGTAGGGTGAAGCCTTGCAACTGGATTGCACCTACATCGAGGCAACCACCTTCGGTCGCGCCGACATGCAGGAACAGGGTCTTCCCGTGAATCTCACTGATACCGCTCATGCTCACTCCTTGATCGTTATCTCTACGATGTACAACTTCAGCTGGGCTTCTGCCGCTTCGGCCCTTGCACGTACCGCTTCTGCTTCAGCTGGATCACCTGCCCCGGCCCACGATTCAGCCACCTGCGCCTCCGAGTGCGCTTCGATCAGCTGCTCCAACTTCAGACGTTCTTGACGATTCAACATAACTGCCCCTAAAACGCTGTGAACAAGTAGATCATACGTTCAATCAGGCCAACGGCAAGTAGCACAAGCAACGTGCCGATCACCCACGACAGTACCCGGTACAACTTCGTGCCCATCCGGGTGTCTGCCCACCATGCAGTCAGGATCAAGGTCACTCCGGTCAGGCACAACAGCAGTTCGTTCATCGCTTCGTACTTCCATTGGCCAGAATATCGCACACGACCTGCCGCTCCGGATCACGGAAGCTGTTCATGGCCATCTGCAACTGATTGCAACGGGTCTGGTAGAACTCCAGACTCCGCCCGGCCTCAGCCAACCTACGCAACTCTTGCAGGTCTTCGGTCTTGACCATGACATTCCGACCAGACTGGTCCATCGCACGCATCAGCCCTGCATCTATACGGGCCAACAGTGCCGATACTTCATGCGGCTTCATGGCTTCACCTCATACTGGCGTACGGCCCAGATCATCATCAGCCCTGCGTGCATCGGACTGTAGTTCCCACCATGCAACAGGTAGTAGTCGCGGTTCAGCACTTCATGCGCGTAACGATGTTCGTACATCGCTCGCCATGCTCCTGCCTTCGTGGTGTGCAGGGAGACGACGTACGGGGATTCTTCGTACTTACAGCTACTGTGGACGAACGCGAACACCTTCCTACTTTCCAGCGCGTCTGCCGCACGGTTCATCAGCTCGATGGTCGCACTCTCGTTGACGGTCCCACCCAGATCATCATGGGTGTCGCCGCTCCAGCGCTTCGCATGGCACACCGGCCCATCGCGCAACTGTTCGATCAGGTTCATGCCTTCACCTTGTACGCTCCAGCCAGATTGATCATCCACGGCCCGACCACGACTTGCAGGATCAGCATGTCTTTCTTCTGATTCTCCAACGTGTGGATCGAGAACCACTGATGGACGCGGTGCCCGTTCTTCGTGGTCACCCACCAGTGCCGGTCGTTCGGCATGATGGCCTTCCGGTACTTGAACCACCACTTCCACTTCCAGCGCGTCTTATCCATACATGGCCTTCGCTGCATACGCACGCCGGGCATTCACCCGACCCGAGTCGATTACCAGCCACATGGCCTTCTCCAGTGCGTCGCCTTCTTCTGCCGACATACCGAACTGACCATAGGCCACTTTCTTCTCCAGCTGGGCAATACGCACATCCAACAGTTCATCCCGGATGCGCCCACCCTCACAGAAGAACATCGCCCAGCCCAACGCCTTCGGCTTGTCGTTGCACGCCGTATCTTTCAGGATGCCCAGCTCAGGCTCCCCGCCGATCTTGTACAACAGGGTCTTGCCGATCTTCGTGTGCATGTCGTACGCATACGACGGCAGGCCCGCAATCGTCTCCGATGCCGGGAACTGCTCTTCCGGTCGATCCACCAGCTCGGGGGTGAAGCTGTAGTAGTCGGACAGGTGTTCGGTCAGCCAGCCCTTCTTACGGCACCACTGCGCCACGGTCTGGTCCAGCTCATCCGGACGGTTGGTCAGGTAGTCGAGGAACTCCAGCTCCCAATCATCCAGCGGGGTCATCGACAGGTCCACATAGCCGCCCCCGGCCTTCAGCTTCTCCTTCAACTTCCCTTCAATGATGCTCATCGCACAATACGTGCGGCTGCGGGGGTAGAGGCACATCATTTCCGTCAGGACAGCGATGATCGCAACTTGCGAACCCCAGACTTCCTTCTTGGTCCACTCATGGGCGGCCATCACGAATGCCATCAGGCCCGGGCTGGCAGGGCCACAGTCTTCTGCGACGGTCGTAAGCACTCGACGCCACAGGTACTTCAGCATCTCCTGATCCCCCGTGCAATCAATTGCAGCGACCATCTTCAGGGCCACTGCCAGATCACCTCGCCGGACTGCCTTCTGATATGCACTGACGACTTCCCACTTACGTGCGGGGTTCAAATGCTTCATCTGCGGGAGCTTCTCCCACGTCTTGCGGCTCATCATGCTGGTGATCAGGTCACCCCAGTCGCCCGGACTGTCTTTCACCCAAATGGTCTGGGGCAGGGCGTGCAGGGAGGAACCCAGCGTCTGCAACGTCAGCTCATACATGTCTTTACTCCATTACGTACCGATAATATAGCAGAAAACCCGCCTTAGTGCGCGGGTTTCTGCCTTTATCCGAAAGATTTACGTGCGTCCTGTTCATTGTCGTAGAGGCGACAACCCCAATACGTACCGAGTCGCGGATTGTACAGGGACATGACACACCCCTTGTTGTACAACGCTTTGGCGCAGGCTGTTTGGAAGTCTTTGCCCCGTGCCCGGCCCATGTACATCGCGGTGCCGGAATCACCGGAGGCTTGGTAGCCCTCCATCCATACGTCGAACTCGTAACCCAACCACTCACCAGTGCTGCCATTACGGACAGACACTCTCCCCGCATTACTCACTGCCGCGAACTCCTTTCTACGGTCTTCGCTTTGAACGAAGTCCATTACAAGCCATCGATCACTTCAGACATACAACACCTCATGCAATTGATTGCAGGTCCGCCAACGTCGGAGCGAACTCCAACATACTCCCCACCATGGTCATGAGATCGTGGTGGGCCTTCCACCCGTACAGCCCCTGCAACTTCTTCGGGTCACAGACACTGTACGGAATCTCGGTCGAGTCCGCCGCGCCTACGGTATACGGCACATCGAACCCTTGCTTCTTGAACTCTTCCAACACCTCACACACAGAATGGCCGACGCCCGTGCCGACGTTCAACACATCGTACTGGGTAGGCCATGGGTGTGAACTGAACTCCTTACTGATTATGTCTACGTGTGCCTGTGCGAGGTCTTCCACATGGACGTAATCCCTTACGGCAAATCCATCCGGTGTATCGTGATTATTTCCACGGATTACCAGATCAGATAGGGCAGGTGGATGCTGACGGATGATCCTCCCGAACAATGTCGAGCCTGCGTCTCTACCCTTATCTCCCAGAGTATTACTACCCCATGGGGAGTGTCCTGCTCCTACCACATTGAAATACCTTAGCGCCCTCGATTTCATACCCGAAATGGCCGAAATACTGGCCAAATACTCTTCGCTGGCGAGTTTCGTATGGCCGTAGGTACTCATGGGGTTCGTGGGATCACCCTCTACTACTGGGGTGTTCTTCTCTCCATACACACTGGCTGTTGAGCTATATACAAACAGTTCTACACCTGCGGCCCTCGCGGCCCGCGCCAGTTTGATGGTGTTTATGACGTTATTCTGCCAATACGTGTCGGGGTCCAGTTTGGACTGGACGACTGACTTGCAGGCAGCCAGATGGACGACGCACTGGACACCCAGACCATCAAGCCCGGGCAGCTGCTCGAACCCCATGGGGATCAGGTCAACCGTTCCGGGCTGGTCTTGGGTGTGGGTCTTGTTCTGACGGAGGAACTCCCGCCACTGCGGCCCCATGGGGGCGTTGGTCAGGTCATCCACGATGATGATGCTGTGCCCCAACTCGTGGAGCTTCATCACCACGTTCTTGCCGATGTAGCCACAGCCGCCCGTCACTAAAATACGCATGGATCGCCCTTTATCATCCAGTTCTTTCGATATGTGCGCTTGTCGATCATCGTGGGAGTCCACGTGTCGTCTTCGTTGTCACCTTGCTGCGGCTGCTCCGCCACTACTGTGACGGGGAGGACTTTCAAGGCGTCCTCTGCTTCCTTCTCCAGCCTGCACCGTTCGCACAGTTTACTACAGACCCCGTTCCTAAGCTTTTCGCGGGGATTCTCTTCACAGAACTCACAAGGTTCATCGTTTTCGACTGACCTATGTGTCTGCATCGCCATCAGCGCAATGGCTACGAGTGTCTCCCCGTAGCCGTCCGCCAAGTCCGCTTCATCCGCCATGCCCTGCCCCCGTTAGTGGAAGGTGGCGCGTTGCTCCCGTTCGTATTCGATTGCGCACTCTGGGCAGCAAAACACCAGTTGCATATCATCATCGAACACCGGCTTCAGCTCCCGCTCTTCTTCAGCATCGAACAGGTCTTCATTCACCAGCGCCCCGCAGTTCAAACAAACCCACTCATACGCCAAAGCCAGCAGTTCCCACATGGGTGCTGGCCCGGGCGAATACTTGTCGAGTCGAGCGTCCCGGTCAACGCTTTCCACCCTGCCACCATCCGGGAAGTTGGGGAGGGACTTCGCAACAGCTTCTTCGTACGTGTGGGCATACGCTACCCACATGTCACCTTCATCTGACATTACAACCCAAGCAGCTGGGGCGTGCGGACAATCCAGACCTGACGAACTTCCGTGCCTTCTGGCACATCGTACTGATACTCGCCTTTTACCCACTTCTGCTTCGGTTCCGTCTGGCAGAGAGTCGTCTTGATGATCTGCCCGTCCTTCTTGGTCACCTTCTGCCATGCCTTCTTCCTCCACGCGCCCTTGATGCGTCCCGGTGCTGCGTTCCTGTCGTAAACCTTGACGAAGGTGTCGAGGTCTTCCATCTGCTTGATACGTGTTTCGTACCGGTTCAAAACAATGTCAGCTTGCTCTTCGAACGCGGTTTTGTCAAACTCGCAGCCATCGGCTACAGGCTTCAGCACCATATTCCGAAGGTGGGTAATCTCGTTCCGCATCTGCCGGAACATGCCGGTCACGGCGGTCAGCGCGCCGACAGCGAACTGAAGGTCAGCGTACATCGGACCCGCTTCTTCCATCATGCTTTCCAGCACATCAATCGGGGTGTGGACCTGACTGTCCCCGATCTTCTTGCTGTTGGGAGGAAGGGCCTCAGCGTCTTTCGGTTGGAACAGGTCGCTGCCTTCGAAACCCAACTCTTTCAGACGGCGCAGAACGTCGGCCCCTGTCGGCTTCGCCACGTAGGCAAAGTCCGGGCACGGGGACTCGACGTAGTTAGCCCCACCGGCCATGTACTCCTTGATGCTGGGTGGTGCAATTGATTGCACGCTGTTGGCCGAGCCACCCAGCAGGTCTGCCATCGTCAGCTTCTGCTGGCCCAGCATCTGCTGTATTTCAGTGGGGATCGAATCAATGATCATCATGTCACCCATCTGGGTGATGCCTGCCCCTGCGGCTTTGAACTTCTCAGCCATTGCTTGCAAGCTCAGGGAAGCATCGACCATCGCCGATTGGATCGGGTAGTTCTTGGTCTGGAACGAACCCGTCGCGGTCTTGCCGTGGCTATGGAGAATACCCTTCGGGACCACCGCTGCCATGCTGGGAGGCATGTGCTTGGTTTCGATCACTTCGAAGTCGAGAAACATGTTCTTCTTGGCATCAGCCACCATCTGTTTGGCCTGCTCCAGTTGCAGAGCCTTGCCGTTCGAGGACTTGATGGCGTCTTGCAGGCTCTTGACCCCGTATCCGAAGCCGTACTTGCCCTTACTCACAGATCACCTCCGTGCCGTCCTTCTTGACGTAGATGATCTTCTTGAACCACAGGCTCATAAGCCAGCCGATGGCGGCCATCTTGTGTTCGTGCTTCGGTTCGAAGCTGCCCATGATGCACTTGACGTGGCGGACAGCATCATTGCCGTCGATGCCTTCAGCGGCCACTGCGCCCGTCACCTGCACACCCGAGTAGAACCAATCGCCCATGAACTGGAAGAACGGCAGCTTACAGTTCGGGTCTTTGTATTCTGCCGGAATGTCTTTCAGCGGGGGCAGCAAATCACCCAGCTCACCCGGGAAAGCCATCTGCACATCGGACACCTTCTGCGGCTTGTACTTCACAGTCCACCATCCTTCTTATTGAACATTTTCGGGGCGTTCGGGTCGGTAATCAGCTGATACGGACCCTTGGGATACAGCGGAGCCAGCTGCGCGGCGTAGTCCTTGGACTTCACCCGGGCTTCGAACTCCTTCAGATACTTGGCACCTTCTTCCGTACCTGCGAATGCCATCACTCGCGCCTCCAACTGGGTCATGTCCATGTCGGACATGGCCAGCTCCATACTGGGCTTCGGGTCTGACAGTGCTTGGAAGGACGGCAATTCCCGCACCCTCCGCATGGAATCCGTCTCTACGTACTTGGATTCACGCGGTTTGAGCGGGGTAAAGGCAGGCTTCTTGAACTTCTTGGCAATCCTTGACTGCCGTTCTTCAGCCCTTACGGCGCGGTCTACCTCACGCTGCCGCTTCATTTCTGCCTTGCGGTGCTTGTAGCTCACAGGCTGACACCCGAGAAGACGGCGAACTCACCGTTCATGCCTTCGAACTTGCCAGCGATGTTCTGGGTTCCTTCGAACACCTTGCGGGCTTCCATATATTCCGCATAAGCCACGGCGCGAGCTTCACCAGTCTCACTGTTGATCCAGCGTGCCCGGGCCAGTTCCATGGAGAACTCCTTGGCGTTCGGGAAGTCTTTCGGGCTGGGCAGGGCGATGGTCTTCATGATTCACTCCATTGGTTTGCGACTTGATGGATTTATAATAGCAAAAGCCCCTCCAATTGGAAGGGCTTTCGTCTTTTATTTCGCCTGTTTTCGCATTATTTTGCGAGAACCGACGTGCCGGACGGCACCATGTAGCAGCCACCCTTCGCGGCCTTGCAGGCTTCGGCATTCAGCTCGGCGATTTCGCGGGCCAGATACATTTCCGGGGACAGGCTCATTGCCTGACGGTAGGCGTTGTCAGCCTTGGCCTTGGCCAGCTGCTCCTGCTCTCGCTGGTTCTCGGCGTTCGTCGCTTCGACCAATGTCTTGACGCGCTGCTGCTGGGCTGCCGTCTGGTTCATCTGCTCCAGCACGTTCGGGTTCGGCTTGGCCTTGCCCAGCGTGACGTTCATGATTTCCACCGGAATCTTCTGCTCGGCCAGCAGTTCACGCACTTGCTTGGTCACTTCGGTGTCGATCTGGCTGGCCGTATTCGGATCGCTCATCATCTTGGTCATGTCGTAACGCTTGACCTGATCACGGACGATGGCGGCGTACTGGCTGGCGACGTTGTTCTTGAACCAGTCCTTGCCGAACTTGGCCAACAGCACGCCGGAGCCGGTGATCCGGTACTGAATCTGCGTCTGGAAGTCCAGCAGGATATTGTCGGACGACGAGAAGTCATCGAACTGGACCTGCACCGTCTGCGGGGTCACGTCGATGTATTCCTTCTCGGTGGTCCACCACGTGTAGGTCAGGCCAGCCGGACGCACGTCATCCAGACGGACACCACCGTCGCCGAACAGGATCGGCTTGTCGATCAGGACAGCCTCCTGACCCGGGTCCGGGGAGACCATCGTACAGCCGGTCAAGGCCAGCACCACCATCAGTACCATCAGCAACAGCTTGTTCACTCTACTTCTCCAGTTGTGGTCAGTTGACCGGGATGAAACCACGATAGGTCGCCGCGACGCCGTGGGCATCACGTACGGCCTGACAGATACGCTTGGCCCGGTCTTCGCTGCGCACGAACTCCGGGTACTTGATCAGGTCCAGCGCCGGGACTTGCGGCGGGTACTGGATTTCGAACAGGCTGGCGGTCGGTGCCGTGACCTTGGCTCCGCGTGCGTGCAGCATCATGCAGAAGTTGGCCACGTCCACCGGGTCACCCTTCTGGATATGCCCGTGGAGCAGGTTCACCAGATGCTGGGTCGGGCAGTCCACCGGATCATTCCAGCCGCTGCGCCCTTTCAGGCGGGAATCGGCCATCTTGTTCTTCATGAAGCCCGCGAACAGGTCCACCGCAACATCGTCCGGGTGCATGGTCTTTTCCATCTTGTGCCTCTTGGCGTTCTCGCGTTCGTCGTGGATCGCGCCGCACTTCTTGTGTTCCCACAGGTACGGGGCGACTTTGGTCATACGGACTGCCCCGTAGCACTTCATGCAGTAGGGGCAATAGCTCGGGTCTTTCAGGGCGTTGAACAGGACTTGGGAAATCACTTGACGCAGCCCACGCCGTTGCAACCTTCAGCGCCATAGCCCACCCGGTTCGTGTCGTGGCCGCAGTCGGGCCAGATGCACTTCGGCTGACAATGGCGGCAGCTTTCTGCCATTCGGGAGTTCTCGTTGATCACCTTGCCGTTGTCGCAGTGATCGCACTTCTTGCCGGACTCTTTCACTGCTCGGAGGGCGTCGATGGCCTTGTCCCACTCCTGTGCGGTTGGTGGGCGACTTTCGCCAACTTCTTCCGGCAGAGCCTGCTGGATCACCAGCTGATCTTCCAACAGATGGGCGATCATCGAGTCGCGCCATGTCTTGTAACGGTTGGCGTTGCCCAGCATTTCGCGCAGCTGCTCTGCCGACATGATGACGGGGCAGGTCAGACTCTCCGGGTAGTCTTCCTTGTCCCCTTGCCAGTACCAGTACGCTTCACCGTTCACAGCCAACGTTTCAACGTTGTACCGCGTCTTCCAGTTGGCGTAGGTCATTTCATCGATCAACACCGTGTGGGCGGGGACGCCGATCCGGCTGACGAGAATGTCACGGACGCTTTCGGCGTGGCCGACTTCCTGCAACTTCGAAACCAGCTCGGAATCGCTCAGGCCCGTAACAATGAAGCCCTCCGGCTTCTGGCTGTCCAGAATCGCCTTGATCAGGTCTTCGGGGGCGAAGTGTCCGTGTGCGCTCAGGAGGGCCTGCTCGACCGTGTAGTCTTCACCGCGCACGTCGATCTTTGCCGACAGCGCCGCCTGTACTTTCTTATCCATGAATTGCCCCGTTGTGGTGAGCGGAGAGCATAGCAAATGTCTCCGATTGCGCAAGGCTTTTCGCCTTATTACTCCATTATTTGGCGTCGTCCCGGTGTCGTGCGACAAGGCATGTAGTGGTTTCCCGCGAGTCTCACGACTGGCCCGCTACTGAGGTTGCCTTGCTGGCCCTGTCCCGCTCGAAGGGAATGCCAGCGTCCACCATTGGACAACATAGAAGGGCGGCCTATCTCGGTCGAATCCGCTTTGTTTCAGGAGACATAGGGACCGGTGGCCTCCGCAGGAGGACTGACTGCCGGTGTAATTTCCTGACGGCAAAGCCGCCCATCTATGCAGTCCGTAGGAGGGTGGCCTGACAGCCGAGGTTGATCCTCGCTTTAACCGGTATCTCCCTGCCGGGCCACCGCGCTAGGTCAAGCCACCCTCCTACCTCTCGACCGTATCGCCGGTCAACGCGGGGTCTGTAGACGATGCTGGCGGATAGAGAAGGATTCGAACCTTCGTCCCCTTTCGAGGAAGCGACGTAGCAGGTCGCCGGTTTAAGCCACTCACCCATCTATCCGAGGCAACATCTGAAACCCTCCCGCGTAGCCGGTTATGGAGATAGAGAACCCCGTAATCGGTGACCACTTCAGTCCGCAGCTACTGCTGGACCTGAGAGGGTTTCAGATGCTGCCTGCAATTGATTGCAGACAACACCCTTTCAACTGGTGGGTAGACTAGGAGTCGAACCTAGCGAGTCCGGAGACACCAGATTTACAGTCTGGTTCAGCGCCCATCTGATAACTCCACCCGATACAACTTGGAGCGATGTAAGGGATTCGAACCCTTGACCGACAGCTTGGAAGGCTGCGACTCTACCAGACTGAGTTAACATCGCGTCTTGCTGGTACACCCAACGGGATTCGAACCCGTGTTAACGACGTGAAAGGCCGGTATCCTGACCAACTAGATGATGGGTGTGTGTTCGTGGAAGGGGACTACTCTACCATACTGCGGCGAGTACGGGAATCGAACCCGTGACCTTCTGATTTAGAGTCTGCTGCTCTACCAACTGAGCTAACTCGCCGTAACTTTTAAGCCGCCTTCACCACCAGCTTCGCACGTTCTTCGGTGTTCAGCGGGCCGTACTTCATGATCATCTTGTTGATCGCTTCCCAGTTCGGCTCCGTCTGACGATTCGGCTCGATCTGGTCGAGGGTCTTACCCCGGATGATCCCGTATGCGATGTGGGTGCTGCGGGCCACTTCGCGGACAATGCCGACGCGGTGGCGGTGCAGTTCATCACGCAGTGCGCCGTGGGTCTTGCTCTCTTCCTTGCGGATGATGCGAGCCTCGGCAGCGAGGGACTTCAGCTTGACCTTCAGCATTTCGCGGCGGTCGATGATCTTGGTCTGGGTCTTGTCGTACATGGTGTTCTCCAATTTGATTTGAGGTCTTTCTGTGGGTACTACGGGAGACAACATGGACGACGTTAGGGCGGCTTGTAGACCTACTTCATGGTCTTCTCCTTCTCTGGGTTGTTCGGACCTATCTGGGAGGCACCTGAGTTTCAGTCGGGCCGACTTGTCCGTATTCTTCTGGCGGTGACTCCAGTCAACGGTGAGCCGATAGCTGTCAGGTGCCTCTCAGATAGCCCCGGAACAGGGGGGAACCGGACTATCTGGCCCGTATCGCCGGATGCACGCGGGGCGGTTCGCTGGGGAGGCGCTACGCCCATTGCGGTGGGGAGACCGCAATCAGGGGTACTTCAATTACTCGGCGTCGGTGGCCTTCTCGGCACCTTCGGCGGCGTGCAGGTCGGAGGCGATCACGCCAGCAGCCTGCTCCTTGACGACCTGATCAGCCTGCTCGGCTTCGGCCAGACCACCTTCGACGCTCGGCTGGACGCCAGCTTCATGACCAGCCGGCCAGCTTTCGAGGTTCTTCTCGGGAGCCTTCTCGGCCAGCGGAGCCTTTGCTTCTGCCGGGTTGGCCAGCATCTGGCCGTTGTGGATGACGGTGGCGGTCTGCGCCGGGTCCACGTCGCCGCTGGACGGAACGTGCGGGCCTTCGACCAGAATCTTGCCACCTTCATTCACCGCGCGGGTGATTTCTTCCGGGGAAGCCTTCTCGGCAACGAAGCGGCCGGTTTCGAGGAACTTCTCGGCCTTGCGCTTGCTGGCGGCTTGGACGAGGACGGTGGTGCCGAGCTTGTTGTCGGTCACCTTGAAGATGGTATCGCGTGCCATGGGGTAACTCTCCGGGGTTGTGGGTCTCAAAGACTGTACTACTTGGCAGGTAGTCAGTCAAGAAAATTAGGTGGTTTGCGGCTCAGAATCCGAACAGAACCTTCACAGTGCCGATGACCAGAGTGGCGATCACGCCCATCACGATGATGACGTTCTCGGTGGACTTGTCTTGGAAGGAACCCATCTTCATTGCCATCTCCTTAGCAGCAGCCGGAGGGAGAAGAAACCGCAACAGCGGTGGCCACGCCATCTTCGATTTTGCTGACTTCCCAGAACTTGTAGCCCTTGTGGAAGTAGCGGATCGTGCTGCCGACAGTGGTGGTCGCTGCGGCTTTGAACTTGATGGCGGGCTTCTTCATCTGTCACTCCATTGGTTGCTGATTGATTTGATGGACCTAGTATACGAATGCCCACCGGCTGCGCAAGAGGTTTTCGCCAGTTTTTACCTTTATTTTCCGACTGTCGCCCAATAAAAAGAGGGGCCTGATTTCTCAGACCCCTCCCGGGCGCACACGTCGAGGGCAGGCGGCGTGTACTTACAGCTTAACCTTCTTCGCCCATGGAATCAATGGTGATTTCCACGGACGGGAACAGCTGGTCGAACAGCTCCAGCACGCCCTTGGCACCGGCAGACTTCATCTGCTCTTCCAGCGAGGCACCGGTGGCCGCGATGCCGACCGAGCCGCCGAGGTAGCCGGTGCAGATCGCTTCCAACGCCACGGTGTCGTAGGTCGTGTTGACTTCGGCCTTGGCCTTGTTCAGCGCGGACGTGACGGTTTCGACCTGATCGTTCTTGAACTTGAACTTCAGGGTCTGTTCGTCGGAGGTCACCTTGGTGGTGCCTTCGGCGTCGCCGTTGCTGCCCTTCAGCAGGGCCTGCAACTCGCTCACGGTCAGCGGCAGGGCCTTGGCCACCCACTCGTCCACGTTTTCCAGCGTCAGGTGACGGGCCAGATCCTTCAGCTTGGTCCAGCCGAGGCCGCTGACCTTCTCGAAGGGAATCTGCTTCGTGACCAGATGGTCGTAGATTTCCATCAGGTACTTGGCCTTGCGCTCGGCAAAGCCGAACTTGTCAGCCACGAACGCGCCGAAGGATTCGTGACCTTCGAACCACGTGTTCTCGTAGATGACCTTCAGCACGCCGCCGAGACGGAAGTAATCGACTTCGATGTTCTCGTTCAGCTTGTCCGCGAGGTTCAGCGCCTTGGTCTTGCTCAGGCCCTCGATTTCCTGCGCGATGGAGACGAACAGATCGTCCTTCACCTTGGTCTTGCCAGCGGTGACAACCTGCTCCTGCGGGGCAGCTTCCTGCACCTGCGAACCGCCCTGCTCTTCGTTCTCGCTCATTTGAATCACTCCGTTGTGGTGGATGCGTAGAGTAACGCACCCAGCACGTTTGTAAAGGGGTTACTGCAATTAATTGCAGAAATTATTCGGCAGCACCGCCGCCATCGACGGTCACGGCCTGCTCTTCGGCCTTCTTCGCTTCCTCACCGGCCTGAGCCGCTTCGGTCGAGAACACCTGACCCGGGTACTTCGCGGCCAGCTTGGCGACGTTCTCTTCCATGATCGGGGCCGGGGCTTCGCCGTACACCGTGTAGACCACGGCCCACAGCAGTTCCACGAACTCGCCGTACAGTTCAGCGATCTTGGCTTCGTCCAGCTCCAGCCCGTAGTACACCTTCTTGTACTGGCCGACGAACAGGGTTCCGTACTCGTTGAGCTTCAGGATCGCTTCGCTGATGGTCATGCCCTTCAGCTTGACCTTCTTGGTGCTGGCGGGCAGCTTCGCTTTCAGCATCTTGCCAGCGACGAAGGTGAAGTACAGCACGTCGCCGAACTCGGAACGAGCCTTCGCCTTCAAGTCAGTGGTCAGCTGGGACGCGCCGGTCACGAACGGGGTCAGGGCCAGCACGACTTCGCCGATTTCGCCGCCGAGGCCGACCAGCGCGTGGCCGAGGTTCAGGGTCTTCTGCTTACGCAGCATCTGGCGCAGGCCAGCCTTCGCGGGCTTGACCGACAGGGTGGCAGTGACGTTCTTACGGTAGAGAGGGTTCTTCATGTTTCTTGACTCCGGTTGGGATAGCGCCGGTCAGCGCGATTTGTCTTGCAATCTGGGCCATCGCATAAGCGTCAACTACGTCGTCGCTCTTCGATATGAACCCCCACCGTTCCTTTACGGACTTCGCCATGTCAGCCTTCTTGGCGTCACCCTTTCCGGTGGTCAACTTCTTTACTGTGGTCGGCGGTGCATCATACCAACCAATTCCTGCGGTATACAAGCTCTGACGCACAATCATGTGGGCATGGGTCTGTTCAACTTTCGTGAACTTATTGGCGAAACCCTGCCCTTCTACCACTACAATGTCCGGTTTCCACTCATTTACGAGACTTCCCAGCGACTTTGCAATCAATTGCAGCCGGTGGTAACCCTTTGCGTCGGTGAACTCCACCTTTACCGCCACCAGAACGCCGCCGTCAGGATCAAGGACGACGAATCCGGTCTTCATGCTGGGATCGATGCCGCAGACTCTCATAGGCTCACCGGGTACTTGCCAGAGAAGCACTCCTTACAGACGGAACACTTCTTGGCGGTAGGCTCTGCCGTGGTCTGGCAGACGCCGTGGGGCATCTTCTTCACCGTCCGCCACTTCTTGATGGCTGCGGCCTTGCCGAGATACGGGGCGAGGACAGAATCATCCCGGGCAACATCGAACTCCTTGAACGGGAGGATCGTGTTGTAGTCCTTGTGCATCTTTCCCCACGCCCGACTGATATACAGCACTTTCGCCTGTTGCAGGTTCAACTTGTGCTTGTACATGCTGTCGCTGTTCTCGATCAGATTCATGTACAGGTTCGTGCGGATTCGATGCTCAGGCAGCGGGGCCACCAGCTTCTCGAAGTCCACCGGGGTGATGATCTTCAGTTCCGTCACGAACAACTTCGGAGCGCCGAGGTCGCACACCGCGTCCAGCGAGCCGGATACGTCGTACTTCTGACACACGAAGTTCATTTCCTCGTACCGCCACTTGCAGGTCTTGAACTTGCCTCCGGACTTGCACTCCATCTGCCCCGGGTGGAGACAGAACGTACGCTGCTGCCCGCACCTGACGCATATCCAGTTGCCGTACACCCAGCCCTTGCCCCAGTCCTCGCGGAACAGGTCGCTCAGGGCGTTGCCCACGTCGAACGTCACCTGCAACGGGGTGTCGATGTACTCGTCCTTCTTCTTCAGCCCCGTGAGGTCCAGCAGCGCCGTCTGGCGGGGGCAGAAAGATTCCTTCGTAATGTCCGAGGCATGGACAATCTCGTGCGATCTGGCGGGCCTGTAGCCCTCCAAGTTCTTCATCAGGCGCTTGATGATGGTCTGCTTCGGATCAAACGCCTCCTTCTGTGCCTGTTGGAGGAACTTCATCATTCCTCCGTCAGCTCATCGAAATAGGTCTTCGGCATCATCACCCAATCGCCCGGAGGACGTGACTTGCCATCCGGGGTCACGAAACTGACAGTCAGGATCGGTACTTCTCCGCCCGTCAGGGCTTCATGGTGAATCTTGACCAGCCACCCCAACTCGACAGGCAGGGTGTTCTTCACCGTGGACTTGCATTCGATTCGGAACTTGCGCTTCCTACTGAGCGTGGCATCGCCCTTAGCCCCGCGCATGGCCCCGCTGTTGGGTTGTAGGCGGGCACCAAGGGACTTGGCTACACGACGCTCTGAAGTGTCTCCATGGGCATTGCCAGAGTGTTTGGCGAGCCGCTTCATCAGGGGGTTGTTTTCCAGTCCCATCACTTGGCCGCATACCCTTCGGCTTCCAGCAGGAAGCCATTGTCAGACTTGCGCTTCACGACGATAGACTGCAATTCTTTCTGGAATGACTTCTCGGTGTAATAGTGGTCCTGAATCTGGGTCAAGGTGTTGTAGCTCAGTACACTCCCGTCCGTCAGTTCCACTTCCCAACCACCCCCCTTCGCCGCCTTGCGGATCAGGTCCATCTCGCGCAGATGACCAGCTACCGTGGACCAACTGTCCGACTCGCCGACTTTCAGTGTTCCGGTCGGCATCATTGCCATGTCGTACTGGAAGGTTGAGCCGTTGATCGCCACCTTCGCCTTCTTGATCACCGCGTTGGTGTCCTTGAAGGCAGGCTTATCCGGGTGGATTTCCTTGGCCATCTTGTTCTTGCCGAACAAGCGTACGGTCAGGGAGGACAAGAACTTCATCGTCTGTCCGCCCGGCATGGTCTCCGGGTCACCGAACATGACGCCGATCTTGAAGCGGGTCTGGTTCAGGAAAATCACCGCCGGGAAGTGGCCACGACGGGCCTCCAACGAGAACGCGATGGCCAACTTGTTGGACAGGCGCTTCACCAGCACAGCAGCCGTACCCACGTCGAACTTTTCTGCCGACTGTTCTGCCTCCTTCGCACTGGTCACCACCGCGATGGAATCCACGATCAGCAGAGCCACGTCATCGGCCCGCACCAACCCGTCGATCACGTCCACAGCCTCTTCGCCGTAGCCCGGTTTCACGACAATCAGATTCTCAGTGTCCACCCCGAACTGCTCTGCCCAAGTCGGATCGAAGGTTCCTTCAAGGTCAACGAACACCACCTTGTTGCAGTCATCTGGGAACTTCTGGGCCGTCGCCGCAGCGAGCAGACTGATGTTGGTCTTGCCCGAGGACTCCGGGCCGTACACGATGGACAGGCGGCCTTTGGGGAAGCCTCCCCCCGTGTAGTAGTCGAACTCGAACAGTCCGGTCGGGATGCGCTCCACCACCGGAATCTTGTTACCTTGAATGAAGACGCCCTCGCCCTTCGACTTGATCAGGGCCTTCATGATGGCCGATGACTCGCTGCCGCCCTTTTTGGGCTTGGATGGGGGTGGAGGGGTTGCAGAAGTCGTTTCTTCCGCTGCGTCCTGCTGAACTTCGGAGTCGCCTGCCTGCTCTTCCGTGGGGGTCTTTGCGCCCGGGAGTTTCACGCCCATTACGGAGTCTCCCCCTTGATCATTTCTTCGATCTTCTCGTTCACCCATGCCGTGGCGAAGTTGTACATGTCCGGCAGGGTCTGCATGGTGCAGGGGACGCGCAGACTGACGTTGATCTTGGCCGACTCGTAGTTGCCGAGGTTGATCGTCTTGCCGCCTTGGATTTCCAGCTGCACAAGCTCATGTGCCGGGATTACCTGCCCCGGGCTTTCGCTGGTGGACACGCCAGCCACCACGGTCTTCTCAGGGTCGCTGCCCTTCTTCTTGGTGACCGTCACCTGCCCCGAGGCTTCACCCGAGAACAGGTGCTGCTCGTAGTTCTTTTCCTTTGGAGCCGCGCTGTCGCCCGACTTACCCATCTTCACGCCCATTTCTAACTCCAGTTGGCATAAATCAAACGGATGGTGGATTCAAGCTCTTCTTTCGCTGCGTCATCCCGCATGTTCCAACCATGCTTGACGAATACAGACCGGAGAGTCTTCAGCAGGTTCACCTGTTCCGCGCTGAAAACAACCGCCTTTCCATGCCGTGACGGCTCAGGGTAGTAATCCTTCCGCTTCCATGTCCTCAGCGTGACGGTGCTGACTCCCAGCAGTTCGGCTACTTCTCCGAACCCGAAAGGCTTGTCGTCTGAGGGTTTCTGCCTGTTCGCCCGCTGGCGTGCCGATCTGCTCAGTGCGGCCTGTCGGAATTGCGGATCGGTGCGGTACTTCTCCCGACGCTGCTTCAACAGGGACTCACGGTTCTTGGCATACCAACGGTCAAACGGCTTCATGCTTTCACAATCTCCGCACCTACTCGGTAATACTGGACTTCTCGGGCACTGTAGAAGCCCTTGAAGATGGAATCCATGTCCACGATATCGAAGACGATGGGCTTCTTCTTGCCTTCCTTCATCCGCATCACGCGCCCGATGGCCTGCTCCACGTCCGCCTTCGGGGTCGCCAAGGTCAACATATCCCAGCTGGGATAGTTCGTGCCTTCCTTGGTCATGGCGTACGTAGCCAATACTATCGGTTTACTGGCCGCAAAGTCCAGTTCTTCCTTCGTTTTCTTCTTGGTCCCGCCAACATAGAACCCGAAATGCTCACCCGGCACGCCCTTGTTGGCGATGATCAGGTGCAGCAACTTCAAATGCTCCAGCGTGTCGGACATGATGATGTGGTGCCTGCCCGCATCGTACGCCTGTTTCGCCATGTTGGCGATGATGGCATTACGGGCAGAGTCTGCCGCCATGCGCTTGAACACCCCGGCCATGCGCCCCGGCGAGTACGGCATGGTCTGCATTTCGTACAGCTGTTTCTCCGGGTTCCATCGCTTGAACTTCGGGATAGCCCACTGGCTCCGCTCCACGATGATCTTCGGCTTCATCGGGACTTGCTTGCCTATCACCAGCACTTCACCGATGTGGGCTGCGATCACCGGGTCTTTGCCATCCGAGCGCTTCGGCGTGGCCGACAAGCCCAGTCGATACTTGGCGGTGAACATTCTGGCCGCGATCTGGAACGTGTCGGCAGCCATCTTGTGGGTTTCATCGAACATCACCAGCCCGAAATACTTCAGCATTGCCGGGTCGTGGTCGTACTTGCCGTCGATCACCAGCGAATGCACCATCGCCAGCGTGAACCGCTTGCCTACGTAGTCCGCCTTGTCGCCTTGGATCAGGCCGATTTCACTGGCCGGGATGCCGATCAGGTTGATCAGGGTGTTCTTCCACTCATACATCAGGTCCGACTTCGGGACGATGATCAAGGTGGCCTGCCCCAGCTCCGCAGCGATGGCCGAGCCGCCGTAGGTCTTGCCCCAGCCGGTCGGTGCTTGCAGGATATGGTCAACGCCCGCTTTCAGCAGCTTCACCGACTGTGCAATGCAGCTGGCCTGTTCGTCTGAGCGCGGCCCGACTTTGCACTTGATTGCACCGAGGTCACGGGTGGTCCGGTACTCGCCCACGCCAGCCGGAGTCAGTCGGCGCGGAACCATCAACATCCCGTCCTTTACGAACGACATGTTCACGTCATCGCCGAACTTGCTCTTGAAGGTCATCCTCTTTTCGAGGACTTCATCGTACTTGTAAGCCGAGACAGCGCCCACCCACAGGGGCTTCTGGTCGATCTTGAAGGGGGCGATCAGGCTCAAAGCAACCCCTTCTGCTTGGCAATCCACTCGGTAACGTCGATGGCGTACACCACACCGCCCCGGGTATGCGTCTCTTCGATCTGGCTCTTCGGAATCCAGACTTCCTTGGCGTGCGGGGTGTTCGGCTGGATCAGCATTGCGCCGTTGTCGCCCACCGTTGCCCGTACGATCTTGCCGTGGATGCGGACCAGCTTCTTTTCAAACTCGCTCATGGTTCTCTCCATAGAGAAACGGGGGCCTTTTACAGCCCCCGCTTGACTTACAGCTCGTTCGAATAGTCCTTCGACTCAGCCGACTGCTGCGAGCCGCCCGGGTTGGCTCCAGCAAAACCACTGCCGGTATGCGCTCCCTTGCCGAACCCGAGAGCGCGGAGTTCGTCGCCGGTACGGAACACGATTTCCTTGTCGTAGTCGGCCACCTTGAACGAATCCTCGGTGACTTCCTTGCCGTCCTTGTCCTTGTAGCTGCGGGTCCACACGCCCTTCAGCTTCTCCGGATCGTTCTTCTCCACGAAGTCGAACATGGAGCCGACTGCCGGGGCCTTGTCGCCCATGCGGGACACGTCGAAGGTGCAGCCGATCAGGCCGTCGCGCTTGATGGCGATCTTGTTGAGCATTTCGTACGTGCCGGACTTCGCCACGAACAGCTTGGTCGTGTCCTTGTACGTCTTGCCGGTGGTCGGAGACTTGTAGGTGCGGTGGTCCACCACAGTGAACAGGGCCACCAGACTGGCGTAGTCGCCGGTTTCGCACAGCGGGCACTTGTGGCCCAGCTCCGGGCTGGTCTTCTCGGGACAGACGAAGTTGGTCCAGTTGCCGTTGAACATCACCGTATGCTCGTAGAAGCGCGGCGGCAGGAGGAAGCCCTGCGACGACAGCTCACCATCCACGAAGGTGATTCGTGCGTCCTCGCCCTTCTTGATGAAGAAGCGGAACATGTTACCCATTTCGGCCTTCTTGGCTTCCGCCTCGGCCTTCGCCTGTTCTGCTGCCTTGGCAGAGTCGGCACCCGTTTTGAGCCAGCTGACACCCATCTTCTATTCTCCTTGGAACCTTATATTCTACTGGGACGATTTCTCGTCGGACTTGGTGACGCAAGGTCGATTATACCCTACCCTTCGCCGTAAAGCTCTTGTTGCAGGTACTTCAAGGGGCATTGTGCCGGGTCGTGATACTGCTGGTCGAACTCGAAAACAGCCACCTGCACACGCCCCGTCAGATACTCCAGATACTTCTTCTTGGCGTTCTCGCCCGTCTCGTCATTGTCGAGCATCAGGATCACGCTTTCGCACCCTGACAACTTTCTCAACTTCTCCTTGCTGGGCTTCGCCGTGAGGTTGGCCACCACTTTCGGCCATACCTTTTCGACGTGGCGGCAGTCGAACTGGCCCTCCACCACAATCACCGGCCCCTCCAGATTGAAAGCCAGCTCGTTGTACCACACCAACGGCGCGTTATTTACGTCGTTCCATGTGTAGTCAAAGTGCCGGTACGCCTTCGGGCATTCGGGGTCGATGCTCCTTCCTCTGGCTCCTGCCAGCTTGCCGTACGCATTCCAGTACGGGCAGACGATCATCTGCTTCTTGAAGTCGAACTTCATCCCTGCCGCATTCGCCTGCTCCAACGTCAGGCCACCGTCACGATTGGCGAGGTACTCCACCGCGTGCGGTGCGGCTTCCAGTGGCGCGAAGATTTCCAGTGCAGATGCAGGCCACGCCTGAAACACCATCTTGTCGGAATTGTCTTCTTCGTACGGGGGATGCGGGAGGAAGTCCATCTCCGCACCTTCCACCAGCTGCATCGCTGACTTCAGGTCGTAGAACGGTGCCATGCTCGGAACTTGCTGCACGTGGTACGACAACGTGTGTACCAACTTGGACAGCGACCCACTATCACAGGCGAAACAGTTAAACGGGCTGTGCCCGCCGATCTTCACCCCAAAGGACGGGTTGTTGTCCGTCCCTGCCTTGTGGGTGAAAGGAGCGAGGGGACACGTGCCCGTAACCCACTCGCCCTTCCGATCAATCTGCTTCGACCCAAGGGCCTTCAGTAGCAGACGGATCGATTGCTCATTCACCGGTCGTGTAGCCCTTCAGGGTACGGCTGCCGTAGACCTTCTTCACGAACTGCGCCTGCTCTGCCGGGGACAGAATCTTGTCGAGGTCCGTCAGGCTGATCTTCAGCAGGCCCATCAGGTCGTCGTAGGACAGCTTGTCCTTCAACAGGCCGATCACGCCGTTCATGTTGTCGATCTTGCGGGTTTCGGTCTTGGCCTTGAAGGTGACGCTCCGCCCATCGGTGCCGTGCAGGGTCACCTCTTCGTTCGGCGCACCCTTCTCGTCTGCAATTGATTGCAAGGTCTTGCGATGCTCTTCCACCGACTTGATCATCGGCTTCATTTCGTCCACCACCGCACTGCACTTGGTGAACTCGTTGACCGCCAGCTGCACCGGGGTCAGGTTCGTCTGGATCGGCTTGGCAAAACCCTTCGGGTCCAGCTTCTGGCTCTGATCCTGTGACTGTTCCTGCTCTGCCTCGGTCAGGAACTCCTGCTTCTGATCGCCCATTTTCACGCCCATGATTCACTCCTATGATGCTTGCACGTTTGCAAGCGGGTTATTGTGCCATTTTTAGAACGTTTATTCAAGGTGCAACAGCTGTTTTGAGCCAGAATTATCGCTGCCAACCTGCTCAAAGTTCATTGCACCGAACAGCCAGTTCACATCGAAACTTCCAATCTCACCGTTACGGCCTTTCATCACATCGACCGTTCTGGTTTCCAGCGTGGCCACACCTTCTTCCTGCATCAGGCCGAGGGCGATACTGCTGATCTGGCCGATGGCATCCGAGTAGCCAATGTCTTCCAGACCCACCTTCGTGGCCTTCTTTTCCAGCTTCTTTGTCGCATCACGGTTGAACTGCCACGAGCAAATCGTGGACTTCTCATGCTCCGACGTGTACCGCTTCATCAACTCGATGTTGTCGGCCACCCGCTCGAACCGTCCGAGCTTCGGGTTCTTGCTGCGCATCAGGTACGCACCGTCCACGCAGATCATGTCGCATCCCAGCTGCTGGGCGAGGATATAAATGTCCTCCGGGGACGCCGCGAGGTTGCCGTCCACTACGTAGAACTTCGCTTCTTCGAAGGACAGCTGCTGCATTGCCGCTTCGAACTTCTTCTGGTTGGCCGTTGCGTAGCCTTGCGCCACGCCGCCCTTCAGCTGCCCGATGTTCGTACCCGCGTACATGGCCGCCACACGCTGGGCCACGGCCAAGGTGTTCATTTCCATGGACACGAACAGCACGTTCAACTTCAGCTTCCGCCAGTTGTGAAGCGCGATGAACAGCAGGAACCACGTCTTACCCATCGCCGGTCGGCCCACAATGGACACAATGTCACCGGGCAGGATGCCGTTGCACATCGAATCCATGTAATGCCAGCCGAAACCACCCACGCTGGCGTTACTTCCCAACGTTCCGTAGTACGTGCCCAGCACCAGCTGCGCGCCTTCCTGACTGAAGTCGAGGATGCGGCTGCGGTACTGCTGCTCTTTCACTACGCCCAGCGCCTTCTCCATTTCCGCGATGGCGCTGGCCGGGTCTTTCTTGTCGTTGTCCAGCAGTTCGTGAACCGCGTTGTTCGCCTTCCGCAGCGTGTCCATCGAAAAGCGGAACTCCAGCTTATCGACGTAGAACTTCGCTACTTCAGGCGACTCCACTTCAGCGAAATCAGGATACGCAGCGGCCACCGTCTCGGCGGACGGCAGCGACTGGTACTTCTGGAAGTGGTCGTTGACGAACTTGAAGACTTCCTTCTCAATTTCGCCACGGAACAGCTGGTCTGACAGTTTCGAGCGGAAATACTGATACCCGTTACCTTCCCGCACAAGGCTGTGCAGGGTCGTCAAGCCAAGATTGTAGTTGCTCACGCCTTTTTGCCCTTGGATACTTCGTAGGTGTTCAGGTGACCACGGAACAGGACGCCGAACTCAGCTTCCAGCTCGTCCATGTTCTGCACGTAAACCACCGTCAGCTTGCCCTTCGCCACGCGGCCCAACAGCAGATCGTACAGCTGCTGGACTTTGTACGCCGGGAATGCCTTTCCGTAGGCGCTCTGGAACAGGTTCGGGATCAACAGGACTTCCGGCTCCGGCATCGAGTGCTGCTCGATCAGGTCCAGAATCTGGTTGACAGCCATCAGCCGCGCATCAATGAAGTTGCGCAGGAACGCCGCCGTCATGCTCTGCATCTTCGTGGCCGGATCGGGGTCGTGAATGCCCGTCAGGAGCAGCCCTTCGGCCTCCTGTTTATGCTCCGGATAGTCCCGCAGCCACTGAATCTCCTTGTCCGACAGGTGTTCCCGGGTGGACTTGTGGATGAAGTGGGGCGGGATGCCAGCCGTTGCGGCGAACTGATCTATCCCAGCCAGCAGTCGAGCGTGCCGGACAGGATCAATCACTTTCTTCAATTTCACCGTGTCGTTCATCAGTTTCCCACTTCGGTAACGCTGACCCGAATCAGCAGATAGCCCTCATTCTCCAGCTTCGGCCATGCACCTAACGTGTTCTTGGTGACGTTCTCATGGGCCGATACCGTGCTGATTACGATAGCACCTTCCGGGTCCAACAGTGCAAACCCTTCGGCGGGCTTACTCTCCATGCGTATCCACCTCCGGCACGCGGACCATTTCGCAACGCCGCTGCCAACAATCTTGCGTGACAATCCACGCCCGCCCGTTGTGATCGCGCAGCACCGTGGATTTCGGCGGCAGATCACCAGTCGAAGTGTGTCCGCCCACCGGTTCCGCACGCTTGCAACCAACTGCAAGGACCATCAACACTGCCATCGCTGCCCATTTCATCAGTCTTCTCCCTCTTCCATGCACTTGTCACACGCATTGCAGGAGAAACAGTACCCGCAACCGCACCCATTTCCACCGCAGTCGCAACAGTTGAACTGCTCGCCGCAGGGCACATCGTTCTCACACTCGGCCATGGCTCAGTCCTCGTAGACGAACTTGGTCTTTTTCTTCGCGGGCGCGAGGTCGCTCTCTTCGTCCTCTGCCCCTTGTGCAATCAATTGCAACCCGTGGTCTACGTGCTTCACCACGAACCCCAGCGACGGACTCAGCGGAACCGTACTGAACCCGGCCTGTTGCTTCACGTAACTGGCGAACTTCATCCAGTGTTGCAGCACGTAGTCGATCAGCTCCGGGGTCTTCTCCCCGGCACTCTTCATCAACTGCTTGATCATGGCCCGGTCTTTCAGGGTCAGGTCTTTCTGGAACCCGTACTCCGTACTCATGCGAGCCTTCCAACGCATGGCGTTACCGCCGCTCGTATCCGGGAACTGCCCGCCCTTCTTCTGCGCCAATACTTCACTTGCCTTCATGTCACTCTCCTGCCCTTGCTCAGTCAGCCCGCTCGCGGGCATGTCGTAGTCTTTGTTCTTTGTACTCTTACTCTCTGTAATGGTTGGCCCCAATGGGACCACACATGATTGGTCCTTATGGTCCCAACCGATTGGTCCCTTTGCGTCATTTGGATTGGTCCCTTTGGGTCCAATGGACTGACCGGCCAGTGCCAGCCGCTCCGTGTCCAACCAGATATGCGGCGTCACCTTCCCGGCAAACAGGTGCCGCTCAACCTGCACAAGCTCCAGATCGATCAGCACAGTGATCGCACGCTTGTACTGTTTCAGGGTGAGGCCCGTCTCCGCGCACATGTCTTCGCGGCTCTTGGCGAGCCACCTGCGGCCATCACGAACGATGGTCAGCTTGGTCTTCCCGGTCTTACCCGGCTTGAACCAGTACACCAGCTGGGAGAGCAGCAAGCCCGTCGCCAGATCACCGCCGATACGCACATACAACGGACGGAGCATTACGCCGCCCGATGCCTCGCCCTCTTCGAATACGCCCATTTAAAACCCCTCGACTGCCCTGATCGCCTCTGCGCAAACTTCGCAGAACCACCCCTGTATACCGTGTGCACCTACTACGTTTACCCTTGCTACCTCCGTGGTCTTCATGGTCATCGGAGCCATCGCATCCGCGTTTATGTTCTCTTTGCCGCTCACCTTCGATGGCACCACCCACCACATCTTCTGCACGCCGCCATACTGGTAGATCATCTGGCTCGGATGGCACAATCGGTGATGCGGGCATTTCGGATTCTCGCAGAAAAACTCGTGCTGCCCCGCTGCCATCAGTGCTGCCCCGGTTTCGTGTTGGCCTTGTGGGTGAAGATGGCCTCTTTCAGCCACGCTTTGTCCTCCACCGACAGCTTCTTCCCATTGAACGTCACGTTCGGGAAGTGGCTCGTCAGCTTGCCCATCACCGCGTCTAGTCCTTCGTGAGGCACCTTCAGCACCGTCCCGCTGGGCAGGGTGAAGTGATGGTTCATCGAGATAAAGTCGTACTCATGGAGCGCCTCTACGCCCCCTGCACTGAACTCCGGGTGGGTGCTGATGGAGTCCTTCGGATCGAATCCGACAGGGCCGGTCTTGGGCTTCAACTTGGATGCGATCTTGGAAATCAGGCTCTGATTCGCCTGCTCTTTCAAGGCTCCAAGGTCTTCTTCCATACTAACTATGCCCGTTATTCCGGTGTGGATCAGGAAATCAATATCCTTCATCCCTACCTTCTTGGCCATCCCCTGTAGGGACTCAAGACTTTCCGGCCCATTCTGCTTGGCCCAATCTTCGTAGCTGTTGCCGTGCTTCCCGTCGAAGTCCTGCATGGCGAACTCATGGGTCGCATCCGTCATCAGGGCCTTCAGGATGCCGCTCTTGATTTTTGAGCCGCCCTTTGCCTCCGGATAGTCCCACCATTTGCCGTTCACCATCACGGCATCAGGCCACTGCTTCTTGATCTTCTCTACGAAGATTTCATCCACAGTCTTGATGATGGGTTTGGCCATCGACTTGAACGGATCAGACAGCTGCTCGCCGTCGAAGCCTTCCACGGGAATGTCATCCAACGACTTGTACTCCACGATGTTCGGCTCGACATACTGGCCTTTGTGAAGCTCGGCACACAGCAGGTCCATCGCCTTCTTCGTGTTCTCCGGCGTCAGCTTCACACCCTTATACGTCATGCTGGACGACACGTCTGCCAGAGTCAGAGGAAGTCCGTTCGGCTGTGTCATCCCGTCGATCAGGCCCGCCATAAACGCCTGATGGGGTTCCAGACCTCCCGGCATTTCCATGGTGTTCACCGTAACCATGGGATTCGGGTCAACTTGGGCTGCGCCCATGAAGTCGAACATCTGCATACAGCACGAACAGAACCTACCCGTGATGGTCATGCCGTCCACTTCGATGGCGCTATGGTGGCTTTCCACGGCGGAAACGCCGTTGAGCAGCGCGTGGATGCCTATGCCGATGGTTGCGCCTTCGATGGTGGCTTGGTACTTCGCCTCAAGGTCATAGTTACCGCTGCTGGGATACTTGGTGATCTGTTTTGCTTTCGGGAAGTACGGATTCTCCCCAAGCGGCGAAAAGCCCTTCAGGGACTCCAGTTCGTCCGCTGGCGTCATCGTCGCCGGGATCGTGAAGTGGAACTGACACTTCGGGTTGTCACAGAAAAACTCAGCCATCTGCTGCACTCCATTGATGCTTTAGTGTAACTTTTCTTCGCATCTAAGTCAAGAAAAAGCCCCGGGTTTTCGCTAGGAAACATCCCGGGGCTTCGTCCTACAGCAGGTGCAGCTTAGGCCGCGACCGCTTCCGTGGTGGACTTGATGCCGAGGCGCGACAGCAGCAGATCGTCCACGATGTGGGCGTGCTGGTTCGACTCGCGCAGCTTGTTCATGAAGCCGGTGAACTCGTTGGAATCCACCCAACGGGTCTGGTACTGGCCTCGCTCGCTGGTGGCCGAACGGATCGCGCCGCTGGTGTAGTGGCTGTTGTCGATGCCGTGCGACTTGAAGTCCGGGAACGCATGGATGCGATACCTGCCGTCGATGCGGCGGACGCCGATCTGCGCGTCACGATTGCCCTTCGGCTTCTCGGCGACGATCAGGTAGGTCTGCTGGCTGCCGCTCAGGCCGACTTCCATCCGGGCTTCGGTGATGCGCGGCTGTGCGTCCACCTGCTCACCGGTCACCGCCGCCTTGGCGCGGCTGGCCACCTTCTTGACAGCATCGGCACCCTTCTGGAGCAGGGTCTTCTTCGGCTTGGCCGGGGCCTTCGGCGCGAGCGGCTTGATCGCATTGGTCAGGCGCTTCTTGGCCACCAGCGTCGGGTTCGCTTTGGCGTAGGACTCGGTGACCTTGCGGCCCGTCTTCAGGCTGCGCCATTCGTAGGACGGGGCGGCCTTGCCATCGTTCTGGCTGACCTTCGGTGCCGCCGTCTTCTTGACCACCTTCTTGGCGACCTTCTTCGTGGCCTTCTTGGCGGTTGCCTTCTTCGCTGCGGCCTTGGCCTTGTCCGCTGCCTTCTTGTCGGCGGCCTTCTTCTTATCAGCTTCGGCCTTGGCCTGCTTCTTTGCCTTCTCGGCTGCCGCCTTGATGGCCTTCTGTTCCCGCTCGAACTTCTTCGGGTCCAGCGCCTTCTGCTGACGGGCGGTCAGGCCATTCCAGACCTTCTCCGCTTCCTTCTGCGCCCGGGTGAGGGGCTTCTTTGCTGCACTTGCCATTGTCGGATCACTCCTTGGATGCCAGAAACGTCTGGCGGCGTTCGGGAGAGCGCTCTCCCTTTACCGGCGCTGGGCTTTCACCAGCTGTTCGATCTTGGTCAGCTGCGCGAGGTCGATGTTCAGCGGATACCCGGCCTTGGCCGTGGTCGCTTCCTTGTCGATCATGTCCTGCGCAAACTGCTTGTCCTTCCCGGAATGCTTGGCCGGGTCCAACTTCTTGATCTTGTCGCGGATGGGCTGGTCCATCATTTCACCTTGTTGGTTACGTCGGGCTTCTTGAAGCCTTCTTCGCCTGCCACCCATTTCTGATGGCCGACACAGGGGTGTTTCGGGTCAAACGGTGCGTCTTGGAATATCGCGTCCGCTCCTACGATGGAGTGGCAGGCTGGCACATTGCCGTCTTCCAGAGCTTCCATGGCGTCCGCGTCATACGCATAAGCTGCTGGGGAGTCTCGGAAGGGGCATGGCCCGCACACCTGCCTGCACATCACTTCACCTTCGGAAGGAAATCGAGTTCACGATCCGCACGCTCGGCGTGCAACTTGCGGATCAGTTCGGCCTGCATGTACAACCCGGCCACCGCGTCTTCGAGCAGCTGACGCTCTTCGGGGGTGCAGCCGCCCGCCATCTGGCGCAGGCCGTCCACCGCATTCTGGAGGTCGAGGTCCATCGTCACCTTGACGAACATCGAGCGGAAGGCTTCATGATCCATGACGGTGATCCGATCTTCATCGAAGATCAGGAAGTCACCCGGCTTCACCACCTTCTTGGTGTTGCCGACCACCAACATGCCGAGCATGTCGCGGGGCACGCCGTCCACCTTCGGTGCGCTGAACCAGTTTTCCATCACGGTTAGCGGGCGCACTTCCGGACGGGGATCGTTGGTCGGGTGCCAGCAATGGGCACGGACTTGACGGAAGGAGGGACGGTACTTACTCATTGTCGTCTTCCTCGTCGTCTTCTTCCTGCTCTTCGCCGTCGTCCTCTTCTTCCTCTTCGTCTTCCGAGGAATCAACGACCGGCATCAGGGTCACCGGAGCGGCCACCGACTTCTTGGTTTCCCACGCTTCGTTGGGGAACTGGCAGTCGGCAGGGTCATAGTCGATCAGGCCGGTGGACTTCTCTTCGAACCACATCTGGAGGTTCGCCTCGGTCACCAGCAGTTCGGCCTTGTTGACCTCTGCAATCAATTGCAGCCACTTGAACAGGCGGGCCACGATCTTCTTCTCGGCCATCAAGGTGTTCGTGTAGACCACCGGACCGGGCAGGCTCACCGCGAAGAAGAACTTTTCGAGGTTCTCCATCCCGTCCGGCAACTTACTGCCCTGATCCCGGTGTTCCATGTTCCACGAACCACCGCCGAGAGCAGCGAAGCGAACACCCACGCCGATGGCCGGGAGGTTCTTCTTCGACTGCTTGTCGATGATGATGTTCAGTTCGAAGTCCAGAGCGGCGAACAATTTGCCGCCGTCCGTCTTTGCGATGGCGATGTACTTGCGCTTCGACCCTTCGGCCTCAACGACTTCCATCGGGGTGATATTCAAACCTTCCATTTTCACTCCATTGCAGCTGTGTTGTTGATGTAGTAATCGTACCGATTGTCGTCGAAGGCGCAAGAGGTTTTCGCCAATATTTTCGCCAATTGGCCTTTATTTTGTTAAAGCCACTTCTGACGCTTCACTTCTTGGTACACAAGGTCCGTGACTTCGGCTGCCGAGTATTCCTTGGCCGTCAACGCCTTGAACATGTGGTTCTGCATCTTCAAATCCACGTTCTTCATCAAAGAGCCGAGAACCTTCAGCGAGAACACTTTGGCCTCCTGCGCCTTCATCTTGGGAAGGTGCAGCGTCTTGTCGATACGGCCAGACCGGTGCAGTTCCGGAGGCAACTTCGATGCGTCGTTCGTGGTCATCACCGTGAACACCATCGACTGATGTTCGGACAACCACCAGAGCAACTGGCTCAGGATGCGCGACGTTACGCCGCTGCTGTCTTCGTCCCCGAACAGCTTCTCCACTTCATCGATCAGCAGAACGCACGGGCTTTCCCGTTCGCACATGGCGAGAATCTTGGCGACTCGTGCCTCCGACTGGCCGATGTACCTGTCCAGCACCGTGGCAATGTCGAGCCGGTACAACGGGCAAGCGAACTCATTGCTGATGGCCTTGGCCGCCATCGTCTTACCAGTGCCGGGCGGACCCTCCAACAGCAGTCCGCGTGGGACCAATTTGGGATGGGTGGGGCTGGTGAAGTATTTAGAATTGAGCGACAGCCACTCTGCCAGCCCCTTCGGGAGGTCGTAGAAGTCGTACGACGTATCAATCGGGGTGAAGCCTTGGATGGCCGGGCTGGTCATACCCCGCGTCCGTCGAATCTCGGGAGCGGTCACCGTGCCGACGCGGGCCTTCGTCAGGGCCACAATCTCACCCACCGCCCGCAGACTCAGCCCCTTCAACGGAGGCAGGAACAGCTCTTCATCGACTCCCTTGCCCAGCATATCGCTCAGGAGCTTGGCGACCATCGGGGTGGGGGTAGGCAGCAGGCCGCCATCGAACAGCAGAGGGGACGTTACCTTCGGGTTGACGATGACCATGCACCGGCCAGCGTGGGCCAGATACTCATACCACTTGGGATCGATGTACTCCGAATTGTCCGTGACGTAGATCGCGTCACCCTTGCCCATCATCTTCATGTTGGCGGGCGGCTCTACTACGTTGCGCCCGGAGAACGCCGCAAGGACGGCCTTGTAGTTGAGGATATCATCCGTGGACACACCCACCAGTGGCAGGTTGGCCTTCAAAGCATATTCGAGCACAAAATCACTCCAATTGTGAACAGATATGCTACCAGATTACAGCAGCACTGGGAAGGAAATTACTTCTTTCCGCCCCTCTTGCCGACGATTTCCCAGACCTTTTCCCGAAGCTGCTCCTCCGTGGTGGTCACCACCTGCCGTACGTTCAACAGCTTGCCGGTCTTCATCCACTGGCTGCGGGTGTTCAAAGTGGCGTCGGTGATTTCGTACTGGTCACCGACTGCCTTGACCTTGATGACGCGAGGGCCGAAGCCCAGCGTCAGGGTATCTCCGTCCATCATCGGCTGGGAGCAGTCCGAGTCCAGTACGAACATCCGGCCTCCGAGCTTGGTCAGGGTGTCTTCGGCGACTGCGTGGCTCATGATTAAGCCTCCGACTCGATGCGGGCCAGCTCAATGCTGAGGTTCTTCAGGGCTTCTTCCGGGGTCTTGCCACCCGCGAAGGCGGCAACCATGCCCGGCGCGTGATACAGGCGAGCCACACTGTGACCGAGAGCCGTGGTTTCGAACAGCGAGCCTTCCGGGGACTCCGAGAGGAACTCGTTGATGTTGGCGTAGGCGGTCTTGGTGTTCATTGTGGCTCACTCCATTGTGTGGTTGTTGCTGGGTACGACTTAATAATAGCAAAAACCCCTCCAAAGGGAAGGGTTTTCTGCCAGTTTTCGCCTTTATTTTCTATTATTTCACGAACTGGCGACCACTATGCACCCGCCATGATCCTGTCGCCCGCTTCACGTTCCCGCACCCACCCTGCTGACGATACGTGAATCGGTTGACCTTTCGGCGCAGGCGGTTGGTGATCCGACGCGGGGAGTTGTCTGCCTCCGGGTCTTCGTAGGTCAACGCCTTCTGCTTGCCGACGTTCACGAACTCACCTTCCAGCGCGGCCTTCGTACAAGGCTTGATGGCATCAGTGCCTTTGCAGTGGTAGCACCACGTCTCGCCGCAGGCCGAACAGCCCGGACCGTTGCAATACTCGCCACCCTGATGAACCCACGTGTCCAACTTGTCCGGGGAGTCTTCGTCCATCACCGGGACGTGGCCGTTGGCCTTCAGGGCCTTGTGCCAGTCCACCTCCTGCTGCTGAATGTAGGCGAAGATGCTCATCAGGCCACCGCCTTCTTTGCTGCCACCGACTTGTAGTGCGGGACTTCACGCTTGCTGAGGCCGGTCACGAACGGGCGGCCATCAATGAACACCGCCCAGCTGTATTCGTCATTGCCGCCGTACTTGCGGGCCGTGATCTTCGGGGTGCGCGCCTTGGTAGCCATCAGAAGATGCCCTGCGTGTGCTGGTGGTGCCACATCTTGATGATCACCAGACGTTCGCCCTTGCCATCAATGGGAGCGTGGCCAGCGGCGGCGCGCATGGTGTTGATGGCTTCGATCATGGCTTTGCGGTTCATGTGCTTCACTCCATTGGGTTTGTGCTGCCGATGAGTAAAGAATAGCAAAGCACACCGACAGCGCAAGCGCTTCTACCTTTATTCGCCTTTATTTTCGCCTTATTCGCCAGTTTTTTCGACCAGCGGTGTTCTCAGGCGCTTCTTGCAGGCGAACTCCCACCACCGGCAAGGATTCCGAGCCTCCCGGATTGCCTGCATGGCCTCCGAGACGAACTCCTTGATCCTCCGCTTGTCGCCTTCGGCCAGCCACAGGGTATTCTCCAAGTTGATGCCCAGCACGTAGGCGTCACCGAACACCACCTGATCTTCCATCCGGTTCGATCCGCTCACTGGCGGAACTTCCCGGGCTTCCGCCATCTTATTGACGGCCTTCTCGATCACGATCAAGTCGCTCTCGCTGTTCGCGGGCCGACTTTGCAAGCTCGCGCAACTGCACAGGAACAGGAGTGTCAGCGGCAGCAGCCACCGCAGGGTCTTTGCGAATCTCGACATAGCGCGTCACCGTCTGGGTGTGGATGGTCTGGACAGCATCTTCTGCTGCCTTCTGGTCGCCGGACAGGTCTTCGGCCTTGTCCTCAATCTTGTCCGCTGCCTTCTCGGTGCGAACGTTCGACTGTTCTGTCAGTTTCGTGTCGCGGGCCGCGTCGTGGTTGGCGATCCAGAACCGGATGCCGATGAAGGCAGCCACCAACAGCACGCCGATCACTACCAGCCGTGTTGCCAAGGGAGTCCACACAAAAGGCATTTCCGTTCTCCAGATAAGACTCGACCCCATCTCTGGGGCCGAGTATACATCACTTCGTGGTGGTCGTCCGGGTTGTGTTGGCCCGGATGCTCGGAGTCGAACTCCGCTGGTTGGTGTTGCTCGATGCCTTCAGCAGGCCCGGCTTCACCTTCTGGTTCACGGTCTCGGTCGGGGCCTTGACGTTGGTCGGGGTCTTGACCGGTGCGCGACGGGTAGCCATGGATCACCTCCTTCTTGCAATTGATTGCAGAGCCGTCAGTCTACACCCACCTAATCTGAGACCTTCTGATTGCCATCATCTTTCTGAATTACAGTCGAGCCGTCTTCATTGACCTGCAAGTCGGCTGACTGCCCCGGCCCCAGCGTAACGCTGGCAGGGCTGGCCACAGTCTGGGCAGTGGTTGCCGTGATCTGGGCCGTGTCTGCCAGCTTGCTGATCGTGTTGGCATCCTGCCGCTTTCCCACGCTCGTTCCCCAAAGGAAACTGGTCAAGGCGATGAACACCGTCTGGAGCATGGTCTGCTGCTGGTCGATCAGGCGCTGGCTCTGCTCCGGAACCGTCAGGAAGAACGGCGCAATGGTCATGAAACCGGTCAGCAACGTCAGCATTACGCCGACGAAGATGCCGAAGTTCTCCAGATTTTCATTCTCCCGCTTGGGGTTCCAGATCGCCATGTCATTCCACCCGGTTCAGAACCCATCCGTACATGAACTCTTCGTCCTTCGGGCGACGACGCACGAGGTCATCGTAGAAGGCCAGTTGCAGGCCGTTGAGGTAACGGAACATCACCTTCTCGGCGTTGGCCGCGCCCCGCTGCTTCACGAACGCCTGATAGCAGCTGATGGTACGCGGGCCGATGGCCCCGTCTTCCGCAATGTCCGGCCAGTTCTTGCCGCCATTGTTCAGGCCATTCAGCGCCCGCTGGAAGAAGGTCGCCGCACGGCCCGAGCCGGTGTTCACGCCAGTGTCCAGCAGTTCTTCCGCGATCTTCGGACTCAGGGCATTCACCTTGTCCAGACCCGGGTCGTACCAGTACAGCTGTTCGTAAATCTTCCGGGCTTCTGCCTCGGTCAGGTTCTGGACTTCCTGCGCGGTCACAGCCCGGCGACGGTAGCGCGCCAGCGTGGCCTGCGTGATGCCGTACTTGGTCGGGCCGCCGCTGTCATTCGGGTTGTTGGTGTACTTGGAACCCTCGCGCTGGAGGATTCCAGTGATCACGTCTTGCAGCTTCATCATTCGTACTCCGGTTCCGGTGGGATCGAAACGTTGTTCTTTGCCATCTCCGAGCGCAGCACGTGGGTGTAGGCCAGCAGCTTCTCCCAGTTCCTGCGCAGTCGGTTCATCTCTTCCATGTTCGCCACAGCTGCCGCCCGCGCCACATCTGCGGCTTGGCTGGCAATGTCAGCCCGGGCCTGAGCCTGTGCGGCTGCCGACTCGAACTGGTTCTTCTGGCCACGGATCAGGGTGTTCTCCTTCTGGAGAGCCTCCACTTCCTTGTTCAGACGTTCGATGGTCTTGTTGGACATGACCCATACGAAGTCCTCCGTGCCCTGTTCCTTGTTCTTTCGGCGGATGGCAACCGCCAAGATGATCAGGAACGACGTGGACAACAAGCCGAGCAAGCCGGTGACCAACTTCTCCATCGTGGTCATCGCGTTTGCGCCAGCCCCCTGCGGGTGGTTTACAACTGCACCCTCTTGTTCAATCTCTGGCGTCGGCATTTACGCAGTCTCCGTGTCACGTTCCGTTGCCTCGGTACGAAGCAAGCACCACCCTGCCATCAACAGGAAACCCGTATGGGTCGAGAACAGGCTTTCCCAGCCCAGCCCCCAGACCCTCACGATCTCTGACAGCACCCATACCAAGAAGATCAGTGTATTCACCACCCACGCCCAGAACGGGCGACTTACTGGGCTGATTGCCCGCCACATCCCCAACACTCCGGCAACACCGTACAACGCGCCCCAGTATTCCACCTTGGCGAGCTGCGTCATCTGTTGGAAGGTCGGGGACAACAGCCACGTGCCCTGATTCAAGAAAAAGCCTGCCGAATAAAGCATCATCGACAGGCTTAGCCAGAATCGCGTCGGAAGGGTCGTACCCTTCTTCAAGGCCGAGGCGAAGTCATCCGTAATCCTCGGGAAGTTCATCGGCCAGCTCCACTTGTCTGGCTCCTATGGTCTCACGAGGGGAACACCCGAACAAGTTGCAATTGATTGCAAGCCATCAAGGCTCGGACGACAGCTGATCCCAAATCACGGCATTTTGGATCGGACCTCCGTCCGGATCGAATGCAATGGCATAGTAGGCCCCCTGCCCCGGCATCAAGTTCTTGAACTCCACATACCCTTGTGCGTTCGACAACTTAATGTCGATCAAGGTGTGCAGCTTTCGATAGAACAGAGCCACCTGAGCATTCATCACCGGGTAGTCCGTTCCGGTGTCTGGGTCTCGCTGCATCACCCTCCCGCGCAGACGGTAGGTCGGAAGAACCTTGGTCGAGTCAGAAGGCCCCCACCAAGGCGGAACGCCCCGGGTGATCTGTACAGCCTTCGGTTTCTTCGTCGTGAGCGGGAGAAGTGGGTATTCAAAGCCAATTTTAGGCCCGCCAACTATTACAGGCTTGTCCCAACCGATATACATCTTCGGCGGAGTATGGAGGGCCTTGATCGGGGCTAGGGGGGGGTCGAAAGTCTCCACGCGGAAATTGCGCAGCTTTCCCGTAAACAGATTGGAATACCCCAAATACCACCGGCCACCAAACGCAAAAGTAGACAGTTGATCTTTGTAGCTGCGACCATGAGGCACACTCGCCTGCACTACGTCATCTACGATAACCGACAAAATACCGTTACGGCGCTGGAACAATACAGTGTGCCAGTTGCCATCATTTATCGGATCACTTGCGATCACAGGGGATTCATTTGGTCCTTCTGCTGTCCAAATCAACCTACCATCAGTGCTGAAATAAATCTGCCAAGTGGTGTAACCACCGTACAGGTAATCCACTACCGTAGACAAAGTAGTTGAAGTGGTGTTTACGTCGAACTTAATGTCGTAGTCTTTCAGACCAAGAACAAAGTCCGTGCCGCTATTGGTGTAAATCAGCCCCGACCCATCCAGAGTCAGGGCACCACCAATGATCTTCGGGGGAGTGCTGTACCCCGTCCAAAACCTACCCGTTGCATCCGCATAGGTGCTAGTCCCTTCCGGGGAGGTCAACGGTAGGTCTACGAGCAGCATGTCTTAGCGGTCCCAAGTGTCCGAGATTTCAAAGCAGGCCGTGTTTTCGTAGTGGCGCTTTGCGAAGAACTTCCTTCCTGCCAGATCACCCTGTCCATCGAAAATCTGATTCTGACTGAGGATGCCCGCTACATGGCAGGGAATCCACAACCCCGGCATGATCCCACGCACGTTGTACGGACTTACATGGGGTTCGTGCAACCAGACCGGGGACAAATACAGTCCACCATCAGGGCCGTGGGGATACGCCAAGTTTCCGCGTCCCCAATTGGAACTTCCCTTGGTCATGTCACTGTGCCAGCCACACGTAATGGGACCACCCAGATTCGTGAAAGATCGGGCCACAGAAATACGATACTTGGTCAACACACTACTTATGGAGACCCCTTCAAACGGATAAGTTTCCGACGAGTTCGGACTATCCGGATTGTCATTCTGGAGCAGAATCGTATGGGTCGTATCACCCGGCTTGAACGGGATTATATCTCCGAACGCATAGCACTCGTTGTAGTACGTACCGTAACCATCCTCCGGCCAAGTCTTGATGAAGAACCAGAAGAACTTCTCATCGGCGATGATCTGCCAGATGCGGGGATTCGCCAGCGAGCCACTCGAATAGTACGTGAACCAATTACCTTGGTTCGGGTTCTGGGCTGGGGTGGGGAACGAAATCGGGGAACCCGTGTTCACGTCCACCATGTTCTCGTAGCCGACCACCTTCGCCTTACGATAGCTCGTTGCCGTACTGGTATCGTCTACACGCAGGTACATGCCGTTCGAGCCAGCGCCCTGCTTGAAGCACGCCACGTTCGTACCTGCAAAAGGCTTCGTCCAGCCCGCACCTACTTTAGCGTTGGGGCCACTGCCGTACCCTGTTACGAGGCACTTTTCCAGCAGGTTGATCATATCGCCGGGGGTATTGCCGCGCAGAACCGGGGCATCAACGTCAGACGACTGGTAAAAACGGACGGTCATAAATGCCTCACTGAGTCAGAATAATCATGAAACTGGACTTCTTTCGATCTTCTCCGCCTTCGTCATCATCGGCTCCGAAAGTGAAGACGATATCCGGGGACAGCGGGGGGCTGTATGGGTCGTTTGGTCGCTTGAACACCCATTGGATATTGGGAGACAGCGGCGGGGTGTAGTCTTCTGCCATCGTCAGATACCATTGACAATCGCATGGAAGTCGTACGCATCGTCACCAGCATCATATACGAAACCCAGTCGATCCGCCTTCATGGGGGTCATGGTGGCGTTGTAGCTCGGGATCAGGCTGTTGAACCTGACGTTCGGGCTGAAAGACACCTCGTGGCTTCCCACTGCGTCTTGCCGTACCTTCACCACACAACCCTGACCATCCAGCGCCCCGGTGAACTCCAGCAGAGTGTCGGTCGTCAGGGTGATTCGAATCTCGTCATAGGCGTTCCAGTCGCACAGCACCGAACCCGTATTCGTGTCACTCACTTCTTGAATGCGGCGCTGGGAGGGAATGCCGGGCGGGCCTTGCGGACCCGTGTCTCCCTTCGGCCCCTTCAAGCTGGCCAACCACTCTGCTCGGGTGCCTGCGAATCCGTTGGCCACCGCCACCTGATACGCATCCAGACCTTGCGGACCGATGACGCCTTGCGGGCCTCGCAGAGACTCGACCGTCACCAAGTTGTTCCACGTCAGCCCGGCGTCGTTACTGTACTGAAGCCAGCTGCCATTCTGCCGCATCCTCACATCGGAGCCTTGATTCAACTCCGACAGCAGAACAAGGTTATACCAAGTCGTCTCACCGATGTTTCGGTACTGGATGTAGCCATCAGCCACACGCATCTCGACAGCCACCTGTCCAGTGCCACCACTGCCACCCTTCAGGGCTTGGGCAGGCACTACAACAAGGTCGCCATCCTTCAGGATCATCACCTTCTCGGTTCCGACCACCGTTTCAATCGGCGGGGCTTCCAGATACGCCTTCAGCAGATCATCGCCTGACCCATACTTCAGGCCATTCCACGGGGTCTTGCCGTTGCCGATCTTGAACTTCTGGGGGTCGGCTTCCGTCGCCCCCAATTCCACACCGATCTCACCCGCAGCCATCACCGGGTTGACCGAAGCCCAATTGGCAGCCGTGTCCCGGCGCTGCCACATCCGTTGTGCAACTACGACGGCCATCAGGCTCCGCCTCCATCCAGAATGTACTCGTCGGTGATCACACTGATGGTCAGCTGCTTCGTCACCGTGCGGCTCGGCGGACCGCTCACCCGGACAATCAGGGAGAACGTGCCTTCAGTGGTCGGGGTTCCCGTGATCACGCCCGCGTTGTCTACCGTCAGGCCCGGCACCAACCCAGAGTCAACGCTCCAGTTCGGGAACTGGCTGCCGCCACTCTTCGTCAGCTGGGCATAGTACGGGGTTCCGATTTCACCCTGCGGAAGGCTGGTGGTCGTGATGGTCAACGGGCCGCTGTCAACAACAGTCGGATCGACTGGCGGATTGCGCTCCACGGCAACGTCGTGCTTCTGGAAAGACTCCAGCCCACCCCGCACTGCCGACACTCGGAACCGCGCCGTGGACAGGAGGTTGTCGGTCACCGCCATGGCAGCCGTGTACACCCACGACTCTCCCACGATGCCAGTCATCAACCGGACCCGCTGTCCCGTCGCATTCAAGACTTCTACGTTGTAGGTCGTGCCCTCTTCCGGAGTCACGCTGCCGTACGTGAAGTCGATCAGCTGATCGTTCTGCAACTTCCGGTTGCGGCCAGCCCAAGTCAGGTTCACGTCCTGAGTGGTCACCACGTCCGGGTAATACTGGCCATTGACCATCAACTTGCCCGGAGGATACGGACGATCAAAGCGCTCGTTGAACTCCACGTACTTGGTCGTGGCACTGGCCTCCGCCAGCTGCTCTTCGCTGGTTCGGGTCAGGAGCTTCACCTCCAGATCGACGCCCGTCGCGTACTCCCGGGTGTCGTAGCCGAAATTGTCATCGTAGAAGAACACCGGGGACTGAGCGTTGTGCGGGGCCGGTACAGTGTCGCCCACACCACGCTTGAAGCTCGCCTTGCCGGTGGTCTCATCCCATGCAGTCAATTGCATCAGCTCATCGCCGCAGGAACACAGCGCTCCGATCTCCATCATGTAGGAGCGGAACACCGGAGCCAACGTGATGTTCGTGGTCAGCTCTTCCTGAGCCATCACCTCGCCCAAGTACGCCACCGCGCAGAAGTCACCCAGCCCTTCTTCCGCATAGCCAGTCGTGCCAGCCAGACGGGTATAGATGCCGTAGTTCAACGAAAGCTCAGTCGGAGCCTGTCCGTAGGTGAGCAGGCGACCAGTGCCCGGGGCTACAGCCGCGAACTCCGAGTCAGACAGGATACGGATCAGGTCAAGGTAGCTGGCTTCCCGGACAACCGATGCGGGCATGTCGAGCGCGGTGGTCGGCTGCTCAACCCAGCCGGGCGGCTCCACTTCCAGATAGGTGTTGTCGGGCAGGCCGAACACGTCTTCAACGCCCGTCACGCTGATGGTGCCGTCCTTCAGGGTGCCGTACTGGACTTCTGCCACACGCAGGGCGATATCCAGCTGGTCCGCCTTCCACTTGAAGCGGATCACCTGACCCGGACGCAGGTTGTACGCCGTGCGGTTCACCTTGAACGACACACGCTTCAGACCCACCGACACCGAACGCAGGTCTCGCAGGCCCACACGAGCCGCCAGAGCGCCGGTCGGCAGTCCCGGGTACTCTCGGGTCTCGGACACCACACGCCCCTGCACCTGCACGCTGGCGAGGCTCTGGAGGGTGATCGATCCCTTGTTGTTCGACACCGGGTCTTTGTACTGGATGGTCATCTCATTCGTGGAGTTCTCCAAGCCCGGGGGTTCGAGCTGGGTCATCTCCAGAATGTTCGACTCATCGTAGATCGGCAGCGTATCGAAGTCGTAATCGTCACGCACCAGATCAAACCGGAGCAAGCCGGTGTTACGGTCCGTACTGATCACGCCGCACACATGGTCTGCAATCAATTGCAGCCATTTCTCCAGACTGTCGGACTTGTTCCACTTCAGGCACAGCCCAAACCCTTCATCGTACAGCCGCTGCGCCGTGGCCTTCAGCACCGTCAGGTCGAGGGATTCTGCCGGGTAGCCCATGCCCCAGTTCGGATTCGTCACCGTCTCGTAGACGATGTGGGCCGGGTTCATTGCGTGGATCGAGCCACCGTCAAGTGTGATCTTGGCCAGAGTCGGCTCCCACACCAGACCATACCACCCGGACATGACTCGACGCACCCGGAAAGCCCATGCCTTCGGGTACGGATTCATGGCCGATACCAGCCCGCGATACACCGCAGTGCAAAGGCCCCGGTAGCCGGGCTGCATCGGACCCTGCTTGGATGCGAGGTAGGAGTTCGCGCCCTGATCTGCATCGCCCATCATCAGAGTGAAGGGGCCTTCTACGCCACCTTCCTTCTTCTCCCCGCCGAACAGATTCGGTTGGTTGATGTTGAACGTCTGCGAGGTCGTCGCGTTACCGGCCCATGCCAACCGGTCGCCCACCTTGATACCAACCACGGCGTCCACCGGACCCTGACAGAGGCCGAAATGGACGCCCATGTAATACTTGTACCCGATAGTGGTCTTCTTACTGCCCACTCTGCTGCTCCTGTTCCTTCTTTGCCTCTTCCACCATCGGCAGGACCAGAGCGTCGTTCAGATGCTCCAGCTTCTCTTCGTAGTCGATTCCGTTTCTGGCGAAGTCTCGGAAGTCCAGATTGCGCATCTTGAACCAGCCGCGCAGCCCAGACACACAGTATCCCACAGCCAACCCGTGCCGAACATGTAGTTTCGTCATTTGGATTTTGCCTTCACCGGTCGGGTCGAAAGGTCGCCATACCACAGCACATTCGGGTCTTCTGTCCAGTTGTCACCGAACATCACCGGGGCTTCTTTACCGTCTTGCGCAGTCGGCATATCGAAGTCATCAATCGTGGCGGCCTTCGGCTGCTGCACCTTCGGCTGCATGGCGAACGCAGCGATGATGGCCACCACAATCATGACCACCACCTGCACCCACGCCAGCACGATATGGCCGCCGTTGATTTCTGGTCCAAACAGCCAGTGAGCGAGAGTTTCCATCAGTACACCGGGTTGCCTTTGTAGGGGTTCTTCTGGGGAATGTACGGAGTTCCGCCGTAGTTCAACAGGTTGTTGAAACGGTCCTTGCACATCTGCATCGTGTGGGAACACCCGGGGTACATGCTCACTGCCGTTCCGCTGACGATGCCGTCGAAGCCATAACTCAGACGAATCTTGTCGCCTACGTGTTCTTCGATGCCCCGGTAATCAGGCAGGCCAAAGAAGTCGGTCCATTCGATGTACCCACCTTCGAAATAGTAGTCCGGTTTGGCAATGGCAGCAGGCACGGTCACCCACAGGCCCTGCACGTCTTGCACCACTGCGGGGATCACGTACTGGGTCTTGTTGGCCTTGCACCCGGGACCGTACAACAGGTGGGGGCAGGACTTCTGCCAGCGCCGACGAATGCCCATCGCCATCAGGCTGATGTACATCGGCTCGCACACCAGCTCGACTTGGATGCCCTTTCGGACACAGGTGATCACCCGGCCAGTCCACTCCGGGATCACGTCGCCCACTGCCCCGCCAGCCTGATACGTGTAGACGATGCAACCAATTGCAGAACCGGGCGGAGCCACCCGGAACTGCTCGTACACTTCGATGGTCATCGGGGCCTTGACGGTCAGGCCCAACTTCTTCACTTCCGAGGACTGTTCAATCTCCCCACGGCTGATCGGAATGGCCCGGAACAACAGTCCGTCATATACGATATCGCGGTCGGCATTCGTGTATCGCCAATGCAGGGTTCCCCGGTAGAAGTCGTACAGCTCTACCGGTGCGCCATCGCTGGTGGATACTTCGCGGTCGTGGAAACTCATGCCGACGCCTCCCGCACCATCTTGAACGTGGTTTCTGCTTCCATCAGGCTTTCGTGGCTCCACGTCATTTCGATAGCGTCCGAGTTCTGCCGGGCCAGCATCATGAAACTGACCATCTGCACATCATTGACAGTATACGCTTTCGGGATCGAGTCCAAGAAGAACAGCCGTTCGGTCTCGTCATCCAACACCACCGCACTGTCGATGGCTCGATACAGGACCGTCCCATCGCGGAACTGGATACGGATGTTCTTCCGACCTTCCGCCTCGTTGGTCATCTCGACATAGCCCGTCATGTCCACGTCGATATACGACTGGTTCGAGACAATATCCGCCACCACCGTGAAGTCGGAGCGGAACGACGGGAGCCAAATCGTCTTCAACTTGCCCGACAGGTAGTACATCAGGCTGTAGAACTCCATGAACTCCTTCTGGGTTCCGAGTGCCCACCGATGGCTCTGGGTCATGATCGTCAGGTTTGCCACGTCCTCGATCAAGTCGATGCCCGTCTCGCTCGGCAGCATGTCGTACACGCGCTCGAACAGCATGGTCGGCTCTTCCGATTCTTCAGGTGGGACTTCCATCACCGGACGGCCCAAGTACATCTTCGGTGCCCAAGTCGGGACGTTGTACAGGTCGGTCGAAACCGTACTCCGCATCCGGATGGTCGCGTACATACCCTGCTGACCTACCCGAGCCGCCCGCATACCCTCTTCCATGATCATGGTCGTGGCCGGGTACAACTTGGCCCCATTCGGCCAGTTGTTCGTCACCTGAGACGTGCAGACAATCCCGTTGTCTACGAGCGTGGCGATCTCCAGAATCTCGAACGTCTTGCTGTCCCGCAGGAGCATCACCATCGATCCCGGGTACATCGGACGACCTTCCGTCTGGCAGGGAATGAAGGTCGAACCAGAGGGCACCGCTTGGATAGGCTGGCCGAACTCCCACATCGGGGCCACGTACGGACGCACACCCCAACCACTCACGTTGGACTCCACTCGACGGCGCTCAATGTTGTCCATCAGAACCGAGAACTCATAGTTCTTTCGCGGTCCATACCGCAACTTCCGGCGCTGTTCGAACGAGAACCGCGACTGGAGTACGTCGGTCAGCCACTCCATGCGTACGGTCACCGACTCCGCCCAGTTGGGCCGGGCAGTCCATGCCACTGCACGACGACCAACAACATTCAGGGCCAGAACCGTGTTGTCATCGAACCGGAAATAGAACATCGCATTGATGTTCGACGGCCCGGTCGGGGACGCGGTGATCACATAGTCTCGGCTCTGCAACGGATGGAACATCACCGGGAAGTTCAGCTCACCGGACAGTTGCAGGCCCGCATCGTTATCCGAAGTCACGGCCACCAGCTTCCGGCTCCGCCCAGTAGACGAGTTCCAGATCGAGAAGCCCTTCGTCACCGTGGAAACCACCGTCCCCACATCCAACGACTGCACACTGATGTGCAGCTGATCATAGAAATCGTCCGCGTACGATCCGGCATAGATTCCTCGCTTACGGTTCACCACCTGATCGTAGGGGATGGCGTACTTCGGCGCAGACCGGCCCGAGTCCATGTCTGGACCCCAGCGATAATTTCCGTCCTGCACGAATCGGGGGAAACTGGTCACCCCGATCAGAGTCGCATTGTCGATCAGGCACAGAGCCATCAGTCGATAACCTTCTTGTATGCCAGCCCATACGCCGCCGTGTAGGGCGACTGAGAGGTGAAAATCTTCCGGTGTACCGGGAACACCAGCCACGTATCCGAACCCACTGCCAGCTCCTGAGCGCCTTCGTAGTTCGTGATATCGATGTACCGGACGCCCGGGGGTTCTCCGATATAGCTGTAGTACCCCTCACCGCGATTGATTGCCGTGTGGAGCGGGGACAGCGGCGTACGCCCGGTCTCAGTGGACAGCCCCCAATCCTTCAGGGCGTGGATCGTGCCGTAGTCATTGCCACCTCGGTAGCCCACCCGCAGCAGATTCACGCCGCTGTTGGAGTAGTAATAATTCGACCGCCACCAACGGGGACTGACGCCACCCAGATCACAGCGAACGACCATACCGTTGTAGTTGTTGCTGCTGTTGTTCACGTCGTCAAAAGGAACCGAATGCCAACCTACATCAGGCTGATCCGTGATGTTGGTCGAGTTGTAGTACCAGTTGCTGCACGTGACGAAGTTGCCATTCTCGTAGGTCTGGCCACGCTTCTTCAACTTGCCGACGTGGAAATGCTTGAACACGCCCGTCGTAATTTCGCACACCACGTACGCATACTGCGACCCACCCTCTTCTCCTTCGAAGAACCAGAAGTTCTTGATGGGGTCGGTCAGGCCGTTGGTCATCTGGTTGCCGGTGCTGTTCGGCTGGACTTCCGGAGTCTGTGAGGCAACGAACGGGTCGTGTATCTGCACATACACCCGCCCGCGCTTGTCAGAAGAGGTGATGGGGTTCTCCACCTCCGTGACATTCGACAGCATCGTGACGTTGAGGTCGCCCTTGTGGAACGAATACTGCACGCCGCTGTCCGGCAACTGACTACGTGGGGCGTAGTAGTCCGTGGTCCAGCCCGCACCCTCCAAGAAAGTGCGCAGCTGGGCCAACAGGTCCGTGCAATCAATTGCAGAGCCTTTGAGGTACATCAGTCCATCCTCACTGCGTAGTAGTCTTGGTAGGTGGTGCGGAACATGTCTTGGAACACCATGTGGTCGAAGCCCTCACGGGTAATTATCGCCTCCGGGAGGTTGTTGAATCCAGTGGTCCAGTACACCCCGTCGAACTCGCCCCACATGTGCCGGGGGTTGGCTCCACCGATCACACTGGGGAACATCGGCAGGCTTCCGTCTACGTTGTCACGGTACAGGTAGCGCACATCCCCGCTGCCCACCATCGCTGCCGGGAATACCTTTCCGTCCTCCACACCCGAACCAGCTGCGACGTTGTTGCCGACTTCCCGCAGGTTCGCATGTCGCACCCACCCCGATGCCGGGTAGAACGCCCTCAGCGTCCACCGTCCCGGGTTGCAGTAGATGCGATTCTCCGCATTGGTCGTATCGAACCGCGTCGCCTCTTCGTCCGTACAGCCGCCCAGAATCATCGGGTACTGATGGTTGGTCTGGATTTCATACGGGTTGCCGAAGCCGAAGTAGCCTCCGATGTACACCGAACCGATACGGCACACGATGATCACCCGCTGGCCATTCACGAACACCCAGAAGTTGAACGACTGGTTCGTCATCGGAGTGCCGACAAAACCCGAAGACGGCAGCATGTTCCGCAGCCGCTTCTTGTCATCGAAGTTGCGGGGCGCATACCAGTTCAGGTTGTACACCGCACTGGACACACTTTCGTACAGCTCGCAGCCCACCAAGATCGACTCCAACCCACCCAGACCCGGGGCCTTGAACAGGACTTCCGCCCCTCCGGAGATGGTGAAGGTGTCACCTGCGCTGCGCCGGAACTCCAGAGCCGCCACGCGCACTTCAACATTGTCCACCGCCGTGGTCTTGAACCGCAGCCGCCAGTACAAGTGCGGGGTCACCGCCTCCGTCACGTCGAAAGCCTTGGCTTCGTTCGAGGCGATCACCACGTCCGCCCAGCTCTGGGCCGTCGTGTAGTTCACACCATCATCCGAATACTGAAGGTCGAACGACTTCGGAGTGAAGTTTCCGCTGCCGTTGTAGGCCCGGATCACGAACTGCCCCACCACCTCTTCTTTGATCAACTGGATGCCAGCATGGGCCGGAAGCTGGGCGGCGGGCTTGCTCGCATACTCCTGATCCGTAGACCACAGGTTCTGCGAGTTCACCATGTCCGAAGGACGGTAAGCCGATCCCCGGGTGCCGATGCGCCGCACCAACTGCCACTTCGGGGTGGTGTTCAGGATGAACTTGTCACCGGCAACGAAGGCCGTGGTTCCCGGCACAATGCGGAACTTCAGCTTCGCGTGGTTGAACGCCACATTCACCGCCGTGGTCCCAATCACACCCGACACCGAACCTTCCACCGAAAACTGGGTGGGGCTGGTGGCAGTAATCGTGAAGGTCTCCGCGATGGAGTCAGGCCCACCAACGTATCCACCAGACTCTTCATTCATGCCGGTGATACGGCCATTACCGGTTCCGGTGTACGACTTGTTCCACGCATGGCCAGCATCACACAGGATCGCCTGCAACTGGTTCAGGAAATCGTAGTGCCCGTTGGCCGTTCCCTTGATAACGCTCATTCTTCTTCACCCAATGGATTGTTTGACGCGACGCGGATTCTTTTCAATGACATTCAGGATGGACTTCTCACCCTCTGCACTGTTGATGTAGTCCTCGAACAGTCGGGGGTCAAGCACGTTGACCACCCGTACACCCGCAGCCGCACGGTCGCCTTCCTTCGGGCTGTTCGATCCGGGCATAGGCGTAACCAGACCACCATCTGCATACGTGTACTTGGGCGTATGAACGCGGCCCATCGGAGACTTACCAACATCCAGAGACCCCTCGTTCACCGAGTCCAAGAAGCCGACTCCGTACTTTTGCACCGAGGAAGCCTTGATCATGTACTCGCCATTCGATGCCAGAATCGGCACCGAGTCAGACGTACCCGTTCCCGGGCCTCTAATCGAACCACCGTCTTTCTTCTTCTGGATGGCCATCACCGCAGCGAAGATGGCGATCATGGCTGCGATAGCCAACGCCGGGCCTGCATACGGGATCGATGCCTGCGAAGCCGCCGCACCAGACGCCGCCGTTGCCGCGTTGGCCGACACTGCCGCAGTCGATTCCGTCTGCTTGATGGCCATGTTCTGGGCACTGGCAGTCGCCTGCTGCGTGGTCTGCATGGTCAGGAACGTCTGTTGCAGGATCGTCTCCCGCAGCCAACGTGCCGCCATATCAGCCAACGGCTGCACCACCATCGTCTGAAGGAACGACTGGTAGATCGAGGTGAAGATCGACTGCAAGCCCTGCTGCCAAGTCATGGTGCCAGACAGCATCCCCATCAGGGCGTTCGACCATGCCCCCGACAGGTTCTGCTGGATTTCATCACCGCGCTGCTGGGCCACCGTGGACATGTTGGCCAGCGCCGTTTCCCAGTTCGCCTGAAGTTCTTGGAACGAAGTCGTGTACTCCGAGGTCTCCAGTCGGCCCTTGAAGTTCTCCTGAAGGCCAGTCAGCTTGTTCTGGTAGTAGTTGTCAATTTCATTCCGGTTGGCCTGATCCAGCGACTTGTCGTCACCCTTCCTCAGCAAGGCGTCCTGAGCCAACTGGAAGGAATCGGCGTTGTTGTCTTCGCGGGCAGCCTTCCGCAGTTCATCACGGGCACGCTGTTCCTCCGCAGCGCCCAGCTTCTGGACGGCGGCCCGGGCGAGGTCAGCCTTCTCTGCAATTGATTGCAGGGAAGTAGCCTTCTCCGCATCCGACAGCTTCGACTCGTTGATCTGGCGGGTCGTCTGGTAAATCTGGTCCTCGATCTGCCGCAGCGATGCCTCCATCTGGTCGCGGGCTTGGTTCTGCTCGCGGAGACCATTCGTGGCGTCGGTGGTGATCTGGTCGAGGTTGCGGATCGCATCGGCGGTCTGGTTCTCCGCCTTCTGCTGCATACGGGCCAGACGCTCGGCTTCCTTCGCTTCGCTGTTCTTCTCCCGCTCGGCCCCGGCCACTTCCTTCTTGGCAGCCGCCTGAGCCTGTTCCACACGAACCTGCTGGGCAGCCGCGTCCGTGTACTGCTTCAGCAGTTCCGCGCCTTCACCAGTCGAAACATCCAGATTCGGGTTCTTCTTTTTGAACTCCGTTTCTGCGTTCTTGATGGCGTTGGTGACCTTCGCCTCCGGGTTGCGCAGCTCTTCAATGGCCTGATCAGCCTTGCGCTTCGCTTCGTCCGAGGCTTCAGTGGCCGACTTCACCTGAGCCTTGGCCTGATCCAGAGCGCGGGCAGCATCACCACGCGCCGCCGCTTCACGGGAAGCGTCGAGGTTCTTCTGGCTCAGGTTGACAGCCTGATTGGCCGCATCAAGGGCACGCTGGGCTTCAGTCACTCGCTCCTGCGCACGCTGGTAGGCGTTCAACAGCCGGGCGTCGTTTGCCTCACTGCCGCTACCCAGACCCCCCGGGCCAGCGTTGACAGATGCCTGCTTGTTCAGGGCGTCCTGTGCTTCCTTCAGCTTGCGCTCGCGGTCGGTCGCAGCCGCACGATCACGGACCTGTTGGGTCTCCAGATCACGACGCTGATCAGCAAGGTCACCGCTCAGGCGGCGGATGGTGGCGCGAGTCTTCTCGGCCTCTGCCGTGTTGCCTTCCTGTTCCTGCTTACGCAGCAGGACTTCGAGGTTCGACAGTTCCTTACGGCGGCCTGCGAACTCCGTCATCTTCTGGAAGGACGTATCCAGACTGGTAATGAACTCGTCCGTCGCCTTCTTCGCTTCGCTCGCACGGGTGGCGAAGTAGATCAGCGCCGCACCGGCAGCCAGCACAACACCCGGCCAACCTCCCAGCAGCGACAACACTCCACCCAGACCGGTGCGCAAGGCCCCCGCCGCGATGGTCATCACGCTCATCTGGCCCGCCGTACGGGCTGCTGCCAGACCCGCAGCGGAGGTGGCAGTAGCGACAGTCGTGTTCGACGTGGCCAGCGTGCGGTTCGCAATGGTCGCGTTGGCCTTGGCCACCGTCGCAGCCTGAAGGGCCTCAGCATGTCGGGCCGCTGCCGCCGCAGCCAGATTCTCAGCCGCCGTCAGGGCAGCCGTGGATTCACCGGCAGCCACGTTCGCACGGGTACTGGCCAGAGTCGCTTCCGCATTCGCCAGCGCCGATGCCGTCAGGGCAGCATTCGCCTCCGTCTGGGCAACCTTCACCGCAGCCGCTGAAGCCGCTGAAGCCGCCGACTGCTGCTGGGCCTTGGCTTCGGTCAGTGCCGCCTCAGTGGAGATCACCTGAGCCGCAGCCGCTGCCTTCGTGATGCCGGTGGCGTCCACGAACGACTGACCCATCTTCACGAGGTTGTCGGTGACGACATTCGTGCCCTTGGCGAACAGGGAGAACGCGGCCACTGCCGTGCCGATCATCACTGCTTCGCCGCCGATCCCCTTGTTGGCGGACGCCAGCGCATTGGTCAGGCCAGCCAGCCCACCGATGACATTCGACAGAGTGTTCTGGAACTCGCCTTCAACGAACGACGCCTTGAACTTGACCCATGCGTTCTCCATCTTGGCGAACTGCGAGGTCAAATCGTCTGCCGCTCGGTTCAAATCTTCCTGCGAATACAGGCTCTGGATCGCCTCCGACAGCACCGGGGCGAAGGTCTTCACGTCGAACGCGCCTTCCGACAGCGCCTTGTTGAAGTCCGGAACCAGCTTCCGGCTCTCCACCAGCTGCTTGAACTTGGCGAACGAACCGGGCAGGGCCGTACCCAACTGGTAGTTCAGCTCCTGCGTACGGATCGTGCCCTGCGCCATCATCTGCTGGAGCGCCAGCAGCGCCGCGTCTACCTGCTGTGCGGACAGGTTGAACACCGCGCCTGCCTCAGCCGTGGACTGGAACAGGTCTCGGGTCTCTGCCGTGGTCAGGTTGGCCGCCTTCGCGGCCGAGTAGTACGCAGCGTACGCATTACCGGCGTCCACCAACCGGACACCGACGCGCTCGGCCATGTCAGACAGGAAGGCGAACTCCTGCGCGCCTCCCGCTGCCGACCCCGATGCTGCCTGAAGGCCGTTCTGAATCTGCTGCAAGGCCATCTGCGCCTGCACCAGCCCAGACAGACCGTTCTTGATGGCGGAGAACCCCAGATACGCACCAGCAAACTGGCCAACCATTTGCAGGTTGTCCTGAATCTGACTGAGCTTCGCGTTGATCGGCTCCAAGTTCCCGGCTGCCTGCGCACTTGCCTGCTGCACAGCCGGACCGAGGGACTTGATTTCCGTCTTTACCTGATTGACACCGACCTTGACTTGGCCGTTTTCAACCATTACGCGGATACTTACTTCTGGGGTGTTGGTCGCCATCTTTCTCAGTCGCCGAAGTGGTCTTTCAGGAACTTCTTGTAGTCCGAGGCTTTACCTATCTGGCTCCCGCGCAGCAGGTTCAACGTGGCGCGCTGTTCATCCATTTCAACTTGAACTACAGCCTTCAAGAAGAGGTTGAACTGCGCGAACGTGTACTCGGAAATGTCTTCGAGACGATGGCCGTGCCGGATCAGCTTTTGGACAGCATACGCCCAACTCCGGTCCGCTGTGCTTCGCGTCGCACGCTTTCTGCGGATGCGGCCAGAATCTGCGGGAGCTTCTGGGCAAAAAAATCCATGTTCACGACAAGGACTTTCGCCACCACCCTCACAAACTCATCGGGTTCCATCTCGTCCAGCTCTTCAGGCTTTCTGTTGATGGCGATGCCGATAATTTGGAAGAAGCTGTCACCGGTAATCTCTCCTAGCGCGGTGACGCTGATTTCGCCTGTTGCTTTCAACTGCTGGACCACCTGCATGACCAGCGGCATCAGTTCCTTGCCGAGGTTGGTCATCTTGCGAATCTGGCCCATCTTCATCGGACGAACTTCAATCTCGCCGATGGACGTACTCATTACTTCCGGTTCGGGTCCAAAGACTTCAAGCTCCTTGAACGGGTCCGGCTGCTCCTTGGGGGTTACTGCCGGAGCTTCCTTGCTCTCGGCAGCCTCAATCTTTTCCGCCATGTCTAATCCCGAAGGATCACAACATCACGACCCGTCCGAACTGGCCGAGTGCCGCGTTTGCGATCTTGGTCTGATCATACAGCACCGCGCCGGACAGCTCCAGCTTCAGCAGATCATCCGAGATCAGCGACAGCTCGCTCATCGGGTCGAGGGTGGTACGGTACAGCTCGACCAGCACCGGCTTGTTCTCGTCGGCGGTGTTCAGGCCCTCGAAGCGAATCCAACGCTCCTTCGACGGAGCCGAGAACATGTTGACGCTCTTGCCACCGGTGGTCGAGGTGTAGGCGGCAGTCAGCGGCTGGGTCTTGCCGGTCAGCGCGGTCAGAATCTGGATCGTGCCGAACGCAGCCGACTCGACCCGGTAGTCCGTGCCTTCCACCAGCGTCACCGGGGTGGCGCTGCCGTCCTTCACCACGAGGCTCGACACGTTCGGATTGTCGAGACGCACGTAGTCGCCAGCCTTCAGACCTGCGGGCAGCGGCTCGGCGGTGACCGTGGCACCGGACAGCTCGGTCGTTGCGCCGTACATGCCCAGCGACAGGTTCTCGACGCTGAAGTCTTCCAGCGTGAAGGCCAGTTCGCAGGTCTTCTCACGGGTGATACGCAGGTCGGTCAGGCGGGAACCCGACATGGACTCCTTGTGTTCGAGGTTGTCCACCGACATGCTGATGCGCAGTTCCGGGACGTTGCCGACGAAGCGGAACGCGCCGGGGCGGCCAGTCACCGAATCACGCTCGGCGATGTACACCTTGCCTTGTCCAGAGAAGTACATTACTTGGTCTCCTTGTTCACGTTACCAGCGCCCGAAACCGGGGTCTTGGTAACTTCGGTGGCCGGGGCCGCCGGGGTCGGAGACTTGACTTCCACCGTTTCCGGCTTCACGTCATCCACCTTGTCCGGGACGCTCTTGTTGATGTTGTCGATGCGCGTCTGGAACTCGTCGGCCTTCTTCTTGGCTTCGTCGTCCAGCTTCTTCTGGTGGGTGCCGGTCGGCTGCACCGAACCTTCTTCCACCACCTTGAAATCTTCCAGCAGCGGCAGATCGCTCACCTTCACTTCGATGACTTCACCCTTCTGACGCTCCACACCTTCGTGCTGGTGCTTCTTCGACAGGGTGACTTCGACGGTCTTCTCTTTGTCAGCCACGTTCTTCTCCTTAGCCCGCCAGATAGGTGACGAGCAACTTCTTGCCCGTGGTGTCGCCAGCGATGCGGATGTTCCCGTTCGACGGGAGGGTCGCCGCAGCGGTCACCATGGCGGGGGTCGTCAGGTCCGCCACCGACAGGATGTGTGCCTTGGTGGTGATCCCGGCGACGGCGATATTGGTGTTGGCAGCCGCGCCATCAACGATGGCCTGCTTGAACGTTTGCAGCTGACGAACGGCGTCGGGAAGCTTGTCGGTCAGGCCAGTTCCGCCGTAGCCAACGTACTTCAGGTCTTTCAAGGCCATGTTGCTCTCCTTTCAGTGGTGTGATGTTGCAGTCAACCTATTCTATGCCGCACTCCGGCACCTAACAACAACTTACGGTGTCTTCTTCGTCATCTGTACCGTCGTGGACCACCGCTGAATCCACAGGGAGTAACCACCCTTCTCTGCCACCGGGGCTTCCAGTTCGAACCTCCAGAAGTGTCCCGACAGGGATCGCGTGTCCTTCAGTACGTCCCGCATCTTGTCGAGGTACTCGATAGCCGTGCCGCGCAGATCGCCACCCACCGGGGACGTGGACTGCATCGCCAGCACCAGTGCCATGCCCAGCTCATTGGACAGGCCGACCTTGTGGGAGTCCTTGTTCGCTTCCGGCTTGGCACGGATACCTTCGTACAGGACTCCGACCGCAGGGGGCTTCGCGCCCTGAATCTTCTTGAAGAAGTCCTCTTCGGTCAATATGTGTACAACCTGATTGTTGAACGTTGCAATTGATTGCAACTTCACTTTCACGTCATCCAGAATCTCGTTTACGTTCTGACTCATCCCAGTGCCTTCTTGATTCGGTTGACGACCAGCTTCACCATCAGGCCCATGTCTTCTTCGTTCGCGCCGAGGAACTGGCGGCGAATGACTCCGATGCCGTCGTTGTGAATCTTGCCGTATGGAACATCGGTGCCGATCAGACGTGACGTGTCCGTATCGGCATACAACTGGATCGAGTTGAACAGTCGTCCCGTGTCGTACAGGGTTCCACCCCCGCGCCCACTCTTGGCTCGCAACTGGGCTGCGTACGAGGGAACCCACTTCGTGCCGTCTGGTGCCGTCTGGTCCAGATAGCGCCTACGGATACGGGACAACAGAATGGCTGCCGCTTCATCCACCAACTTCACAGGATCGACAGCGCCGGAAATCAGCTCCAGCGCTTCGTCAATCTGCTTGTCGTCAATGGTGATCCGAAGCATCAGTACACCGGGCGCAGGCAGAACCCGATGTTTCGGGTGTACGGGGCCAGAATTGCCAGTGCGTGGTCACCGCTCTGACGATTCATCTTTTCCTGCTTGGGATCGTTGTTGCCCGGGTTCGAGAAGTTGAACACCACCGGCACGTAGGCGAGGATCGCTTCCTTCAGCCAGTCCGGGGCCAGATCACCTTCGTCGTCCTTGAACCCGTACTCGTACTGGATTCGGACGTAGCGATTCTGGTAGCTCTCCGGCACGTAGACAATGCCACGCTCGGCATCCACCGTCACCGAGGTGTTCGCAATTGGCTCTGCGGGGTTCGCCCACAGGCTGTTCTGGGAGAACGCCGTCTCCACTACCACCGGAGCATCACGTACGAAGCCGTGCTTCAGCTCCAGACGGAACATGCCGCCCGGGCGTACCCCGTTGTGGATCACCGAGTCGAGGTAGAACGTGTCATCGCCCACCCCGTAAGCCAGTCGGCTACCGTACTCGGTTTCAATTCGGAGGTGCGCTGCGGTAAGGGCCGACTCAATCGTGGCCGTCACGCCCAGCAGGTCATTCGACAGCGCCATGCGTGCCCGTACATCAGCTTCAGTAACAATCCTCACCACAGCGCACCTTCCTTTTCTTCAGTTACAGCTCGACGGACTCGCCCTTGCTGAGGTCGGCCACCACATCAGCGGCATCCTTGGCGATCAGTCCAGCCGCGATCAGCTCTTCCTCGGTGCCGATTTCGATGGCCTTCGAGTTGGTCGCGGTATCCGACACCATGCGGACCGGCATCGCCACCGAGGTGGTGCGCGGCAGCGGGGCGCGGCGGACGATGGCGTCGTTCGTGGCCTTCTCTTCCAGCACGTAGCGACCGAACACCGGACGACCGTCGTCGGTGCGGACCCGCAGCAGCTGGTCGGCATCTTCTTCGGTCACGTCGTAGACCACGCCGCGCTCGAACAGGCGGTTGGCCAGCACCAGCCGATTGTACGCCAGCAGTTCCAGCTGGGCCACGTCGTCACGTTCTTCCGGGTACGGATCTACATTGGCGGCAGTACCGGCCACCGCTGCTTCGATTGCTGCCACGGACGGAGCGGCATCGGACGCAACCACGTCTTCCGGCTTGGTCACCTTCGGCTCACCGGTCGGCTCCGCATCCTTGGCGGTATCGGCCTGCTCCTTCAGTTCCTTGGCGTCCGCGTCGGCCACCTTGTCCTTCACCGGCTGCTGCTCCTGCTCGGCAGTCTGCTCCGGCTTGGCTTCGGTCGAGGTCAGGGTGACGGCACTCTTGCCATCGTCCTGCTTCACTTCCGGCTTCTCGGTCACCTTGGTTTCGGTGGGCTTCTGGTCCGCAGCCTTCACGGCTTCGTCCTGCTCGTTCTTCTTGACACCCATGACAGCACTCCTTGACGGTTAGAGACTTCATTTTCAACCACCTTGCGTTCTATTGCAAGGCACAAACCTGCTCAGTAATAGACGCAGGATACTGCTGCGGCAGTCGCTTCCTTCTTGGCGCGATACAGCCCGACCCCGTAGATCACCCGGTGGGGCTTGGCCTGCGTCAGGGTCACCGGCTCGCCACTCTCGAAGTCGATCAGGGGGACGTAAGCCTGGCCATCATGGATCAGGATTTCCACCTTCTCCGCCGCGCCCAGCCCACCAGCAGCCAACGTGGTCTGCGTGCCACCGCTGAACTGCACATTCGCGGCAGCCGTCTGGTTGAACAGTTGCATCATCTTCTCCTTGCTGCAATTGATTGCAAAGAAAAAGGGGCACCCTTTCGAATGCCCCTTCTCCCCCTAGCCGGTGTCGCCGATTAACCGACGATGCCGGTGTACTTCACGACTGCGTTCGGCTCTTCGATGGCGAAGGCCACACGAGCGGTCAGCACGATGATGAAGACGCGGGACGTAATGTCCTTGTCGTACTCCATCATCACGTTGCGCTGGATGCCGAAGATCAGGTTGTCCGGGTGGGTGAACAGGCCCGAATCGGACGGCATCATCGGAGCGCCTTCGACGCGCGAGCCGAACATGAACAGCGGGTTGTTGCCGGTCAGGTTCGCGTCGCCCAGTGCGGTCGAGCGGGCGGCGTACTGGTCACGCAGCTCGGTCTCGTTGTCGATGCTGATGAAGTGCTTCATCGCCGCACGGTTGCGCAGGTACTTGTCCGGCATTGCGCGGATACCGGCCTTCACGGTGTCCTTGTTGAAGCCGCCACCGGCAGCAACGACGTTCGCCGAGGACAGCTTCAGGTAACCATTCTGGAGGGCCAGATAGGTATCCGCCGACGCGGTGTCGCCCTTGATCGCCAGCTCTTCGAGGTCCAGCGCAGCGCGCTCGGCCATCAGGTCCACGATGGTCTGGTGCAGACCACCCGCGCCCGACTGCGGATCGACACCGACGTTGCCACGCTCGATGTTGTCTTCCATCACGTCGTACGGGATGCGGACTTCCGCGATCACTTCCTTGGTGGTCAGGGTGATCTGGCCCAGATCGGGGGCCGCACGCTGGCTCGGGGTCAGCGGGGTGGCGCTGACTGCCGGGCGCAGGATGCGCGAGCCGAAGCCGATCTTGTTGATCTTGCGTTCCGGGCTGTTCATGGCCACGGTACGGACCTGCGACAGGATCGTCGGCTGATCGATCAGGGTGCGGATGAAGCGGTCGTTCTGCTCCGGGAGCAGCAGGCCGCCGTTCGCCAGATCGGCCAGAGCGAGGTCCGCCTTCTTGATGAGGTCTTGGTTACGCACTTTTCGTTCTCCTTGGGGACTTGTGTATTGGCCGATCAGTTGCCGTTGATGCTACGACGCTGACCCTTGCGGATCAGGGCGGTATCGAAGCAGCCCTGTCGCGGATCGGTGTCGCTCTTGTCCGACTTCTGGACGTTGCCACTCGGGGTATCAGCTGCCGAGGTGGTGTTCACCACCGTGGTGCCGAGCCGTTGAGCAACAGTCTCCGACTTCTGGACTACCGAATCAACCATTTCTTCGGTGGCCTTCTGCGCCTTCTCGATGGCCACGAACTTCGGCTCCAGCGCAGCCAGCACGGCAGCGGCGGTCTTCTGCACGATATCGCCCACATCCACGGTCGGAGCCGGGGTTTCGGACTTCTGGACCGGAGCGACTTCGGACTTCTTGGCGGCGTGGTACTGGCGGCGTTCGTCTTCCGACTTGGCGGTCCAGTCCTTCTTGGAAACGTCGTCCGGAACTTCATCCAGATTGATTTCCTCTTCGTCGCCATTGCCGTTGCCCTCTTCCTTCTTGGAAGCGGTCTTGGCATCGTCCTTGGCCTTCTGCTCATCCTTCGCCTTGGCGGCAGCGGCGGCGTCGGCCTCTTCCTTGTCCTTCTTGTCCTTGGCGGCCTTTTCCACGACCACGGCCACACCCTTCGACACATAGAAGGCGTTGTCCGGCAGGTTGCCTACCAGCGTCTTCATGTACGAGGTGAACTGGCTCAGGACGGTCTCGGCCTTGGCGACGGCTTCCTGCGGGTTGTCCGAGGAATACAGGCCCTTGTACACCGAGTCACGCAGCGCTTCGGTCGCCACGTTCATGCCAGCGTAGAAGCCCTGCGCCTGCACGATTTCGTTGAAGTCCTTCAGGTTGTCGCAGTAAGCCGAGAAGCCCTTCACCACGACGGACACGGTGTCGTCCATCTTGATGGTGGTCAGCTCTTCGCCTTCCTCCGATTCCTTCTGCACGAAGGCAACGGTGTTGGACTCCGCGTCTTCAACCACGTTGTCCACGTTCAGGCCAGCAGCAGTCACCGCTTCGGTGATCTGCGGCAGGAGGTCGGACTTCTCGACCACCACGGCCACCAGCTCCGGCTTGTCAGCCTTCGCCACCTTGTTGCCCTTCAGCGCGCGGGCAATGCCGCTCAGATCGAGGCCCATCTTGTTCTCCTTGTCGCTCTTAGTGATTCGAAACGGGATGCGGTTTGCTGCACGACCGACGAGAGAGACGAACTGAACGTCTGCATCGCCCATCTGCTTCATGGAAAGCTTTGTCTGCACGGTCTATCTCCTACCAATCAAGTGTACAGCAGACCTTCCACCTAACAAACTTTTGGCAGGTTTACTGTCGATCAGAACTTCATGCCACCTGCGGGTCCAGCTTGCTTCTTCTGCGGTTTCTTGCGGTTTGCTGGCTGTTTCGGGATCGTCAGGGTCGTCGTGATTGCCTGACGCTGTGAACAGAACTTGCCTCCTGCCCCTCGGTAGGGATTGGCCTTCTGAACTTTCGCGTCATCACTCATCGACAACTTCTCCAATAATCTCGATATTGTCCACCGAACTGAAGCGGTGGCGATGATCGTTGGTCACTTCCGTCACCGTGCCAGCGATGATCTTGTGGCTGTGGCCTTGCACCACGTCCGTCGTGCCGCCGAGGAACTCCCCGTTCTCGTCAAACGACACGAAAAACTCATGCCGGTGGTCTTCTTCAGTGCTGGTCATCCCCTTCACCACCGGGGGAATGTCCACCAGCATCTCCTTCTCTTCCTTGGTGACCATCGCCTCCATCGAGAAGCCGTTCAGTTCACCGTCCAGAACCATCTGCCACGTGTCCGGGTCGCTGATGTGGATACCCACCACCCACGCCCCTTCAATGAAATCAGGGTCTCCCTTCCGGGCGATGAAAGACTCAATGACATGGGCCGACACAACTTCGTTGTCGTGGTTCACGTCGATCTGGTCCAGACGGCCTGAGCGCAGGAAGGCGTAGGCCATCTTCTCGATATCGTCGGCGGTCATGAACTCGCCGTCCACGTCAGGGCGGTTCGGCGCATAGACCTCGGCCCAGACCATCTGCTTGTAGGTCTTGTCCGCCTTCTTGATGATCAGGTCACTCATGCCGTTGTCCTGCAATTGATTGCAAGACTATACCGTACCGGCCTGTGCCGAACAACTATTCGACCCAGTTGAAGACCAGATTCAGGGCGTCATCAGTATCGACTGACTCCAGTACGGCCAGACGGACAGCCACCTTACGCTTCTTCTGGAGGTACATGGCCACCAGACGGTGGTGCCCATCCTGCACGTAATACTTTCCGTCCAGAACCACCACGAGCGGCAGCTCTTCTTGGCTCTTGCCGATCTTGGCGATGTAGTCCGCCACCCCATCGACACTCACTTCGTCTTGGGTCGGGACAAGGTTGCCGAACGCGACTTCCTTCTCCTTGATAGCCGAGGCTGGCACATTCGTCATCGCGGTCACGGCACCTTGCGTGTCCGTCACCTTCGAGAACGCCACATCGGTGTTCAGCACGGTCTTCCCATTGGCCAACTTGTCCAGTTGGTTCATGGCACGCTGCTGGGTCAGGGTCGATACGGCATACACCGTGTCGTTGACCTTCACCGGTACGGTGTCCGGGTTGGCCAGAATGCGGGACGGGCCTGCGATCAGGGCCTTGCTCACTGGCACGCACACCGTACGGCATCCCGGGTGGAACGGCGGGATATGCAAGTTCAGAGCCGTCAGCTCTGCCGTGGTCATCTTCGAGAACTCAGCCATGTTGGCCTTGCTCTGGTTCGGCCACGGCTGGATGAACTTGGCGTCGTCAGGGTTCTCCAGATTCAACACCTGAAGGATCGTGTCCCGGGCATCCGACACTTGGAACGTGTGCCCGTTGATCATCCGGCAGAACTCAGACGTGCGACCGTCCAGCACCGCCACCAGCTTGTAGGTCTCGATGCCGAGGACTTCTGCCTCTGCGGTGAACCCGTACGTAGCCAGTCGGTTGGTGTGCAGACTCGACACCAACTGGATCATGTCGTCGCCGTCCTTCTGGAACGACACGAACTCCTGCACGAACCGCTTCTTGGTTGCCGCCTTCTTTACTACCTGCTCCGCCTCCGCGTGAGCCTTCTCTGCCCGTGCAATTGATTGCAGCGCGGCCTTCACCGTGTAAGCGGTGGCGTTCCACTCCAGAGAGGCCAACATCACGGCCTCCACCCGGTCCATCAGTTCCTTGTACTGGCCCGCTTCTGTGATGGACGAGTTCAGGCCAGAGGCGTTCCGTGCCCCGTAGATCATGGCCGCCCGGAGATGACTCCGAATCGCGGCCTTGTTCTTCGTCCCCACATCCGTGAGGTCGATCTGCTCCACCAACTTACGAGCGCCGTCGAAGTCTTCCTGCTCCACCTTCCGGAGCATCTTCGCGTACAACTTGACCGCTTCAGACCGCCACGTCTTCTGGAGCTTGTTCGACAGGCTTTCTTCGACGGCGACGTAAGATTCGAGTTTCATCAGTGGTCGTGGGTGCAGAACAGGGAGCCAACTTCAGCGTCGGCGTTGTTGGCCATCAGGGCGGACAGGCACGTCAGGAACAAATCCTGCTCTTCACCTTCCAGAGCTTCAGCCTTGGACACCACCTCATCCTTCTGGACCTGCGTCAGCTCACTCTTCGTCACCAGTTGGCCGGTGGCGATGGCGTACTCACGGGCCAACTTCAGGATGGCTTGCGCCCCCTTGGCGGCCTGACGACGCTGGCGCTCCTTCTCCAAATCCACCACGTCGTTTCCCGCGCCTTGTGACTGATCCGCAGAGGTGTTGGAGGCAGGATTCGTCACACCCACCGGGTTCATACGGGCTTCGGCCAACGCCTGCTCATTATCGATGGCACGCTGTTCGGCTTCGGCGTCGTATTCCAGCGTCAGGCCAGCGATCTTGTTGACCTCGTTCACCAGACCCTCGCCCTTCACCTTGTCGGCCACCATCTCCATGGCCTTGAACTGCTGCTCCACGTCCTTCAGGGTGATCGGATTCGACTTGATGACCGTTTCCTTGACTCCCAGCGCCGGAAGCAGGGTACGGTTCAACTTTTCATCGAACTTCTTGCGCTCCGGCTCAAACACCTGAGCCTCGGCCACCATGTAGGCCGTCTTCGCCGTGGCAAAGTTGTAGTCGGTGGCCTTGCCGAGGAACAGCGGCGGCAGGCGGAAGCCCGTCCGGACATGCTCTTCAGCTGCCACGTCGTACTTCGAGAACATGGAGTCGTTGGCTCGGTCCGCGCCGAACCGTTCCACCTTCACCTGCACGTTGCCCGCGCTCTCCAGTGAGCCGGAGGACGACTGGGCCTCGACCACCACCGCACGGTTGTTCGACTTGCTCTGGCCCGACAGGTACATCTTCAGCTGGTCGGCCATGTCCTTGGCCAACGTACCACCCTGAATGAAGATGATCGCCGGGGGGATGCCGCCCGCGTCGAAGAACTCCAGATTCTGTTCTTCAGCCTTACGGCTACCGATCACGCTCGGCATCTGGTTGATCCACCGGGGGACACAGTAGGCCGTCTCCACGTCTTTGTGGATACCGAAGAACATCAACTCAGTGGCGCGATCAGCCGGTTCCACCTTGTTGGAGCCGGACTCCCACTCGCCCGTCTTCTTGTTCAGATGGCGAGTCGTGCCGAACTCCCGGTAGTAGACATTCTGGTTATTGATTCGGATACAGAACCGACGCTCGCGCTCGAACAGGGTCAGCTCAACCTCCTGCCCATTACGTTCGATCTTCTTCTTCACCTGCACCGGCTCATCCAGACGCACAAGCCGCACCATGTGGGCGTTCTGGTTACGAAGGGCCACGATGTTTTCATCAATGGAGCGGATGACTTCGAGGAAGCCGAACCCTGCCGACTCCATGTCTCGGCGCAGCTGGCGGCGCATGTCCAAGAACGACACGCCCGGGTACGGTTCGCTGAAAAACGACTTCAGAATCTTTACTTCATTCACGTTGGGAGCCTTGCCTTCTTCCTTGGCAATGAACTCATACCCGGTGCCATCGACGTTGACTTCCATCGCTTCAACGCACTGGCCGAGAATGTTGTTCTGGCTCACCAGACGCATCAGAACCTTCGGCGGGTACGGCGGCTGGATCAGAGTCTTTGACGAATCCTCCGTGGTGAAGTACAGGCCCTTGAACTCGTCCTCCAAGTCCACCGCAGAATCTGCCAGTACAAGGAACGTGTCTCCCTTGATGGTCTTCTGCATGAAATAGACTTTTCCGCCCGGTCCCTTGCTCGGGTCCGGTGCCGTCTTCGTTGCCCCGATCTTGACGCCCATTTGACGAATCCTTCAATGCAAACCTGTTCGAGCCAGTATATCTCACCCAACAAAAAACCGGAACCTTTCGGCTCCGG